ATTAGGAGAGAAGTACTTAGAGGAGATCAAAAAGTATAAAGCTATGGGTGACGACGCTGGCTATAGGGATATCCTATAACTAAAAGATAACCTCAGAGGAGTCAAAAAATGCAGTAAAAGCTTGAAATTGCTAGGAAATATGGGAAGTATGACTTCCCTCCAAGCAGTTTTATTTGACGTATAAATTCATATAACTTCATATATATTGATGTTTTTTAATGCAAAAAAGGAGTCAAAAAAGGAGTCAAAAATTTTTTAAAGGAGTCAACTTTATCATTTGGGAAAAGAGTCTGAATTATAGTACAAATTTATGATTATACTAAAGTATTCTTACAACACAACATCCAAAGAATATTTTCGTATACTCATAAATCAAAACTCTCTTTACACCAAACACACGTTCGTGTTATAATATCCAAGAGGTGAAATAAAATGTACAATACAACAAACATTCCAAAAGCTACCAAGCAGATCAACGTCTCAGGAGACACACCACCAGACATTTGGATGTCTATGTTAGATTCTTATGGTAAGCTTCAAAAATTCCACATCAGAGAATTACTCCTACAGGGTACTAGAAAAGAAACTAACTCAGCAAGACAAGAACGTGAAGTAGAATATTACAAAAGCAGAATAGAAGTGTTAGAACGATTCAACATCTCTACAAAGACAAAGATACTAAAATACATTCCATCGTCAGGCACATGGTATATTTGCGGAGAATATGCAGACTTATTAAAATCACAAAGTTTTTAAATAGATAGGAGGTGTTCTAATGAACAAGTTATTCGGAGTAGAAATCGGCTCATTCTCAATTAGACACAATAAAAAAGATAATACTTACCGCCCAGTAATTAATTACAAAAATAAATTATATATATTAAGGAAATTTAATAATCGTGATGATGCAATGAAGGCGCTGACAGAAGCTCAAAAGAAACTTTACGGTCATGTGCGGTCAGAAGTAGAAGAAGCATATATACAACAAAAAAGGAAATTGAAAATACAATGAGAATATACGAATACAACGAAAGCGACAAGACACTCAATACAGAGTGCGGATTATTCCATATAGGTGACACAGTACAGCTCACAGAAATCGACTCTCAGACGCCTATAAAAACAACCTTATATGGAGCTAGAATTGATTCTACAGAATACGTCCTTTCGTTCTTCGATGATAAATGTGGGATGCCTTTGTACTTGTCTGAGTGTGAAATAGATGATATGTGTAGAGTAGAATAAATTATATTGACATGTATTATTTCTGGTGTTAATATGGTCATAAAGAAAGCAACCCACATATTTAATTGATCCATATTGGAATCTAAAGTATGTTAATAATATTTTTAGGGTAATAGTGGAATGTTAATTTTATGAGTAAAATAAACAAAAAATGACATTTTCATGTGAGTTGTTTTGACACATAAAACTACAATTTTATCAACCACAACACATGGTGTTTTGAAATTTATATAAGAAGAGGTAATATTACTTTTTCTTTAATTAAACCGTAACGCAAGGCGTATAACTGTCAATTCACACAGAAAAGGAGTTATACAATGTTTTATTCAGATAAAAAAGAAAGAGATGAATTTTACGAACACATGAAGTTGGGTGGTAAGATTGGTGACGAACCAGAAGCAACAGACCGAGAGAAAGTATTATGGTCTCTCGGTTTTTTGAATTGTGCTTTTCAATTAATCAGCACACGCTTAAAGAAACCATATCCTTTGATTCTAACATCTATCGAACAACATGCAAATATGACATGCATGACCAATATTCGCAAAAATGTTATGAATGAGTATCAAAAAGCCAATAGATTTATGAGGCATGAATCATCACAGCATGTATTCCCAGGTGATAAGATTTTACACGGAATGATGCTTTATGCATTTTCGTACAATGACGATCATATGAAAAGGAAGATTGCAAAAGTTGATGAAGATTATTTGAATTATATTATGGGCGCACAATATGCATCTGAGAAAGTCCCTACATGGAAGAGAAGTTACACCATACAAGCGTAAAGTATCAGAACGGAGAAACAATATGGCATTAATTAATCAAAATGACAATCATATTATCTATGAAAGCTTAGAGCTTATAGCGGATCTAAAACAAGATATTTTAGAATTTGGAAATGATCATATTGTAGCAGTTTGGTACAAAGAGGTTGATGGAGTAATAGTTTACACAAATTATGACTTCATTAATGAAGATTCTCCAATAGACCAATCAGAACTTCAAGAGGGAGAAAAGATCAAACCAATGACAATGGGCGCATTATTAGTAGCACTCGAACAACAAAACTCAATGTTCTAAAATCGTAAAAAATAGGGTACACCAGAAATTAATCTGATGTACCCTTAAATTTTAATAATACTCCGAATATCCTATCCAGAGTCTCTTTGTCATAATAGTATATGTTTAAATTGCAGCAGAGAGTAACAGTTCTTTATCACTAACAAAGAAAACTAATAAATAAAATACCGACTGATCGCCAGATCAATCATAACTGTTTCTTGTGTCCTTTAAATAACTTTTCAGTCTTTCTGCAAGAACCCATAAACTCTTCGCTTACAAGATTCTTGTTCCATTCTTGCAGAAATTCCTTGGACTTTTCTGGTTTTGTCACTACCATCTTATTTCTTTTCATATCCATTAGCATTTCTTTGTATAGGATAGTTTAATCCAACCATCTTTAGTTTTACCCCAACCATTCTTAATAGCTTTGATTGTAACTGTTGTGCCTTTCTTGTAAGCATCTCTGGCAATAGCAGCCGTTGTAGAAGCAGTCTTACGTACATTAAGAGCAGAAGCAGTTACTTTCACTTTGTAAGATTTGAACTTAGAAGATGCTTTTGGTTTTACTGTTACTTTTTTAGAATCAATAGATTTACCAATGATACCTTCAGCAATCGCTTTACCAATCTTGTCATAACCAATTTTCTTATAAACATTCTTAGAGTCTACATCGTCAACAAATTCCACCTCAATTAATATCGCCTTTGCGTTTGTGTGATTTAAGTAATATAAATTACTTGTTGTCTTATATGGATCGCCATGTGTATTCATACCTAATTTCTTTAAATTGGCTATAATTCTTTTAGAAGCTTCTTTCTTAATTCCTGTATAATTAGTTGCCCAAATCTCAAATCCACCTGGTTTTCCATTGCTTTTATGTTTGTTTCTTCCAGAGTTGAAATGAATTGAAACATCTAAAGTTACGTTATGTGCATTACATTTCGCACAAATTTTTTGAAGCACATCACGCTGTCCTGTTCCATTGTTAACAGTACAATTATAAGCAGTATGACCAGCTGCTTTTAAATATTTGATTACAGATTTACAAACAAGTCTATCTTCAATTGATTCGTCTAATAGATCGGCAGCACCACATGCAATTTTATTTGCTGGGTTATGTCCACCATGTACATTATATTTTGCCATATTATCAGGCTCCTTTCTTTTTCTTTTCTATATAACAATTGTTAGGTTCATAATTTTTATCCATGTCTTTACGACATAGTCTGTCTCCGTCTTCAAATCCATGATCTAACGCCCATTTCTGAAAAGCTCCAAAATCATGTAACCATTCATCACAAACAGAGATTCCTTTACCCCCATATACGTAATAACGAGGTCTATTTGGGTTTGTACAATTTGATTTCATAGTGCTCCATTTAGAATAGAGTTTACTTCTATGTCCTTTTCGTGTAGCTCCATGTTGAATAGGTTTGCAACTTTCACATTTCCCGCAAGTATGTCTGTTACTATTTTTTAAATTTGCAGCATCTCTCGATACAACATTTCCACAATCACACTTACATATCCATCTTGTTCTTACACCACTTTTCATCGTAGATTCGTCATATTTCAAAACAGTTAATTTCCCGAATCGTTGTCCTGTTAAATCAATAAATGTAGGACTTTTAAATCCAGACAACCCTAAATTACCTTCACCACCAGCAGACAAATTGTATCCAAAATGGTAATCATTACTTTTCAACTTTTTAATCAATACCTTTTCCATCTCACAAGCTTCATCCTTGGTAAGATTCTCTGCTATCACTTCATGCTTAAAATTGTTCCATCCGTACTTTTGGATAGCCCTATAAAAATGATCGTTCTTGATATAACCACGCCCATTTCGCCATCTTTGTCTTACATCTCTACTTGTTATCCCAACATACATCTTTCCACTAGGACTGGTATGTACATAAACTTTCCACTTAGTTTCATCACGGAAATCAACATTTGTATCCCAAAAGTTATCCTCGATAATATTTCCTCCAATCTAAAAAGAGCAGTCACTATAACAGCAACTGCTCAATAACTAATTATTCAATTACTAATTACTAACTTGGTAAATTACCCAACAATATCGTCAGATTCTTTACCTTCAGTAGCATCATCTAATTCTTTTTCAAATAAATCCTTATCAACTTTTACGATCACGTCTTTTTGACCAATCTTATTCTTGATTTCCTCAGCCTCTTCAAGAGTTAATCTACCGTCTCTCAGAGCGTAAGCAATTTCATCTGCAAACTGAGCTGTCCATGTAAAACTATGATTTTTCCAATCTCCATACAGAGATGTTCCAACTACAAAAGCAATACCAACTACTTGGTTAATCACATCTTCATGCACATCAATTACTGGTTTACCTGCCGCAGTTAATCCCATATTGATCCACGCTAACACCTGTAAAATCAAGCTCACAACAGTATGCGGTTTTACTTCACTCCAGTTAATACTTGCTAAAAATTCTTTAAATTTGTTCATAATGCAATCCTCCTTTGCAATTAAAAAGACCTACAAGAATGACTCTTCATCCTTAATAGGCAATGCTTTAATTTCTTTGTACATTTTTTCTCCAACGCCATTTTGATGTAATTGGTCATGGTATACCTTATAAATAGCATTGATGTTTTCAAGCCCCGTAGGGGAAATACAACCTTTTTGCTTGTAATACCTGTGGGCTTGTTTGATTCTGTCTCTTAACATTGCAGCAACACCTTCAGATAAAGCAACGTCCATTACGCACGCATCATCTAATTTTTTAGCCAGTTCAGCTGTATGTGCAAATAGTCGTTCCATGCCTACTTTTTGGTCTGTTAATAATGCGGCTTGCTCTCTCATCATGTCTTTGATAACTTGAATATCTTTATTCTGATTGCTCAAAATCTGTGTTAGTTTATCCAAAGTTTCTGTATGCTTATCGATCATTAAGCGTTGTTGTTCAATCACTTCTTTTTGATGTTTCTTTTCTAATGAGGCTCGTGTCTCAAAACCAAACTTTTCGTTTAATTTGGAAGTGACATCAAAAATTTTATCTGCAAACAAAAGAACCGCAAAGACAAACACTATCAATGCAGCCCCATGTTGAGATAAAAAATTAATTATAATATTCCAATTTTCTATCATGTAATTACCTCGATTATTTTATAAAAATCACTCCTTTAAGTCTTTACCAAACATATTCTGGTTTTTCTTCTCCAAATAATAAATATCTCAACCAATCATCTACAACAATGCATACTGCACTTAGCAAAATCCATAACATTGTATAAGGTAAGCAAATCTGCCCACACAGATTAAACGGCATGTGAGAATAATCCCAAATGCCTAAGCCTAACCATAAATTTAAAATACAGCCTGCTATGAATTCCATTACAGTAACAATCAATCCCCCAAGAACCATCTGCTCACGAAAGGGCATAAGATGGTAGAAGAAGCGACTGTTATTGATTAGTCCAATAAGAATGAAGCAAGTACCACCTAACACTCCCATTGTCCAATGTGTGTATCCTCTCCAGATGATCTCAATTCCACAATAAGCAAATGCTCCAATAAGGAATAAGATAAGATATTTACATGATTTCTTTACATGTAGCATTTATTCACCTTCTTTTTGATCTTCGTCTTTGCAGATAAGTTGTAATGTCATAATGTCGCCAGAGAGACTTCCCTCGTAGTTCTCAAGAACATCACACAACTCATCAAACGTCATTCTGATCTTATGTAATTCCACACCAGAATCTTCTACGCTAAGAGGAGTAAACTCTGCTAAGAACTTCTGACCATTCTCGGTTCCATTAATCTGGGCATCAGAAGTGATTTCATATTTCTGTAAGAGCTTCTGTTTTTCTTCAAAATACTCTTTGAGTTCGCCTTGCATTTTTCTAATATTCTTGGCAAGTCCCACTGTAAGCACACATGGAGCTGGTTCATTACTCTTTGTTAACGATACATAAATTGTATTTAACTGTCCTAAGATCATATCTGCCTGCATATTTGTCATTTCCATATTAAAATTCTCCTTTTCTCTGTTAAACTAATTATTCTTCAGTCGTAACTGAATCTTTTCCTGTTTCATTTGTCTTATCAGTCGTAGTTGAATCTTTTCCATCTGAAGGAGTAGTAGATTCTGATGACTGCACAGGAATTACTTCATATTTAATTTCAATCTTGTCCAATTCTTCTCTGCTAGTAGAACTAAAGATTTGCGCTTTGATTACGTTCATCTGCTGAAAATAAGGATAGATGAAAGCCTTAATCTTTGCTGTTAGCTGCACAAATTCCTCAGCAGTGAATGTTTCGCACGCACTCTTTTTGCTATGCCACTCAAGAGTTACTTGCTGACCAGCAGTAGTAAGAGCTTGATACTGCATAAAGTTCAGAGCCATTTCATTCTGATCTTCTTCAGATACCCCATAAGGTTTACCATTGAATTCCACACTCTGACTTGCTAAGAACTCAGCGAGAGCAGTTTTGTTTTTCTCCTGTAAATAGTTCTTGTATTCATCAAGAGTCAGTGTGTTAATATCAACAACCTGATTAACTTTTTCATCAAGTCGTTGCACTTGTTCTACAATATTTGCTCTTGTAAGAGATACAATCAGTGCATCTTCCCATTCTCCATTTGTGTTGTTATATAATCCCTGTTGTAAAGAGATTTCTTTATAATTGTTAAAGCATGTATAAGTTGCAATCTGCACATCATCTCTGTAGATGTCTAGTTCTTTGAAGTTTGTAAATGCTGATTTAACTGTTTTTAGATCATCTGTGCAAACGACAAGTTTACATTCCATGTCAAAAGTCATGCTATTAAACTGCATAAGATTAAATACTTTGTCATCAGAGTTATCTAATTTAACTGTGTATACCATATGTATTTCACCTTTCTTTCTGTTTTTGGGCATACAAAAAGAGCAGTCCGAAAACTGCTCTATGTACGATCAAATTTATGTTTTATTTAGTTGTTTATCCGTTCTTAAAGTCCAAGTTTTGCTTCGATTGCTTGTAATCGAGTTTCTAGGTCTGCTTTTTCTTGTTTGGCTTGTTCAAGTTCTCTTCGTGTCTTTTGAATCATATGGGTATTTAATGCAATAAATTCTGTATAAGAAACACCATATTCCGTTTTAATATCGACTTCGACATCTTTACCAAAACGCTTTTCAATATCTTCTTGTACAAGTGGTCTGTGTGTTACGACAGCGAATTTATCGGCATCATATCCTTCGGATTCTAAAATATCCTCTGTTTTATGTGCTCCGAATCCAAAATGAGTTTTCTTACCATCGTAATCTCCGATGTAATTGAACCCTATAGGGTTCAAATTCATATAGAAATCTTCGTATTGATCAAGTGTTGTGAAGTTTTCTTTAAGATTTTCATCTGAAGTAGAAATTCCATGTGCTGCCCAGATAGACGAACCATAAAGTCGCAATTGTTGACTATCATCTCCTACACAGACGCCACCCCACGATGTTCCACGCGCTATTTGATATCCATGTGCCCAATAAAACGATTCACTATCTGAAGCAATAACTACAGCACCTGATGTATGTACTTCGCTTGCATATAACCAGGAACCTGCGTGGATGTCAGCATCTACCCATAAATTTCCAGTGATACTTAATAGATTTGAACCATTTGCAATAATCCTTGAAGTATAATCATCGCCGCTGTAATTGTAATGGAAATCAATAAAAGGAGTTTGTCCATAGAGTTCTATGGAACCTTGGTTACTTGCATTGAGTTGGATTTGATTAGCAGATGAGGTAAGATGTATGTCTCGCCCACTTATGATTTCGTATACTAATAAATTATTTGTTCTTAATATATTAGAACAATACACATCAGCTGTTTTTATAGTGTCACTTGATATATATGTGTAAGTATACTTTGCGTCTACATTTCGCTCGCTATACGTCCCATCTGCCTCATATGATGAAAATTCAATTGCCTCTCCTGAAAGTGTTAAATGTGAACCATAATTGTCATAAGGGATTAATGCAAAACGACTATCGCTATATTGAGATGAATGTAAGTTAATTCTTCCATTCTCTAATATAACACTTTCTACATAAGTTATGTCTCCTTTATTAGAATTATCGTTCAAATATGTATATTCAGTGTGGGTATCCATACAACATATTTTGTTTCCTAAAAATATGTTATTAAAAGCATTTGCTTTATATAGTGTTTTTGCGGAATAATTTGTATAAAACGTTTCTAACCATGTACCATCTGATTGATCTACCCCGAATGTAACTATAAAATCATTATACAGCCCCATTTTGTCAATTTTCCAATCACCAATTTTACCCTTTGTAGATATCATGCTTCCATCATAATTTACTCTAAAAGGAGCAGAATTGCTATCTTCAGCACCTGCCCAAAATGCTTGATTACCGCCGATACCAGTACACGTAGAACCGCTTCCAGTGATGAGCCATTGGTCAGTAATTTTATACTTACCGATTGTTCCGTCTTTTGCTGTAATCTCCCCACTCAGGTTCGCATTCTTGGCAATCAAATTACCATTTGCATCCCAACTTAAATTAGGACTCTGAAAACTACCATCGCTCAGATTCAAAAATGACCCTTGTGTACCACCAGAAGATATGTAGTTGCGAGATTTAATGGCATCTGTTGCGATTTTGTCTGCTGTGATGGAACCGTCTACGATAAGAGTTCCGCCATACATTCTACGAACAGATAAGTTTCTAATCTTTGTTGTGCCTTCAAAGTAATATCCATCTGATTGTAAAAATACTCGGAATTGTTTTGTAGCTGTAGAAGTAGTAATTGTAGTTTTTACATGTATTGATGGAGCGGTTTCAGATCCAGTAATTCTATCTGCATACAAAATATTTGTTGCTTTGTTTGGAAGCCCATTAGAACCAACAGTTCCTGTATATCCATAAACACCAATGGCTACACTAATATAATTTTTAGTGTCGGTTGAATTGTTTGCTCCCTTTGCATTGGTGGAAATATCATATTCGATAAGATAACTTTCACCGCCATTGCAAGGGAATATTTCAGAAATAAACTGATCTCGCCTAATGCCTTGCGTACTAAACCATGTACCATCTGTATCATCAGTCACTGCAAATCCATATGTAGCTGCTGTATCTCTGGTTAGCTGAGAATAGTTTGTAAAGTCAGCTAATGCTATCTTACTAGCAGTAATAGTATTTGCTTTAATCCATCCACCATTAATCTTCGTTGTATCACTTACTGCCCCGTCTGTCCATTTTTTAACCATTGAGTTAAGGCTCGTTGTTGATGAACCATTGTTAGTAACCCAGTTAACTGCACTAGAAGAGTAGTTTTTGGCATCTGTTAAAGCTTGACTTGCTTTATTAGTTGCATCCTGAGAAACATCCTCAGGAGCAGGAGTCCAGTCTGTGGCTTTATTACCAACTTCAAGCTTGACATTTGTAATCGTAATATCACCTACTGCGTTTGTACAACTAAACGACAATGTACCTCCTGCATTCGTGTCCAGACTTGTAATTTTTGTTGTATATCTAGCATAAGAAGTTGTTAGAGTAATATCATCGCCCCAATCTGCTGTTGATCTGCTTGGTCGAATTTTTTGCCCTGTCACACTTGATTTTGCTACAAACGAAACAGTGTAAGTTTTATTTTTTACCCATACATTACTTGTAGCCCAAAAAACTCTTCTTTGGTTAACAGCAGTAAACTTTAAAGCATGTCCATATACAGAATCAGAAACAACAGTCATGTTTGAACAACCATCGTTTGTTACGTTGGTTAAGGTTCTAGAAAGATTGCTGTTGATAATTAAGTTCCTACCGCCAATATTTAGATTATCGACTTTACTCTGTGCTACTTTCCCAATCTCACTCTTGGCATCTGTATTTAACCCACTAAACGTAACCAACCCCTTGAAGTTAATCCTCTCAGCAACAAGATCAGCAACACGATCAGTTAAAGTAAAATTACTAGAACTATCTCCACCCTTAACAATCCATTCAAATTTATTAGCAGTCTGATTAGCAATAGTTTCTACATTTACGATCTTTCCATTTACATCTTCTGGTGCTAGTGTGAAAGGTGTAGCAGAAGTACCACGCTCAATCTTTAGGCAGATTTGTGAAATGTCGGAAGGAGTAATGGCTGAATCGTCTTTATACTTTACAATTACAGCAATGTATTTAGCATCTTTCATATCAACAATTCTTGGAAAATCACTCCAAGCAGTGCTAACATAGCTGGCTCCTAGCCACTTTTTGTTAACATCAAAAGCAGTGATCCAATGTTGAATTGGCTTTTTGGATTGATTACTATAAGCGTTTGAGATTGTAATTGTTCCAGAAACAGGAACTAATTCTTTAACACGTATTCTTGTTGTCATAGAAACCTTGTTTGTATCGTAATCACAACCTACATTTGTTTTGCTGTCTTGAAAACTTCCTTGTTCCCAATTAGAGGGCAGATTACTTACTAAGTTCTGACCATTAATTTCATCGTCTTCATGAGCTGGTGTCCAGTCTGTTGCCTTGTTTCCTTTTTCAAGCTTCCATTTATTAAACTCAAAACTTAACCCAGTCTGGTTGTCATCTATACAACCACCATTAATTACAATATAGAGTGTGTCAATAGGGGCAGTAAAAGTGATTACGCCGCGCTTAATGCTTGTAACTGTGTTTTCTATAGCATATTGTCCATCTGTAATGATATTTGCAGGTGCTGCGTTTGTTGGCACAGACATTGATAAATATACACCATATTTTTGTCCACTTAGGTAATTGTAGGCTTTGTTAACTTTATAATCAAAAGACAGAATATATTTTTGTCCTTTTGTAACTGAGATTTTCTTGTAAATAATTTCCCATTCTCCACTTGTAGGAACATAATCTATGTAATTTGAGTAATCGTTATTTGTAACTTTACAATGGACTGGATATAAATTTTGCCATTTAGACATATTACAATCGTCTTTGGTTAGTAAATTCCTACCACCAATCTCAAGCCCATTAAACTCATCTTTAGTTGTATAGGTCTCGCCAATAGTTTTCTTAAACTGTTTTTCACTCTCAATGGTTTTGTTATAGTTGTTCACAAACTCATCAATTCTGTCTGATCCACCAACAGTGGTCATGACTTTCTGCATTGTTGTTGTAACTCCTTTGATGTTAGTTGTGTTTTCCACCAACTGATTTGTAATGTGAGATTGCCTTGCAACAGGAGTACCGTAATAACAGTTCATTAATTGGCATTCTGACAGAGCAGAAATAGTTGTACCTAATTTAAATCCTTCTGTAGAAGCACCTTCATTTACAACAACTTCGATACAGTTCCATCCTTTTACAAAACCTAGTGTCAAAGATTCGCCAGTTTGACTGTACGCATCACTACCACCAATCAATTTACCATTCAGATAAATATGTGCTCCATCATCATGTGCAAATGTAATTGCAACGCTTTTAGCAGCAGAGAATTTTGCGAAAGTAAGAGCATAGCCGATATAGTTATTATCATAATTCCAAGCAATACTTAAATCCATATCATTAATCAACACACTCTGGCTAGGTGTAAGATTTGTATTCTTAGCAAATACATCCATTGTACTCTTGCCTTGATATTCACTTGCAAACAAACTCTTAGGATAAATCTCATATCTCCACTTGTTAAGTCCTTCATTCGCTTTGCTAATATCACCTTTGACCAACTTTAAATCTTGCTGATAAGTAGTCTTTTCCACTCTTTGTTCAATGGCTTGCTTGTTGTTATCCACCTTTAAACTTACGTCAGATATCTCTGATTTGGTAGATAAAATCGCTGTTTGAACATCTTCTGGTGCAGTAGAATAACCAGTTGCGGAAGAACCTTTTTCAAGCTTAAATTCAGAAAAATAGACTGTAGAAGCAGCATCCATTTTAAATATTAAAGCAGTTTGATATGAAGTTGTGGTCGGATGCATTTGAATTTCATATCTTTTCCAATCTGTACCTAACGCAGCATTAGTATCTTTTGCGTATGAATCATAGGCGTATCGTACACTAAAATTACAATCGACAGAAGCTTTTGCATAAAAAGATAAAGTGTATTTTGCACCTGTTTCTGTGAATTTTATTTCATTTAAATTCAGCCCTTTAATCCTGTATATTAAATCTTGTCCACCGTTTTCACCAGCTTTAGTACCAACAACTTTTAATGTATTAAAATCATTATGTTTAACAGATGTATCAATTGTTGCAGTATATGTATTTCCTCTTAAGCAAAATCCCCATGTAGTATAAGCACTTGCCCTAATAGCTTCATCGGTCTTAGCAAAATTACTATTCCACAATAAATTCCTACCATCACCAATATCCGTAACATCATACAACTTAGCAATACTACAAGTATCATAAAAACTACTATCACTTGCAACAGCTCTGAAAGTAACCATAGTCACTTTATCCGTAAACAATCCACTCGTCTTAGCAATAGTCAGTTTCTTATTAGCATCGACACTTAATCCACTCTGTCCACTCACGACATCTGCAAAACTAACTCCACCATCAATACTATATTGCCATTTGCCAAACGTAATATCGCCTTGCAGAGTAGGAGTAATAGTGATTTGATTAGGAGCAAAAGTGTTTCCACCATCAGTTGATTTGAAGATTTGTGCAGAAGGAGTGATAGTGATTGATTTGGCAAGTGTTTCTTCGTAGGTTGTACACCAAGGAGATGCTTTATCGCCTTCTTCGACTTTAGGAGACGAAATATAAAAGATATCCCCGACTGCCATTTTATTACCATAGTAAAAAGAAATAGCAGAACCACTAGACGTAGTGGCGACATCTTTGTTTGCAACACCTGTAATGATATATTGTTGCCATTCTGTAGACAATTTTGGCATACTTATGTTGACTTTTTTATCTAAAAACTCAACATTCATTACACCGATGTCTTTGGCGGAACTACACTTACACCATGCAGAGACGGTATAAGTGTTTCCCTTTTTTATAGCTTCTTTTTTAAGATACTTTCCTTGAATATATATACCGTTACCAACTGTAGTAATAGTACTTTTCAAAACATTCTTACTCGGAGTAGATGCATCACTAATAAATTCTTGAGTGTCTATATAACCTCCTACCTTACCATAAGACATTTGGCTAAGGTCTCCAGAATTCTTTAACAAATTCCAATGGAATCCTGCACCATCCTGCCCGTCAGCCCCTGTATCGCCTTTATCCCCATACGCACCAATAATAGTAGGAGTTGTAATAGGTTCACTTGTGCCATCTGTATACTTGGTCTGTGAACAATTCCATAAATATTTTTTATCCGCAGTGAGTTTTTGAGTTGTAATATCTGTACTCCATCCAGAAGTAGAAGAAGTTACTCCAGAGGCTTGAGATGTTGCTAGGTAGTATTGAACTGTTTCAGAGACTCCACGACCTTCAAGATCTTCTGGATGAGGTGCCCAAGGTGTGTCTACTATACCTTCTGTAAGTTTGAGATTTTTGATGATTGAATAACCAACTTTTGAAAGGGCGTTATCAAACATATATATTACCTGTCTATCTAAGTTTGGCAATGTTGTACCGCTTGTCATTTTTAATGAAACGTGCTCCCATGTTTCATTCCCTAAAACTTTACAACTAATATCATTCGCAAAGAACGGTTTTTGTCCACCACCAGTTTTGATATTGTGTGAAATTTTCCCTGATCTATTTGTTTTAATATCGTAAGATAAAGTATAAGCAGTTGATGCTTTTAAACTCTTAAGCATCTCATAATCTGAAAACTCGCAAAATTGCCATTCATTAGACGCAATTGGTTCTGTACATATTAATTTTACAGCATTTATACTGTCCTCCGTAGTAATAGATTCTACAGAATATTTTCCAGATGCTCCCATATTAACCCAATGCTTACTGCCTTGATTAGTTTCTCTCAGCATATTAAATGCAAACTTCTCACCATCAACCCCCTTATAACTCACACTATAAGAAGTAGTATCTTTCCCATCTGAATACTTAACATAAGTCTTAGTCCATAAATACTGTCCTTGATCGCAACTTGGCATTGTCGTACTCCATGTACCTGTAGGAGCAGTAGTACCGCTTGTACTAACTTGATAAGTAACTTCCGTCTTGCTTACAGTCACAGAAGTTCCGTTCGTACCATTCGTACCTTTGTAAGATACAGAATATGCTTCAGTTTTATTACCATCTGAGTATTGTACTGTAGTTTTAGTCCAAAGGTATTGCCCATTATTAATTGTAGGAACAGTAGTTACCCACGTTCCTGTAGGCGCTATTGTGCCAGAAGTTGACGTTTGATATGTGACTGATTTAGATGTGATTTTTACGGATGTACCATCTTGACCCTTTTGCCCAGTGTCACCTTTATCACCTTTATCGCCTTTAACTTTTACCCAGTTATATTTCTTAACATCAGTAGAATCAGCCTCAGTATAATCAGTGTAACTTCCCATGTAAGTTCCAGTATCTTCTCCAGAATTACCAGTGAAAGTTTTTCCACCATCATTACTATATTTCACATGGAAGTAACTTGTTTTACCATCTTTACCAGCTGCACCAGGTGTTCCGTTTGTTCCATCTTTGACGGTCTGTGTATGAGTTCCTGTTGCATCTACAATAGAGATTGTTGTTGTATCGCCTGATTTTAAAAGAGATACCTTTGGAGAGATACCGTCTTGACCGTCTTCACCATTCTGTGCCATCACAACAACATCACTCCATTCAGAACTTAAAATGGTATCTGTTGCTGTATTAGAAGATGCAGTTGCTAAAGTAACATATAATGGATTAGTGCCATTTGGAATCTTCTGACTCCACCCATTATTAAGCCCACTTGCCACACCTGTACTAAATGTATAAGTTACACTCGCAGAAGGCTTACTTGGTTTGCTTGTGTTTCTTTGATATAAATAAATCGTTGCAACATTTAACCCTGCCTTACCATCACTACCAGTCTTACCATTCTGCGCCAATACTACAGGTGCAGACCAAACAGAAGTAGCAATAGTAGCCGTATCGTTTTTGCTAGAGACAGAAGCAACAGTAACATATACTGCATCGGTACCTGTTGGAATTGTTGTAGACCAACCATTATTTAGAGTACCAGTGATTTTTGTTGTAGAAAACGTATATGTCAATGTATTACTAGGTTTGCTAGGAGTAGAAGTTGCTCTTTGATATAAATAAATCGTGGCAGTGTTCATTCCATTTACTCCATTGCTACCATCAATTCCTCTATAAGATACGCTGTATGATTCAGTTGAATTTCCATCTGAATAATTAACAATCGTCTGTGTCCACAAATATTTCCCTTGTGCAACAGTAGGTACATTACTTTGCCATGTTCCAGTAGGTTTTGTTGTTCCGCTGTCTCCAACTTGATATTTCACAGAAGTGCCAGTTGTTTTCACAGAAGTACCGTCATTACCATTTTTACCATGATAGGAAATAGAGTAAGATTCTGTTTTGTTTCCATCACTATAAGTTACAGATGTTTTTGTCCACTGATATTGACCTTCTGGGATTGTCTGAGGGCTTGTCTGCCAAGTACCTTTTGGGATAACAGTTCCACTTGTAGATAATTGATATGTAATACTTTTGTTTATAATTGTAACGGAAGTACCGTCTTTACCGTTCTCACCTTTTTCACCTTGATCACCTTTTTTTGCGCAAGTCCAAGTAAGAATCTTTTTAAAAACAGTACCGCCAACAGTAATAGGAATCTCAATTTCTCCGTTATCATTTGGTAAAGGATTCCCATTAACAACAGAAATCGCAATGGCTGTATCTGTTTTAGCCACTGCAATTCCTTGTGTTTTTGCTATGTCTCCAATTGTAAAATCTGTAACAGGTTTTGCCCCTTTCATAATAGTAATTCCAGAGGTGTACGCCTGTTCAGAAAGTGGGTTTCTATTCTTATCTGTAGCAAAAGAAATATTTTCATTCTCTAAGAAGATAGTATAAGCATCTTCGCCTTTTTTACCATCCGCACCTTGTATTTTAGTCCATGCATAATGTGTAGGATCATTTGATTCTATAGAGCTTTCATTATTGTAAGAAATACCAATATAAATCGCACCATTGGGATCGTCAGTTATTCCTGTACCACTTGCATCTTTGGCATATTTAATCCAAGTGTAGAGAATCTTACCGTCTTCTCCTTGCTGTCCATCTTTTACAAATAAGACATCTAATGTATTACTTTCTAATACCATTTATAGTTTTCACCTCCAAAATTAGTTGTTATGCGTTTTGTTTTCTCTATCTAACTCAGATTTCTACTGAGCATTTAATTTTTTGATTTTGCTTGTCTTTTAATGAAACTGTTAACCTTGCACCAGTTCCAATTTGTTTCCATTGTGTTGATCCGTTTGATTGCTTGTACCAAACGTAGCTTTTGGCAGTAACTTCCTTACTTCCTTTCAGAACTTTGCAAGTACAAATCGTTTCCGTATAAATAGTATTGTTGTACTCAAAAGTAGTTCCGTTGCTACTATTTGCGACAACAGTGTAAGCAGAAGCTCCGTCTGTAACTTTATATAAGGTCATAACATCATACTTAGACGTATCGGTACATTCCACTTTAATAACCACTGTTTTTCTGTTCGTCATATAAGAACTTGGGATTGTAATTTGTAATTTATCTGAAGAAACATAAGAAGTGTTTTCGGTTCCATTAACATACCATTTGCTGATTTCTGCACCATTATTTACCGTTGCAGTTAGAGTAATAGAAGTAGGAGAAATACCTGTGTCGGTTTCGGTAAAGACTTGTTGCCCTGTAAGAGATACAGAGTCAATTGCAGTGTTAAGATTTGCAATGTCTTCTGTTAGTTGGTCTAAACTACTGTTGATAGATGTCATAGTTTCCGTATACTCAACTCCCCACAAACCGCCTTTACCATCATAAATCTGTGTAATATCAACTCCGCCTTGTGCGTTCGCTTCAACGATAGGAAAATTTAATTTATCTTTTGAAACAGACTTATCTCCAAGCATATTATTTACAATCAATCCATCAGCAATCGCATCCTTAGTGATACCTTGACTTGTCATAACTGTTACGCCTTTATTGTCTTTAATGATGATGCTAGGATTTTCATCTGCACCATATCCAATCTGGATGCCTACATTACCTTCTTTGTCCAAGAATTGCATGGCATTGCCGTTCATTATAAAGTTGCCGTTCTCAGATAGGATACGCATTGTATCAGAGATTGTAATATCGCCTGCGGCTAGGTCACCAATCGTCATTTTCCCTGCGATACCGTTTATGATCCATGCAGAATCAAATTTAGCATTTGCTGAGGATAGGTTGAATACGATACCTGTTTCTGTAGAAGAAGTGCCAATGATTGCAGAGTTAATCTTGGCAACGTCTGTATTTAACTTTTTAATATCAGCTGAATTAGCAGCAATATATTCTGAGTTAATATATTTGCTAAACAACTCATTAAACTCAGCCTTGTCACCTGTGATGTTACCAACATTAATTACTTTATAATTCAGATAATCTCCAAGCAGTTTGTTAATTGTTCCTTGGTCGCTTAATACATTTTGTACACTATTGTTCACTGCATTTCCAAACAAAGAACTATTTGTCATTCTCTGAAGCATATTAGCCATATACTCAACAGAATCTTTGGAGTCGCCTGTTCCGACAGAAATACTATTTTTCTGCGAAGCAGCAGTATCGTCAAATAGATAAGAGAAATCATCCCTACCTGTTAGACTCGTGATCATGTTAGTATACGTCACACTAATTTCCGAACTTTTTGTGCAAGGATTATATGCAACTGTCCATAATCTTAACTTAACGGCATAATCATCACGCACGCCAACTCGAATAAAGTTACCGACCGTAAACTGATTATGCCAACCTTGTTTATTATCTGAATTTACGTCTGCATATTCATTTAATGAAAGAATGTTATCGAGAGAAGTTTCAATCTGATATTGTGGTTGAGAAGTTTCAGAGATACGTTTTAATCCATCTTGATATAATTCTTCGCAATGCTCGTAAGATGTGATTGCGTCGTCAAGAGAAGTAGTAAAGATATTATTGTTTGTATAATCTCCCATACGAACAATATTCATGACAGCAGTATATTCTTTATCTGTCAATCCAAATTGTGGATCATTGAGTCCAGAATGAGTATTCATATCTGTCATTACATCATCATATGGTTTCTTCTGAGTTTCAAGTTCATTGACCTGCGCATTTAACTCTTTTAATTTATATAGAAGTGAGCCTTCTGCATTTTCATCTCCAAGCCAATTTTTGTACTTAATAAAATTCTTATGGAATACATTGTAAGTTTTCTCATCCTTTACACCAGCTTTGCTAATCTCTTCATCAGTAAGGTCTTTCCATTCTTTTTGATATGCAGCGAGAATATCCATAATCTGTTTCTTATATTCATCACGCATACCTTCAAGTTCTTTGATTCCATATAAATCCCAGTTTGATTCAAACTCATCATTATAATCAATCTTCTTATCATCGGCTAAATGCAAGTTTTGAATTGCCACCTTGATATTCGGAATAATATAATCTCTTAATTCTTGATATGTATAATATCCTTTATTGCTTTCTTTTAGCAAAGCAAGATATTTCTCGTGATCAACTTCGCCAGAAGGAGTAGTCCAAGGTTTATAGACACGATTCTGAATATCATCTGGCTTATCCCATTTTGTATAATTTCCGTTTGAATCTTTCTCATGATCATCTCTTGTATCTACACTGACTTGGATTGTAGTAAGCATCTGCTCATACATTTTTAATGTTTTTTCAAGAGTTTCTTGATCCATTGTTTTATATTGAGCAATCTGGATTCCATCATTTGGTACACGATAGTAAATTTCATCTATCTTTGCCTGATATTCCGCAGACTTCTTTCCATTCTCAATATATTTAGCGTGGTTATCAATTTGCCACTTTTGCCATACTTTAACCTTGTCAATAGTTTCTTGAGGGAAGTAGTTTGTAGTCAAATAGTAGTCAAGATTATAAATTTGACTTCGACCATAATTGACTCTCGTAATATCTAACTCTTCATCTCCTTGAATTGTCAGAGCATTATACATTGTATCTGCCTGTGGAGTCATTTTGAGCATATTAAGTGCATTACGCCATCCAATGAAGATATTCGTGTCTTTTCCTATGTTTTCTTTAGCATATGCACTTACTGTTCTATTGATTGTATCGAAATAAAATACGCATTTTACAACATTGGCAACAGTCGTATTAAGGAACGCATAGGCATTGGTATTATCTGCCTCAAACGAATATTTTTCGTTCTTTATTGCAGGATCGATGTAACCAACACTCCATCCTGGTACTCCTGGAGCTTTTTCTAACACCAGATGCATCAATGATAATTCATGGTTTCGGTCGTTGCAAAACGTGATGTATTCTTTTGCATAGCCCATATCATCTACGTTATTTGTAGCCAACATTTCCATAGAGTCTTTTGTACCTTTATTGAAAGATAAACCTTTCATATCCTTATCTTCAAAAGTTTTCTCATCAGAATATGCTTCACATGCCTTGTATTCGTATCTACCATTATCATTTTGCAAAGAAGGTTCTTGAAGCTGAAAATAGTCAAGTCCTTCAAGATAAATTGTCATGTGGTCTTTTAATTTCTCATAGCCAGCAGATTCAATGTATTCGCCATCAACATCTATATATCTGTCTACATTAAATGTAAGATGGTTAAAATCTTTTAATTGCTGTTCATATTCAACGCTTTTAATCTGTACTCCATTTAAAGCGCAAATAACAGTTCTGTCAGGACGACATAAATAAATTTTTGCATTGTGTTTAATCATAACAGATCACCGATCCGTTTCTGTGGCACATCAAACTCAATTTTATAAGTACACGCACCTGTAATACTTACAACATTGTATCCATCATGAAGTTTAAGCCATGAAATATTTCCAACATCAGCCCATCCAATATCTTCAAAATTAGTTAGTCCCGTTACTGTACCGTCTGTCACCATGCAATGCTTACAATCAATACACACTGGTAAAGTAGGTCTGCACAGTACCGACATAGAGTTTTCATCACGCACTTCGATTGTTACCGTTTGACTTGTTTGGGAAGTGATCGTTACCTTTGGATAAATCTCATACTCCGTATCGTCACTATCTACAAAAATGTTTGTTGAGAATTTATTACTTGTTGCAACTTCGCCAGAAATCTCATAGTGTTTCCATATAAATGGGGTGTCACAAACGAAACTGCATTGAACCGCATCAAGTTGTCCAAGTTTGCATGTGATCATCTTCCATCCGATATTCTGAAAGATTCCCCTGTAAATAACAGTTTCTTTATCATCTGCAATTCCTGTTAATGGCTTTACAAGAGTAGGAGAAGTCAGCCACTTATTGATCTTTCTCTGCTCTGAATTTGTAAATCCATGTCCATTTTCTTTTACGAGGTAAAATTCATATGTGCTCTCATCAGAATACATTGCACCATAATGATTTGTCTCCTGACGTAACATTGTTTTTTCACCTTTAACAATCTCTCGTGAAAATCCTGTGATGTCATTTGTCACATCAAACTGCACGACCATCAGTGGCGTATCTAAGATTGTTTTTGTAGATTGTCCATTATATTCAAATGACAACATATATGTATCTCCTTTCTGTATAAATTTTTGCACAAAAAATAACAGGCAGGAGTGCGTATTTCTACGCACTGCTCAACCTGTTTCTTCCTTATTATATAAGGTTTAAACTGGACGTTTGCGACCAAGTGTTTTTGCAACATCACGAGCAACTTGCTGAGAAGTATACTTATATGATTCTTTAATGATTCTTTGTAATTCTTCATCAGATACTCCGTTAGGAATATTAAGATTTCCAATAGCTTCACCAAAGTTAATTGCAATTTCCGTTGTTCCAATTCCATCCATAGTCATTCCGTTCAGTGTATGTCCATTTGCTAAGGCATTTAATACCTTATCTTGTCTTACTTTGTTTGCCAGATTAACAACATCGACAGTAGCAACTTCCTCACCTACTGCGAGAGAAGCGAGACCATCATCTCCGTTCTTATGCACAGATTTAACTAATCCACCTTGTGCATAGCCTGTGACCTTGCTATCTGTCAGTCCAAGATCGCTTGGTTTGACACCATAATGTCCCAAGATGGTAGTAATCGTACTATCAATTTTTGCACCCTCTGAACTGATTGTTCCAGATAAAGATGTAAACGTCTCTTCAATCTTATCAACAGAAGAAGATAACTCTTTACAGTATTTCTCATAATCATCATTCAGCTGTGTGCTTAACTTGTCAAGTCCGTCAATCTGAAGATTATAAATATGATCTTTTACTGTATCATCAAGTGCATCTTGTTTCTCTTGGAGTTCTGCTTCAAGACGTGCTTTCTTACTCTTCGATGCTGCATCAGCCACCCCATTAAGTGCATTGATCTGTGATTTTAGTATCTGAATATCCTTGTTAGAGGATTTTAATTGCTTGTCATATGTATAGTAGTCATGAGAAGTTTTTATAGCTTCTTTATAAGCATCTATAGTTTTGTTAATCGCATCTAATTTCTGCTTTGCGTTATTTTTCAGAATAGTTGTTACACTATCTTCGGCAGACTTAATACTCTTAACTGCATCCGCAATATCTTGATCGCTCTTTTGAATTGCGTCAGCCCATTCTGTGTCAGAATATTCATCACGATGCTCAGCCATTTTGGCACGTTCTTGCATTAATTGATTCAATTCTTCTTTTTCAGATTTGACATTAGCAATATTTGTTGCAATGGCAGCAGTACCATAATCTGTCAGATTTCCGTCATCATCAAACATCGCATCTTCATCGATCAGAGAAGATATTGTTGTAAGTGAATTTTGTAAATTCTGAGCCGCTTTAATAGCACGTTCAAAACCACGATAATAAATATCGTCACGCATACTATTTTTAAGTTCTTCGTTAGAAGTTCTTAAGTCATCTGCGCTACCTTTACAAGCGTTGATTTCGTTTTGCATTTGCATCCATTCTTGAGAACCATATTTAATAGAACCATCGTTCAATTTGTTATTCAGGTTCTCTTGCATTTTTGCAGCTTCTTCATCAATAATCTGTGCTTGTCTCTCATTAGCATCCATCTGATTCTGATAATCTGAAGCATCAAGGTCTTGACCTTTTGATTGTTTCAACTTTGCGGCAGAAGAAGCATTGCTACTATTTGTGGCTTCCATATTAGCTTTCGCATCATAATATGCTTTAATATTAGCCTGAGATTGCACAGCAGCATTTGTCTGTTCAGCAGCCCAATCCGCAGCAGCATCATTTGCATTTTTGTTTGCTGTCGCCAAAGCATTTGTAGCATCTGCCTCTTTTTGTTTAGCTTGCGCCAATTTATTAGAAGCGTCTTTTGCTTTTTTGACTTGTTCATTATATGCTTTAAGCTGTTTTAATAAAGTCTTATCTTTGATTCCTTTTAAAGAAACCTCTTTTCCAGACTTAATTGCGTTTTTCTGGGAATTAGATAACTTCTTAGCTTTCTTACCACTAAGAATACTATTACCCTTGGTCTTAACTGCACTATCCGCCTTATTCTTATTAGCTTGTGCATTTTCACGTTCTTTCTGATATTTAGCTTGATTCTTACTAGCTTCTCTTACAGCAGTCTGACTATTTTCGTACTGTTTCTTCTTATTTTTGACTTGACTGTCCAACACGTCATTCTGATATGTGTAGGCAGGCTGACCTGCATAATTACTCGCAATTGCTTGAGAATCTTGCACATTTTTCAGATATATCTGTGCATCATATAATGCACTGTTAGCATTTGATAGATTTGCACTTGTCTTAGCAGCGGAGGATTTTGCAGACTTTGTACTCTTAACCGCTTTATTATAAGCAGTAGCTTTTTTCTTCGCAGACCCTTTGAGACCCTTAGTAGAAATTGTCTTGCCTGCTTTAATACTCTTGTTAAGAGATGCTTTCTTTTTCTTAGATAATCCAGACTTACTAACTGCTTTTGTGGCAGATTTTGCCTTGGATTTCTGACTCTTTGTCGCTTTTGAAACCTTCTTTTGTGCTGTTTTATTAGCAGAAGAGGCACGACTCTGAGTAGATTTTGCAGAAGAAACATTAGATTGCGCTTCGGATAACTGATCGTTTGACGTTTGAACTAATCGTGCAACACCAGACTCTCCCGTAGATGCAGCAGAAGAACGATTAGATAATGTATCATAGGAATTTTGTAGGTTTTCAATTGCTTTCTGTGCCTTTTCAGTAGGCATATTCAACCATTGATTGAATAAATCACGCTGAGTGTTCTTTAACTGTTGAGCAGCAGAATTAGCTTGAAGGTACTTCTCATATAAATTCTGATAGGACTCCACAGCAGAACGCATGTTATCATTCTTGATAGTATTGATATTCATACTACCGTTACGCACACGTTCAAAGTATGTCCGTAATCGTTTCTGATTCTTTTTCTTAGAACTGTTCTTTGTCTTAGGAACTGTCTTAATTGCCTTGCTTGCAAAAGAACTTGCTTCAGATTTATATTTGCTTGCTGCTTGCTGATTTACAGAAATTTCTTTGCCAGTTGATTTATATTGATTCCAAAGCGCACTTTGTTTAACTTCTGGCTTCACGTAATCATTGATCATATTAGCAAAATTTTCTGTAGCAGTTGCTGCACGATCAATCGCAATTGCAATAAAGTCAAATTGTTTACCCATATTGTCAAGTAATATAGCAAATTTTGACTTTTTCTTTGTGCTTTTATCTGTAGCTTTGCTGTCTTTCTTTTTAGAATCTGTGTTCTTTTTCGTTGCTTCCGTATTCTTTTTAGTGGATTCTGTATGCTTTTTGGTAGAAGAAGAACCTGATGAATGTTTTTTATATCCAGAAGCAGCGCCACCTTGGAACGCACCACTACCAGTAACACGATGTCCAGAAGCAAAAGCAGTACCATGAGCAAATGCTGACATACCGCCTTTAATAGAAGCACGACTATTTGTAGATCCTTTTGAAAGTAAATCCGCTGTCTGCTGATGATTAAAAACTATATCTCCACGTTTAATGTTTGTAAACTGTGCGCCATTTTCGCCAAGTAAAGTCCAGCGGTTTCCACGGACAAGTAGCTCAGGTCCCAATTCGGATGTAAGTGTTGTTCCAGAATAATCTGCTCCAAGATTGCCACTTGCTAATGCACGAGATGATAATTTTCTTATTGAACCATGCGCAAACGCATTTCCGTTCCAATCATCAAAATCTGTCAGATTTGAAATCGTTCCTTGAGAAAATGCTTTTGACCAAACCATTGATCCATGTGCTAAACCAATACCATGTGCGCCATTTACACCACTTGGTTTGCCACTCTGACTATAACTTACAGATACCTTAACAGACTTATCATGTAAACCATTGATGGCTGATTTTGCAGCCTGTACATCAGATAATCCACTTGTTTTAATAGTAACTTTTGGAGTTGGATGCATCTTACCTAGTGCATTTAATTTTCCCTTAATGCTACTAATTTTAGATGAAGCACTGTCTTTTACTTTAACAGTAATTTTCTTATTTTTCAGTTTCTTTAAAGCACTGGCAATCTTTTTAATGACAGAAGACGCATTACCTTTTATTTTAATAGAAATGCTCTTAGATTTTAATTTCTTAAGAGATTTAGAAATAGAAGAAATGGTTTTCTTTGCATTGCCATTAACCTTAATAGAAATGCTTTTGGATTTCATGCTAGATAAAGATTTCTTGATAGAGTCAATGGTCTTTTTAGCATTACCTTTAACATTTACTTTAACAGTAGTAGTATCTGATTTACTTGAAGTGGTGTCAGACTTGCTTTGTTTGCTACTTTTACCACTTGAAGTGCTTGATTGTTTAGGTGCTGTATATGCACCTTGTCCTGTTTGATCAATCGCATTACCTAAGTAATTATTCTTGACCATACTGCTTGTAGATTTTTGAGAAACTTTACCGTTTTTACCAATGCCGTATTGTGTCTTAATTTGCGTTACATGCTCATCTTCAACACTATCCACTGCTTTTTGTGCTTCCTCTGCACCTTTTTTAGCTCCAGAAGCATCAGCGGTATATGTGGTTTTCTTTTCTTTTGGAACTTTATCTGTCTCAGATTTAGTTTCTTTCGCTTTCTTTTTAGCATCAGAATTATCACCAAGAATTTTAAGTGTCTCAGGATCAAGATAATCTTGAAGCATATCCAATAAATCTTCACGTTTTTGCTCAATTTGTAAACCAATTTTAATCTTTTCTTCACCAGAGGCAGAGTTATATTGCTTTACAAGATTCTGAATGTCGTTCTGAATGTCATTGGCTTGTGTTTCGATGTTAACAGGGATTTTAATTCCTTTTGTTAATCCTTCTTTACCAACATCTTTACCACCAGTAAGTTTAGCTTGGATTTCAGCAGAAGCTTCTAACTGTGTCTTAACAGCTTTTTGTTTTGCTTCGGTATCTCCATTTAAATCAGCAGCCTTGTACTGGTCTTTTGCTTCTTTGATTTGTGATTGCAGGGAAGAAATATTGACCTCAAAATCAATAACCTTTGTCCACGTATCAGGAATTTCCTTACCAGCTTCTTTTGCTTGATCAATTTGTTGTCGCCAAGCCTCAATACGCTGTCCTTCTTCGTCCCCTGCGGTTCCACCATTTTTCTGCCATGTTTCAGCCCAACCATCAAGTTTGTTTTTAGCTTCTTCATACTGTTTTGTAAGAGAGCTGAAATTGACATCAAATCCATATGTTTTCAGATTATTAAGTAAAGCTTCAAATGGTTCCACGCCCATACCAAATTTCTTGGCAGCAGAAGCAGTAGAATCAATATTGATTTTCCATTTCTGAGTTTTCTTATCAAAGTCAGCCAGAGCTTTACCAGAGTCATTTGTTTTTGTTTTCAGATCATCAAAGAAAGTGTATACACCAGAATTGTCTTCGGTGAAATATTTCTTCAGATTATCATAATTCTCTTTAAAGTTCTTTGCATCCGTTTTGCCAGTTGGTGACATCATTCCTGCAAATGTTTTGAACTGATCCGTACCAACTTTACCTTGATCATACTCTTCTTTAGTTTGCTTCATTCCAGAAACAAGAGTATTATAAGCAGAATCATCATCATCTGTACCAAGTGCTGCTTTATATCCTTCTACAGTATAAGAAGCAGAAGCGGCAGAACTATTTAACATTTTTAGACGTTCTTTTAACTGATCTACAGAACCAGTAAATATATTTGTCTTATCCGTAACAATATCGAATGCATTTGATAAGTCATTTAAATTCAAAGAATCTGTAAACTTAGAGATATCTTGATTCTTAAATGTGTCATTTAATGTTTCCTGCATTTTGGCAATATCTTTACCAGTAGATGATAAGACGTTATCTTTGTCATCAAGCTTGATACCAAGAGTTAATGCCAATGTGTCTTTATCAATACCAGTAGATTTTTGTAACGCAGCAAACTGATCATTGACATTTTGTTGCCATTTATTGGCATTCATTTTCCCATTAGCTTGTGTTTTCTGGAAGTCTTTGATTTGGTCTTGTACGTCTTTGTTCTGAGTAAGTTTTTTAGTAAGATTTTCAACAGTCTTTTCTTGTTTATCAAGATAATCCGTGTCTAACATTTTAGATGGATCAATGTCCATATTTGAAATAAAATTAGACGCAAATGTTTTTGTTGTTTGATCCAATTTATCATAACCATCAACTGCCTGAGAGATATTAGATAAAGTGTTTTTCCTAAAGCTATCAGAGTATTTCTGTAATTGATCATAATTTGTCTTTGAAGCCGCTAACAATTTCTTAAGATTCTTTGTATCATTCTTTCCGATAAATCCTTCAGAATTAAAAGTATCTGCATTATTAGCAAGCTCTTGGATTTGTTTAGATGTTAATTTACTAACATCAACTTTTTCTTTCCCAAGAATTTTGGCAGCCTGTTTTTGAAAATCTGTACTAGAATACAAAGATTGTCTAACAGACGCTTCGTTTACGGTTAATCCGTCTTTAGCAAGATTTTTTGCAGATCTAAAAGTATATGGTAAAGAACGTTTTAAGTTTGTACCAAGACTTTCGTCAGCGAATGTACTTCCGTATAATGATTTCTGTGCCTTTAATGCCATAGAATCATTCTGGATACTTACATTCTTTTTACTAGCAATATCTTTCTTGCTTTGATCTGCTAATGTTTGATATTTGTCAATCGTATCTTGAATAGCAGTGTTGTTATTAATTAAAGCTTCACCCTCTGAATTATATCCAGTAACAAGGTCTCCATTTAACTTCACTAATTCTTTTTTGATTGCTAAATATCTTTCATATTGACTTGTTGACAATCCGATATTTTCATTCGTATTAGAGTCAACACCAGAAGATAAAGTATTGAATTCTTCCTGTAATTTCTTAGCCTGCTTAACCTTGTTATTATTTTTATCAATCTTCTTATTGTATTTATCAAGATTTTTCTGACCTGCGTTCAATTCATCTTTTCGCTGACTCTGTATATTAGAATGAATTGCTTTAATTCCTTCAAACGCAGCAAGCACAGCTAGAAGAGGAAGATAAGATTTAAGTGTTGCACCAAGACCAGATAATACAGATTTTATGCTTGATCCTAATGATTTAATGCCAGATTTTGCTTTTTCGACACCATTTGATACACCAGTTCTAAATGTTTCCCCAAGTTTAGATGCACTTGAATTTACATTATCAAGATTAACTTGTCCAAGATCTGGAACAACTTCTTTTGTAGCTTGAGCTTCGGAAGAGACTTTGGAAATGTCAGATGTATCTGTTTTTTTGGCAGAAGTATTTTTGATACTATCTTTCCATGTTTGAATAGACTCAAAAGCATCATTTTCATTGAAATGTTTATTGCTAGTTGATTTTCCAACGTCTCTAACAACATCTTCGATGGCATCTTCTGACAATTTATACTTTTGTAATTTTTGAATTAATTCTTCTGAACTTGTTTCGCCATTAAAAGATTTGACAATCTTATCATATACTGGGTTAGTAATATTTCGTTGATTTTGGTTAAGAGAGTTTAATTGTTTTATTACATTTACCAGATTACCAATATCTTTAAGTGACAAAAGTGGTTAAATAATATATTAATTGCGTTTTAATATATACAATGGTATAATTTGGTTAAATGGTAATAAAAGGAGTATAAATAATGAGTCTAATAAAATGTATGGAATGTGGAAAGGAATATTCTGCTAGGGCACATGCTTGTCCAAATTGCGGTTGTCCGACATGGGATACAATAAACAAGTTATATCAAGAAGAACAAGTTGTGAATATTTGTAATAAAATGTATGATGTATCAGAAATTGTGTCCAATATTAACAATAATATTAGTGATCAAGTTTCTGTTGAGTTATTGTCAAATATGACTGGCTTTACCTGTGGTGAAGTGGCATATATATATCTTGAAATAAAAGAAGGCAATTTTTTACCTTGGGACACAAATAAATATGGCAGTCTTACAAATCCAAAATACCAAGAGAAAATCAATCGTAGAAATGAACAAATTGCCAAGCAGAGAGAAAATCTTCCTCATTGCCCAAACTGCAACAGTACCAATATCAAAAGAATTACCACTGGCTCCCGTATGTTAAGCGGTTTAACATTTGGTATTCTAAGTTCTAATATTGGTAAAACATATCAATGTAATAAATGCAAATATAAATGGTAGGAGTACGCAAATGAATTTAAACAAAGGACATGCCTTGATTGCTGTTCTATCAATTTGTTTATCATTTAGTGTTGGAACTAATATCAAAACTAGCGAAGAACATAAAAAAATAAGGTCAAAATACGAAGATGTAAAAGGTTCTTATGATGATATTTATTCACGTTATTATGATCTTTCCAAAGAGAATGATAAAATACAAGAAGATTTGAGTCGTTCTAGTGGAGAATATAATGATCTATGGTATAAATATACGTCACTAATTGACAAATACGATAAGTTAAAAGCAAAATATAAAAAGGTAGCAAAACCGAAAAAATCTACATCAAAGAAATCATCTAGCTCAAACAATACCAGTTCATCATCAAATAATTCGTCTTCTTCAGACTCCGATAATTCTTCATCCGCAAGTTATACAGTTTACATAACAGATTATGGGCAAAAGTATCATGCGGCTGGTTGTAGATATCTTAAAAAGAGTTCGATATCAATCTCTAAATCTGAAGCAGAACAACGTGGATACACAGCTTGCTCGCACTGCCACCCGTAGTGCAAGAAATACCTATAAATGCCATAATTGTGGATATAAATGGTAGGGTAGAAGAGAGGACTATCAACCCTCTCTAATTTCCAGATGATTTATTTTTTCGACCAGGATCTTCAGCTCCATCTGCTAGATCATCGAATGTCATGCCATAATGAGTTACAGTGTATTCGGCAATTCTGTCAAGATCAATACATCCATCGGCTGAATCGTTGTCAAGAATAAGTTCAAATCTACGAACATTTTCTAAAGGTTTGCCGTCGACTTCAATAATATAAGGAAGTTCATGCATTGCACTGCACTGTGTATCAAATCCTTCGGCTTTAGTCTTTTGACGAATTGTTATAGTTTTCATTTAATCACCTACTTTCTGAAAGGAGTATAAATTTATGAAATTAAATCATGATTGTATAAGAGATGTAATGGTTTACATCGAAGATAATTGTATTTACGAGGATAATAGTCGTGGTGATCGATCTATTCATTCTCGTGTTTTCTATGAAATTACACACGATGAAAAATTATCGTCACGATATACAGAAGATGAAATTAGATATGTAGTTGCTCAATTATATTTTGAAGATATGATCATTGCTAGAATGACACCAGAAACATTAAATTTCATACGATTTGAAGTTGATTCATTATCGTTTAAAGGTCACGAATTTTTAGACAATATTAAAGATGATACAGTCTGGAAGAAAGCCAAGAAATTTGTTGGAGAGCATCTTACAAGTACATCATTTTCGATTATTGCCAATGTTGCGAGTAAAATAGCAATAGAAGCACTAGCAAGTGGAGCAACACCTAAATAATTTTGTACATAATAAAAGAGAGTGTTATTTGCACTCTCTTTTTTACTTATATGTAATTACTCAAGATTATCTATAATTTCCAAAATATCAACATCGAGCAAATTGAAAAATTCCATAAATTCATTGAATACATCTTGATTCATTTGTCCAATTACTTTATATGAAATCTTATTCTTATCAAAATAATATAACTGTTCGGCTTTAATATATCCATCTTTGTCATTATGCGGATTTGTTTCAGTATCATCATGTGATATTGGGAAATTACCAGGATATGATAACTTATGCTTTTTATGGTCTTCGTTTTTAAAGGACGATAATACGTTACAAATCAAATCATAAGAATATCCTTGAATTTCTCCGCCATCGTCGTCTACAACAACAAAAGAATGTTTGTTTATTTGCTTACCATTATGTTTATACTTGTCTACTAAAATAATATCTCCAACACAGCACATTATAATACTTACCTACCTATTGTTACTTTTTTTCTTCCGTTAATTACATCGTCAGACCATTTGATAGGAACAATATCTTTCAGTGCTTCATTACTAGATATAATACGACGTTTTTTATTTTGCAATATATTCCTATCTAGTTTTTTATAACCTTCTTTCATATTAATCCCTCCTTTTTCTATCTTTTGATGCTTATAAATTATTAATTTCTATATACATTATAGTAGAAAAATAGTAGGAAATCAATAGAATAGTATTTATTAATTCTATTTACGCACTAAATCAGTTTATTACAACAAATTATTGACAAAATAATATCTCTGTATTAATATAAAAATATCCCATATAACTTATTTATCGTCAAGTTATACGGTTAAGTTTACAAGAAATGCAACGAGTTATCTTCCAAGTTCGTCATTGCATTTCCAAAGGATTTACAGTCTATTAGTTGCCGTAAATGGTTTCTAATAGACTGTTTTTTGTTATGGATATTTATTCCATTGTATGATATAATTTGGTTGCTGAATGATCATGTTTTATGATTTGCACGCCATTCAGTGCCTTACGGCAGATGCGGAACGGAGGTGGCAAATGCTCCAAAGCGTCATTCACTTATTACAGAATATTGACTGGCAGAGTGTGTTTAAAACACTCAATATTGCAAGTTTGATTATTCAGTTATTGCTTGCAATATTTAGATAAGACTTGAATTAACAATGCAAACAGTATTTTAATGTGTAAAAATATCGTATTATCTATCTACCACAAAAAGATAACCGTTCAAGTAAAAAGTATCATTGTATGATTGGGCTACATATTAGAAATACTTGCATTTTATTAGAAAATATTCTATAATACAAGTGTAATAAGAAATGATACAAAAGCATTTGTACCAACAAACCGTAATTAAGGGTGGTAGCTTAATTACAAAACATTAGTTGAAAAAGGAATACAAAAGGGCATCCGAGTGGGTGCCTTTTTGTTTTATGCTAATATATTAAGCTATTCCACAATATTTATACCAAGTTAAAAATAACTTTGTCTTATATGTACTTATAAAGACACAATTTGCCAAAACACCAATCGTCCAAAATCCTTATAAAATAAGGACTTTTTGATGGTCGTTTTTAACATAAAATTTGAATTTTAAGTTCCCTGCTTAGAGATACAATATCTCTGTACGCAAACGATGATAACAGGTAAAACATCGACATTAATTTACACTTTTGGGCTATACATTACCAGACAATGATCATAAGGTCGTCATTATCTGTCAGGATCGGTAGTCTCTGAACATCCATTCTTATTAAAATATCTTAGCTACTGTGCCTTATCCCGAAGCACGTTTCTTATATGGCAGTTTACCGATATCTTCCTATACGGTAAGAATGTGTGCGGCTGATTAGATACAATCGTATAATACGATATGAATATCAAATTCTTAAACTATTCCGTCTATTGTTGCCAATTCCGTTTCAGTTTTGATATTCTTTTTCGTTCCAGCAATTACTCCTGATACGTGTATTTTAAAACCCCGTATCCTATATATTTGTCCAAAACACCATTTCTGTTTCTTCCTTATATATAGTAGGCTCACTGTCACCCTAATGATTTTGAGATAAGGTCAACCCAGGTTTTTAAAAAGTTTAATGCCAGCAAAGCCAGCGGCAGCAGTTTTCAATAATCCAAAACTACTTACTAATTTATTAACTACATTTAGAACATTTGATAATAAAGTAATTCCACCACCAAGGATGTTTTTATCAGCAAATGTTGTTGAGATAGATTGAAATGAGTTTTTAAGATCTTCTGTTTGACCTTCCAAACTATTCTTATAAACTTCATACTTTTTATCTGTAGATCCAGCAGAATTTTCAGATACTTTCTCGTATTCTTGAGCTTTACCGTAATTGGTCATAAGTGTAATGAATTCATTCATATGATGTGTGCCAGCGAAAGACTGTGCGATTGCACGTTGAGACACGTCACTATAATTATTCCAATTGCCAGCAACTTCATCAAGAACATCACCAAAATTACGGAACTGATCTGTTTTGTCTCGCAGATTAATACCTTCTCCACGCAAAACAGTTTCCACGTTACTAAGATCCTCTCCGTTATTCTGGTAATCTTTTAATCTTGATAATTTAATATTACCCATACGTGCAAAAACAGCATTTAATCCAGTACCAACGGAACCCATACCTTCCTGAGTTACTTCACCGATTGTGGCTAAATACCCAAGCAATTTATCCATTGAGATTCCAGCAATTTTTGCTGTATTTGCAACTTCTGACATACCTTCTGCCAAACCACCAACATCAGTAGCAGAAGCCATATCTACAGAACTTAATTTATCTACGATTTTCAAGGTATCTTCGGCACTTGTAACACCATAACCTTTTCTCGCAGAAGTTAAATACTTTGTAGCATCTTCAGATGATAGTCCGCCAACCTTGCTCAGTTTAATAGAACTTTCGGCAAGCTTATTAGACTTTTCAACACTTTGCCCCTGTTTCATCCACTCAGTAGAAGAAGCAGCAACATCTGTACCAGTAGCCTTTAATTGATGCCCCATATTTGAATATGTTTTCATCAAATCTTTGGCTTTATCATTGGATACACCAGTAGCCATCTGAAGCTGAGTCATTGCACTATCTACATCATATGTATTTTGCACCATTTCTTGTGCTTTGTTCATACCAGATTGCAAGATGCCATATGTTCCTACGAACTGAGAAATCTGACTAAATCCACGCTTAACTTCTGAAAACATTGAATTTCCAGTAAGTCCTTTCACAGAAATTTCAGCCTGCATTTGCTTAAACTGTTGGTTGATACTTTGAGCTTCCCCTTTAGTTGTAGCGTTCTCAGATTGTTTCGCAAGATTCTCTAATACAACTCCATATTCCTTAGCGGCTTTAGTATTATTCGTCATATAAGTTCTAATCTTATTTGCTTGAATACTACCTTCACCAGGATGAAGTGCCTTGCTCTGAGTTGCGTCGAGAATTTTCATCTCATTGTTTAATTTTTTATATGATTGGATTACTTTCTCATTCTGCTTAATGATCGCATCCTGATTAGCAGTTGAAGGATTTGCTTGGTATTGAGTATGTAATTCCTGCAAACCTTTTACATTTTGTTTATATTCTTCAAAAGACTTATTCGCATTTTTGTATTCTTCACTACCACTGTAATACTTACTAAGTTTCTTTTGTTGTGCTGCTAAATTAGCATCATATGATTTATTTCCAAGATTCCTAGAAACATTTTGCATATAAGAATCTTTCTGTTCTTGCTCTTTAAGAGCTTGGTTAAACCAATTGTCATATTGTTTTTCTTGCTCTTTATGTTGTTTTTGTACTTGTTTCTCTATATCACTCTTTAATACTTTATTAGGTGAAGAATTTAATAAAGATAAACTATTTGTAGCATTTTTATCATATTGTTCAAGTTTTGCATATGCGTCAATTAAAAGATCTCGATTTTCTGTAGTTCGATTCTTTTTAAAATTCCCATACATTCTATTGACTTCTTTACGTTGTTTTTCGTAGTCAAGAACATCATTACCAAAGGCATTGTATTCTTTGCTATTATTATCGACATACCAAGAAAATTGTTTTTGATATCTTCCAGATTTAGAAGCAAATCTCTTCGCTTGAATTTCAGATTCAATCTTGGCAGCTTTCTCATTTAGTTTTTTCTGTTCTGCTTGATATTTTTTATCGGCTTGAGCCTGATTCTTTAATGCTTTATTTTTTGCTTTCTCTTGTTCTTTAAGAGCTTGATTTGCATATTGATAAGCAGTATCTGTTGAAACATCTTCTTCTTTTGCGATCTGCTTTGTAACATTAGCCATTTCTTTGGCTTGGTCTTTTGCACGTTTAACAAGACCTTTATCAATAGATGTTTCCCCACTAGTATAGAATGTCCCAGAAGCATGTTTCATCTGTTTTTGAATTGCAGATTTACTATATTGTACATATGATTTTGCCTGAGCATTTGCTTGTCGTTTAATTTGATTATTAAGTGTTGTATTTGTTGATCCTCTCGTACCAACAGTAGGGTTAATATGCACATCCCTATCTTTTACAAGATTATTCAATTGAGACTCAACATCGCTCTTATTCAATATTGCTTTAATGACGGCTTGAAAATCCATTCACTCACCTCTTTCATGATTTTGTGCATAATAAAAAAGAGCCTATACAAAAATAGACTCTTTCAGTTCCAGTATATAATTAACAGACGGTCAGGGAATCGAACCCCGATCTCTGGTTTTGGAGACCAGTATAATTCCATTATACCAACCGCCCGTGAGAGCAATGATCAATTACTTGTTACTTGTTGTTTAACTAATTGCTGTCAAACATGGCTTAAGTACCCATGTACCAGTAGGGAAGTCATAAAGATGTGATAAAACATATTCATGTGCTTCGATGACTGAACCAACATTTACCTCTGTATGTATAACTATTCCGCCGCCATACATACTCCATTCAGCACAAATAAGTGTATAGTAATTTTTTCTATTCTCTATCATCATAACATCATCTCCTACTATATAAGTGGTGTTACATCATAGATTTTGTTGTGTAATTGATCATTGCGAGTTTGAGTATATCATAGTAATATGTTGTATGTATACAGGTATATTTTTCCAGTGCTATAAATCAGACAAAGAACCTTGTTTTCCTTCTTTAATACCGTCTTTTGTAAAGTATTTTCCGAAGTCATCTTCTGCGGATGAATCGTTGTAAATACCAACCAATTCCGTAGAAGACCATCCAAAGAATTCTTTGATAACATCAATCGGAATATTCTTCTTTGCGAAAGCAGTACAAGTATAATGTCTCATACAATGGTAGTAGAAGTCTACGTCTAACATCTCTGAGAATTCAGCTGTCCATTTATCAAGATTTGATCTACGATGCCAACCATTTTTATCTTTCGTTACAAAGATATCATCAATGTCAACGCCAAGTTCTTTGCGCTGTTTATCCCATAAATCAATGTACTTTTTAACATCAACAAGGATAAATTTGTTTAACTGCTTACCTAATTTACCACGACCCTTTGTACGAATCTTTGGCGTTTTATATAAAGCACCATCAAATTCAAGAGCATCTTCAGTAAAATAAGACATCTTCATTTGAATGATTTCCGATTTTCTCATTCCAGAATAAGCAGCAATAGCGATAGCACACGCTTTTTCATATTTCTCTTGTTCGACAAGAGTTTTTAATAAGTCATCAACTTTTTCATCTGGCAGAATAGTTTTTTCACGTACTGCCTCATTTGCAGGATTCTCAATCTTATTTACAATCTTTCTGAACCCTTCAAATTCTTCTTCCTCATCTAACATATTTTCGATATAATCAGATAAAGAAGAAAGACATGATTTAACACGTCTTGTTCGTTTAGGACTCCATCCCCATACGTTAATTGCATGATTTTGAAATTTAGCAATATCACGTTTGGTTAATTTTGCGAAATCCTTATTTTTATTATGTTCCAGATTCCAACACCAGAAAATATCTAAGTCATTGCGATAACCTTTGATTGTACTCTGCGCACGATCAACAGAAGCAAGGTAATCTAACCATTCATTGCCTAAATCTTTGTTATCTTTATTGACCAATGCTAGTTTTTCTGGAGATGTAATCTTGTTATATACCGTAAATCTAGCCAACGGTAAACCTCCTATGTGTAAAATAAATACGACCACAATATATAGTGGTATTCTTAAAAATAAATCATATATATTGTGGTTGATAAGCATATAAAATCTTGGTTTTATTTTGTGAAAATTACATCAGATTTGATGTGAAAAGAAATTATTGTTTAAATCTTTTTTCAAATGCCTGTTCAGCATATTGTTGAGCTTTTTGCTCTGTACGTTGCCAGAATCCAGAAGTTAATACAATACCAGATCCACCAGATTCCGCTTCTGAAAAGACGTGAGGAGTAGAATAAGTTCCAGTATTATAATTGTATCCCTGATCAAGATACACAGTGGCACTAACAGAATCTCCGCCACCAACAATACCAGTTGTTCTTGCAGAGTTTTTCATCTGATATGTTCTTACATATTCCTTTGGTTCTCCACCAGCATAAGAAGCAGTAAGCTCTTGATTGGCTGTTAAGAATGTTTTGCTCTCAGCTTCACTTACGGCATCAAGCATTTCATTCTGGATTTGTCTCCATAATCCAGCCATTGCACCCATGTTTCCCATGAAATCACCTTACTTTCTGTCAATAGAAACTACATTATTATTGACTGCATCAGCGGCACCCTGTTTAATTGCTTCAAGTGCATCAATTCTATTTTTCTGGAAATCATCAGATTCAACGACAGCTTTTGTAATGTCTTCGGCAGTAAAGTCAAAACCATGCTCTGCAAAATACTGCATCATCTTCTGAGTTACTTCTGGATCAGCTTTGGCAAATACTTCATTAATATATTCAAGAGCAGGTGCTAAAGCCACGACAGATTCTACTAAATCGTCAACACCTTCAACCTTGAAATTCACATCTTTGCTATCGAGTTTAATATCGATCGCACTTGCAATTAACTGCTGTTTAATGTAATCGCATTTCTCATCAATTGCAGCTAACATATCTTGAAACTGCACTTTGTTAATATCATTTTCATCAACAAATGCGTCAACATCAATATCTGAGGCAAGTGCATACAATTCATCAATGCCAATGCTTTCTAAATCCACACTTCCATAGAATTTGATAATATTCATCTTGATTCCCATAAGTTTACTTAACGGATCATAGTCCATACTAGATACCCCATTCTCATCCTGAGTTACTGGGAAAGCAGAAGCGACAACCGCCTCAACGAAATCATTTGCCTCAAATCTATTTAAAGACCCATCTTCATAATGTCTTGTTTCAAAAGCGATTTTACCCATAAAATTATCTCTCCATTTCTCTATTTAACTTCTCAATCAATTCAGATACATGATATCTGTAATTGACTTTCAATTTTCGACTATTAACAATGATTGGATTGAATTTTTTTAAATCCTTTTCGTTGAATGATTTCTTATCCATAGAAGCAATCATTCTGTCAAAATCATTGATGTGTTGAAAATATGTAGTTTCCATGTTATTTTTCTTTCTAAAATTAAATAAAAACCCTGCGATCATATTTTTGTAACCAACAAATTCTCTTAAACCTTTAATCTGATGATAATGAATTACACCTTTCTCTTCTTTGGTACGTTCAAAAGAAATAGAAGAAGTGCCAACACTTTTCAATTCCAATGCATACATATAAGGAGAGGAAAATAAGAAACAATCGCAAGGATTCTTACTTGAAAATCTTAAATTACTACAACCACCAAAAGATTGTGCTTGATCTTTTAAACGATAGTAGAATATGTCTGAAGGAATACTGGCTTTCCAATTTTCTTCAAATCTCTTACCAACATTCTTTGCCAACCTATTCACCTACCTGATATTTATCGTTAATATATTTTCTATAATCAACATACAGTCTGTATGTATCTTTTTTTGGATACCAGAACGCCATAATATCTGCACGTTCAGATGGGTAGACCAGAAGTGGTTGTACGCCATGTTCTACATAGAACTTAACCTGTGCCAAACTTGTAACAGGAATAAGTTTTGTATCTTTATATGCTTCCTGCAACTGTTCAGGCGTTGTAATTTCTGAATTCAATAAATACACCCTTTCTTTTAAAATCGTAAAAAATAGGGAAGAAAACAAAAAGTCATATAATCCAATTTGTGAACCATATTAAAGTTTTGTTTTCTTCCCTATCTTCTAACTAAAATGTAAAACTATAATATGATTACTGCAATATTTTTTCATGTTCAATATTCCAAGTTAATACACTACTGATTAGTATAAACTAACCAGTAGTGATAAATAATATCCTTAAATTAAGCTAAAGACTTGATCTGATAAATATCTACAAATTCATCATCTGCATCTGTCATCAGGTCAAATGTGATCTTCAGTGTAATAGGATCTCCCTCAGCTGCAAAAGCTAATTCGATATTTCTCTGAGGAGTAGCTTTGTAACAAGTGATATGTAATGGTGTTACAACTCCTTGCTCAGATTTCTGGTTGATTTCTGCGTCAACTCTGAAATCAGCTAATTCCTGATTATCGTTAATCTTAACTAACTGAAGTGTAGAGTCATTTACGATATAAGATACATCGTATTTCTTACCAACAACGATATCGCTATCTGTTGTAGCTGTGAATACTTTTGCTGCTGCACTTCCTTCGATCTGTGTTCCACCAACATCACCTTTTTCGTAAACGAATAAAGCTCCTGCTTTTGGATCGTCTGGTAATGTAAGTTTTCCTGCTTCTGTAGCAGTGATCGTCTTCATTTCTGCACGATCTCCACCTTCTGTAATTGTACCGTTACCAAAGATAGAGAATAACTCAAATGGATATACCTGAATTTCTGATTCAAGTGTTCCTTCCATTGGGTTGGCAAATGTTACAGCATCTCTACCTCTCTTTTTAGCTTTTACAGAATCTGCTGTAATATTTAATGTTACTGTATTGGCATAATCAACTCTTAAAGCCTTTTTGCTTGTAGCTAAGTTAGTTAACTCAAATACACCGCAGTCACGGCTTGCATATTTCTTACTAGCTGCCATTTTGTCACATCCTTTCATTAGAATTTTTAAATTTTAGTATTAAAAAAAGACCCATAAAGATAGGTCTTATTTTTCTTCTTTAAGATTTTTCAAATATGAATCTTCTTTAAAGTCACTACCTTCAGTTCCCCAGACACTGGCATTAAGAGCCATGATTTGATAATTTCTATCAATTAGAATTCTTTGAAAGTTATCATATAATTGAGGAATTGTTAGTTGCCCTACGTTAGTAAAATTAATACTTGGGTGATACGCACATACGACAGAGATAATATTACCGATATCATATTTTGGATCTTGTTTATCTAAGTTTTTTCCACGAGTACGTTTAGCTTTTGCCTTATCACGTCTACGTTGCATTTGGATAACAACAGGATCTTTTTGCTTTGATAATTCTTCGGACACTGTGCGTTCATTGTTGATATTTGAAATTTGCATCAGGATATGTAATACATCATCAAAGATTTCTCGATCAATAACCCCGACAACCTGTGATTCGATTTCTCCAGTTTCTTTGTCCTTATGTGTTTTTAAGATCTCAAATCTTTTTTCTCTTAATCTATACACAACATCTTCGACAAAATAAAAACAAAATGCTCTCACATAAATCCGTATAACATCTGTGTTTTCTGATACCAAATCAAATAATTTAACATCTGTTCGTTCTTCATAAGGTAATGCCAAAAAAGCATCATATTTATCTGGCAGGAGAGCAGAGTAGTAGCTATCTACTGTCAATGTCATATAACTAGCATATTGCATCCATAACCCTTCACCAATTCTCCTACGATCACTGATTTTAGGTGGCTGAATATGCCCAATTCCAACAGGTATTGGTTCGCTTGACAGTAGCTGTGAATAAGTAAGTTTTACGTCACTCACTTACAAAGCAACTCCATATTTATATCATCAATCCGATACACCATTGTCCTGCCATAAAAGTTAGTGTTCGGTTTAAAAGACTGTAATTGGCTTGTACGAGTATCTAATCTCATAGCCCCGATACCAAATGAGTCTTTTATTGATTCGTCAGTTAAGGCAAGATTGATTGCTTGACAAATCATATCTAAACGATTGCCAGCGTATCCTTTTTTACGCCATTCTGACTTTTCATCATCATCTAGTTTGATAACATCTCTATGACATATGACATTGATCACCAATGTGTAATCAATAATAGATGTTGATATACTAGCAGGATATGTTTCCATTAAGATAATAGATCGTGTATCTGTAATGGTTTCATCCATATATGGGACATCTTTGCAATGTCCTAATAAACGATTGTCTTTCACTTGTCCATGTATATTTTTGCCAATTTTGCATCCAAACCAATTATCCTCGAAAGAATAATCTTCATCATCAAGATATGGCATGGCAAGAGAGCTAACATCATCATTTGTCATTAAAATATTTCCTACGGCTTCTTTGATTAATCCAAGCGAAACCAGAGGATTTTCCATCATTTTTTCTGTTTTCGTCATTGAATTTCACCTATGTCAGACTTTCTATAGTTATTTCAATAGAAGCAGTAGAAGAAGTTCCATCTTTTGCAGATAATTTCAAGATGATTTTCTGACCAGCTAATGCAGAATTTGACACAGAGATTCCAATGTTTGAACCAGTTTCTTCTATATTAATGGAGTCTTTTAATTCACATTCAATATCCCATTGAGGATCTTTTGCAACTATGTTTCCATCTAAGTCTTTAAAAGAAGCGGTAAATGTAGATTTCTTTCCTACAAAAACTTTCTTGTATCTATACTTAATAGTAGCAGTACATGTCTGTTCTACAGTTGGAACATCTGGCTGTTCTGGTTTCTCTGGCTGCGTTGGTTCAGGATCTTTTTTAGGCTCAAAGTAATCACATAATCGCAAGTCTTTTCTGTCTTTCGCTTGGTTAAATTCATCTTTATCAACGATAAAAGATAATACACCACCATGTTCGGCACCAAAATGATATAAAACATTATCATCACGAGTGAATGTAAATACGTCATTTGGAACTTCACGAATATCAAGAAATACTCTTTTTCCATCAAGCCCAAGAGTATCATCGTCTTGCGGTACAATTACCGTATAGTTATTTGATCCAACAAATATAATATTGTTACCCGTTTTACCAACATCATATTTAGATGCCGATTGATAATAAGCCCATCTTTCATGGATATTACCGTCTGCATCTTGCCATTTTACAGTAGACTGACACAACTTCATTGTTGTTTTTTCAAACACACCACATTGCCCAGGTCTTCCGTCTATAATCCAGTAATTATTTTCAAAATATACATACATTCCTGCTTTGGAAGTGTTACATGGAAATAGTACAGTTCTCTGCATAGTTTTTAATGAGGTATCAGAATCATTATCTTGCACTACACATCGGATAGTCGTTCTTTCTGATAAATCAGAGTTACATAATTCAACCGTAGAAGCAATGTCTGTATCTAGGATTTCTGCAAATTCATCATCTTTATAATCGTTATATGCATCATTTTCATAACCGCCTGTTAAGTTAGGTCGTGTATTAGGTGTTATTAAATACCAATCTTGCATTTATCACACCTCCTATGTATAAGCGGTAGGTTTTTGATTGTTTGTCATTTTGTCAGCATTATATTTAATAGCATCAAGCTCGTTCTTTGCCGAAGTTTTTGACCCATTATTTCCATCAATACTTAATTCTTTTGTTACGATACTCACTCGTTTATTTACAAGTGAGTAGTAACGCTCCTGATAATATTGATGCATATATTCTGCCATTGTATCTATGACATATTGGTCAAGATCCTCTGAAAATTCTTTTGTCTCTACATCGTATGTAAGATCATCAATTTCCATAGAGTATCTTGCAATTGCCTTTTTTAGCCATTGAAAAACTAAAGAATCTGGCAGAGGTGTTTTATCTGCAAACGTAGATTCAAAACTTTGAATTACATCATCTGCGGTTGTCATTATAATCACCTACATCCTATTTCATTTTGTGTCCTGTATAGTTTTCAATGAATCGAATTTTTTCGTAATCGTTATAATTACCTTTTTTAATCATCATCATGACAGCTGATTTTTCAGCACTTGTGACAATATACTCAGAAACTTTGTCCTTAAATGTTTTTGACATCCCTTTATAGGCAAATAATTTTGCTACTAATGCAGGCGTTAAAATTTTCTGAACTTTCTTTTCTTTTTTATTGTCAAAGTCTAACTCTTCACGAGTATCAGCGTCTTCAATATATAATGTTGCATGAGAGCCAACACCATCAATTCCAGTAAAAAGCATATTCCCGTTCTGCACCTGTGAGATTACTTCTCCACGAGATAAACGAGTAGTACCATTTGGTGTAATTGTTACATCTCCTGTGGATTCAATTCTCTGAAATCCTGTTGTCCAATTGGCAAGGCTGCGTACTGTAATTTTTGTTTCCATGCTTAACTCTTTTACAACTTCTGTATTTTCCATCTCTTTCAATTATTTATCCTTTCACAACTAATTATCGTTTACTTGAATTTGTATTTTACAGAATTATACAATTCAATCTTTTCATCTAAATCTTTCGACTTTTGGAATGTCCAATAACGCACACCAGTATTTTTGTTGATATTAGAAGAAATATAACTTTCGCCTAACCCCATTAAAAAATAGTGTAGTTTTTTGGAATAGCAAAAGTAAATATCGTTCATGATCTATGTCCTCTATTTAACTAATTAATTGCAAAGATATACAGAATTACCATATATCTTTGCAAATAAAAAAGACCCATAAGGTCTACATTTCTTCAACTATTTACGAATTCTAGTAAGTACCAAGTTCTGTTGACAGTTTCTTGTCTCCAAGTAAGCCAATCATATATTCTCTTCCTGGAGCAACTAAAGCACCAACTTCAAGGTCATATCTTGTGATTAACTGACCTGTTGATACGTCTGTTCCAGAAATAGATGTTAATCCACCTCTTGTTACTGTATAGATTGGAGACTGTCCACCAGCAGGAATTACATATCCGAGTCCCTGTGGTAATACTGTCTGGAAGTCTGTTCCAGCTGCATTCATCAGAGAAGTATCATATGGATTTGGTAATTCAGAAACAACTGCACCATTGTACATTCCCATTAATCCTGTATCGTGGATTTCTTTCATAACGGCTTCAGAGATACCTGTAACAGCAGGTGTTGTTCCCTGATATCCTGCGAATGCATTAAACTGGGAAACTAAAGCATAATCACCAGTGATAGTTGGTTTTCCAAAACGTCTTACAGGTGTGATAACTCCATCAACACCAGTTTTTGTTAATCCGTCTCCCTCGAAGAAGTATTTAACTCCATCTGCATGTTTGATTGCTTTGTAGATTGTTTCTACAACATAAGCAGCAGCTTTGTTTCTGATCTGAATAGCGATCTGATTCTTTAACTCGTTTTCATCGCTCATGTCACCAATAGCAGCTTTTCTATAATCTACTGCATAACCAGCAGAAATAGCTACTGTAGCGATAGGTGTTCTTTTCTTTCTGATTACTGGGAAGTTAACATCCTGACCTAAAGCCTGTTTGTTTGCTGGGTTTCCAACAAATTCTGGGATTTCAACTTCGCAAGAATCGTTATATCCGATTGCTTTGTAATTTCCATAGATGCTTAATAATTTAGCTTCCTGAAGAATCTGAGGTTCCATTGAGAAACGTCTGATTTCATTTAATTCAGAAACTGCTGATAAATCACCAGCGGAAGCTTTGCTATTTAACTCTTTAATATAGTTAGCAGCCTGATCTGCTTTTTTCCCGAAACGTGCTAAGTCTTTTCCATCTCTCATTGCAGAGAAAATTTCTACTACAGGAGATTTTGTAGACACACGACCGCTTGCAAAGTTTGCATCCTTACGTTCGTTGTTTAATTCAAATGTATACATTTATACTATCCTCCTTTTTAAATTAACTATTTTGATACTGACTGTGTAGCTGGAGCAGAAGCAGCAACTCTTACAACAATACCTTTGTGATTTCCAATGATTTCAGTTACTTCTACATATGGTGCAGCAGTAGCTCCCTTAACAAGATCACCCGTTGCTGTAGATTTTAACTTATCACCTTTAGCCACCCCAGTAGGAATCTGTTTTCCATAAATTTCAAGTTCTTTTCCGTCTAATTTATCAAGATCTAAAACTCTTAAATCTGATCCTTTTGCGATAAAGTATCTGTCTAAACCTTCGTCGTCACCAACTTCAATATTCATTACTACCTGTTTAGCGTTAGCGGCTAAAGCAAATGTACCTTCTGTTACTGTTCCAAAATCGCCATTATAAACATCTGTTCCTGCAACAGCTTTTACATATGGGTATAATTTCTCGATTTCAGAGATATTGCGGAATTTAATCATTTTTATCTATCCTCCTTATTAAAAAATACTTACATCTTCGTCATCATCAACAACTTCGATAGATTCACATACCTCAGAAAAGATATCTTCAACTTTTTCTGAATTTGTTTCTGCTGTAGGCTCTGCGGCAGATGCCTGCTTCTCAGCTGCTTTCTGCTGTGCTACAATATTCATGCAAATCTTAGATTTGATAGAGTTAACTTCAGAAGCAATTTCATTTAATTCGTCAATATTTTCGCAAGAGTTAATATCAGATTTTAATTTGTCGATATCTTCTTTTGCGACAGCTTTTTCGTCTTCATTGAACTCGCTTAAAGCTTCGTCAACTTCACCTAATTTTTCTGCAACTTTAGCTTTTGCAATTTCTTTTCTAAGAATTTCGATCTGTTCCCATGCTGTCTCATTCTCTGTCTTTGTGTCTTCAAGAGCTTTCTGTAATTTTTCGACACTTGCATTAAGTTCGGAAATCTTTACATCCTTTTCTGCGATAACAGAATCTTTCTGCTCAATCACGGAATTCTGCTCAGAAATTTTCTCTTCTAATGCAGATTCTTTAGAATTGATTTCAGAAATTGTTTCTTTGATAGCAGAAGTGATTTCTTTCATATCAATTGTTCCGTCCATTTTCTGTTTGTCCTCCTTGTTTTGATTTTCGTTTAATTCCAATACAATAGAAGAGGTATCAGCTGGGTTCATTACCATATCCCAACCAGAGTGAATGAATTCAACAGGAATTCTCCCTGTTTCTCTCCATCCATTCATATAAACAATTCCTGTATTACCTTTTGCTTTGAAAATTTCTACGCTACCTTCTACGGCAACGCCATTGTTAAGATCTTCTTCAAGATTTGCAACGAATTCTGGATAACACATTTCATCAAGATATCCTTCACCGCATACACATCTCTTTGTTTCACCTTCGTAATCAATGTCGTCAATATATCCTCTTGTAAAATGTCCAACAACACTTGCATTTCTAAATGTTATTAAGCCATCTTCGTTGACACCAGTTTCTCCGTGACCGCAGATTATTGTTCTGTTTTCATCTAAAAATTCAACACGAACACTCATATCTGTGATACTGCCGAGCTGTGGCGCACAATATTCCTCTAAAAAGGTAATTCCATTTTTGTTGTATTTTGTTCCGATACCATTTTCTACTGATTCAGGAGGCTGTAATTCGTACAATACGGCTTTAAATGGTCTACGCCCATTCTTGTATTTCTTTTCAGATAACTCTACGATTGCCATGTTGTATCCTCCTTTAAAAAGTTTTGTATAACAAAAAAGCCGATTAAATAAAATCGACCTTTCATTATTGATATTTATTTAGAGTCACTTGGACTTGGGATATTGTTCCCATTATTATTTCTACTTCGAATTGTATTTTCTGTAGGGTTGTCCGTAGTTGGACGACCGCCTTGATCATTTGTATTATTTGAAGAATTTGTATAGGCTGTCATATGAGGTAAATATTTTTGATATATACCATCTTCAATTTCTTCATCTAACACATTAAAATATGCTTCTGGATTTATTCCTGCACTAGCGACAAGATAAGATAAGGAACCGCTTGCCTCTGAATATAATGTTTTACACATATCAAAGAATGCTTTGCGGTTTACAAAAGAAGTAGGGAAGTAGTAAACTTCCACTGGATTGTTTTGATCTTTAATGACATTTTTGTTAATAACATAATTTAATTCTTTTTGCCATTCATAAACCCATGTATATACTTGGGCTGTAATCATTTCGAGGTTATTCGCTCCAGCTCCAAAATTACCTGATTCCATTGCTCCAAGTAAAGAAGCACAAATACCTAGATCCAAAGAGATTTGATTACTAAGATTTGATTCATTTTTATCATTAAAAATATCTGTAGAAACATCTAAAGAATTGATTTTTGTTCCTGCGGCAACGCTAAAGAAACTTAGCCCACCTTTATTATTTTTGTTAACTACAGCGGTTTTAACGTCATTATGTTGAGCTTGCTGTTGCTTTTTGGTTAAAGCGCAAAGTCCTTTTTCTTTTCCTTCTGGGAATGTCTGGTAGACAACTTTATTGTTCAATTCATCCAAAACATTTCGTTTTGTGTCTGTAAAATAGTCTTTATATAATACATCTTCAAGCGCAGCAATAACCAGTGATCTTCCCCAAGGTTCTGAATCTTTACACTTGATTTTTCTGCACATTGTTTTATCCGAATTTAATATTAACCAATTGCCGTTTATGCCATTATTTTTCTTGCGATCGTGATATCCTTTTCTGATTTCTTCTGGATACTTTTTGAGCTTTCTTTCTAAAGTATCATCAGCAAAATCATCAAAATATCTCAAGTCAAAACCAACAACAAATCGCCCGTTTTTCTTACCAACAATTTTACAATACTGCCAGGGCAAAGAAATAATAGAGACGTTGACACCAATATCATTGATTTCCATAATACGTTCAACATCAAAATCATTCATATATTTTGTGTTATCAATGTCGGATGGTCTTACTTTAGTTTCAAAATAAAAAAAGGCAATTCCGTCTAACATCTCAGTATGTAATGCATCTCTGATAAAATGCTTATCGTCAATTGTCTCAAGAGTAGAGCGCATTAAGCGTTTATTATTTTTCGCTTTGTTATTGTTTTTCTTTTTTGCTTTTGATTTATTGATTAATATACTATCCAAACATGGCAACGCAACCATATAGTCAATAGAGTTTGCAACAACTCCGTTTTTTGTATACACAAAATTTGATAACTTAATGGCGGTTTCATGGTTCTCAATTGGATTTCTCAAAACATTCGATATATCTTTTTTGTTAAAATAATCATAAACACCACACTGAAAAATAGCATTAAATATATCATTTGCTGTATATTGATAACTGTTGTATTCATATGTAGTGTCTTGTTTTACATTTTCTTCCATCATACCTCCTTCCATTAATTGATAAATGTTGCGTATCCGTATTCTTCATCTGTAGTTGCCATATCTAATTCCAGCTGGTCTATAAAATATGATCCGTAGCTACATGAAGAATATCTATCTTTTCGGTTGTTTCCACGTTCCTTAATTCGGATACCACCTGTAGTTAATTTTTCATATTGTAATTCTGCACATTCGCTTACAAGTGCCTGAGTTTCCAAGAATGGTCGCTCAAAATCAAACACATCATCAACTTCTATAGCCTGTCTGTATTCCTTATTTTTAGAAAGAATTTCTTCTTTTGCAGTTTCAAAGTTAACAAGGAAATCAATTTTTCCTTCAACCAAATTCTTTCTGAAATTCATCGCAATATCACTATTCAGATTTTGTGTACCATTGATGGCATAAACGCATGGTTTTGCGTCTGGATCTTGGCACAATCTACCGTATTCATCATTGTTCATACATTTTAATGGTGCATATTCAACACTACGGTCTTCATCGTATAGAACTTTTTGTAAAGAATACAAAATTTGCAGACCTCCGTTGCGCACATCAATTACTATATAATCAGCGTTAAAATCTTCATATAATTGACGTATCCTAATTGCTTGTTTCGTTGTATCACCTATCTGATTAGACTCAATATAAGGGAATTGTCTTCGATATCCTTGTTCCATTTGTTTATCGCCATACGTCATTGTTTCTGGGATAGCACGAATACAAGAATAAACTGAATTGTCGTTCTGAGAACCTGCTACGAATGCAATATCGCCTGCGATAACTCTTATCTCATTGTCACGTTTAGGAATTGCGTAGCGGTTTTTCTTATTGATTTGAACATCCAAATTATTTCTTGGATAAAAGACTTGTTTTGAAATTTGCCGATTCATCAGCATAGAATATGTAAAATATGCAGAATCAGATTCTTTGATTCTAAGGTTTAAGAACTCTACCTTCCAACTGGTAGGATCTTGCTTTTTCTTTTCTTTGATCAACTGTTGTTTTGTTTTAAATCCATGTTTTAGACATATACTTTCATCAAATGCTAAAAGCATACCTTTTCCGTGTTTCAGCATTAATTCATAGTTCATGTCTACAATTGTCCACATCCAATGTGTAGGGTCTTGCCAAGATGAGCTAATATAGATATCAACAGGATCTTCTTGCAAGATTTTCGCTAAAACTGGATCATCTTTATATTGTGGAAGCTGTATATAACCTGGCTGACGTACCATCTGAAATGGAGAAATGACATTATCTTCAATGTTTTTCTTAATCTGCCTAAACTCTTCCCTAATAGCAACATTTGAACGAATACCACGGGCGTTATCATTTGCTGTAAACACTTTAATTGTAGATCCGTTATGAAATTTTACAACAACGTCTTGTCCATTAGTCTTAACATATTCAATTTCTGCTCTTAAAACAGCCGATTTTACCATTAATTCACCTTGAATTTTTTCGGTAATAATCAATTTACTCTGTCCACGAGTAGCAGAACCAATAACAACTTTTGATCCTGGATAAAGAATAGCTCTACAACATGCATATAGGGCAATTAAGAATGATTTTGCATCATTACGTGCTGCAACAATACAAATTGAGTTAGAAACACCCATATAATATAGTGCCAATTGTTGATATGTATATATTGGAATTTCTAAGTAATCTTGTACAAATCTGTGTAAATTTTTCCTAAAAAACGTACACCATGCCAATGTATGCATAACATTTGTTGGATTGCTTAAATAGTGCGTAGATGGGAATTTTTTATACAAATCCTTTTGATATTTATCGGCAGGGAACTGTTCAATCATTTTACTAAGACGTTTGGCAGCTGTCTTCTTACTTACTTGTTTATTCATCGTCTAAATCCTCATCATCAGGAATGAAATATTCCTTATCTCGATCAGAAGATCCATATTGTAAATTCCTTAATGGACGTAACATAAATCTGTCCACATAGTCTGCCAAATCATCATAATCTTCATATAATGGTTTATCTTTATAAAATTCTTCAGGCGTATATTTTGATATAGTACCCAATGTTACTCCAAGAGTAGTATTCTGGCTTTCATCTTTTTCTTCAACTGTTTTTAGACCTGCATCGTTAAATGTTTTAGAATACTGACTACTAAGGTCAATATATTTTTTTGAATCACCTGCCTGTAGAGCACGTATTTGTAGCATATATAAATTACATAACGATTTTACGAAGATTTCTTGATTCTGGTCAATGTTTGGATTGTTGTCTTTCAGCATATTATAATGCTCGTCAAGATTTTTATAATCCGCCTGTGTAAATCCAGCACCCCATCTTTTAGTAGCTGAACCAGAAATAGATATGTTATCATCATTTACAGCTTGTTCTGCACTCATAACATGATCATATCCATCTTCATAAAATTTCGTCTTCATTCCATCAAGATATGTATTACCAACCTTTGTTGTTTGATGAAGATTACGCTTTGAAAGATATTGTGAAAATGTGATTGGTTGATTTTCAACCTTTGCATTTTTGTATGCATCAACATGAAACACTACATCAAATTGCTGACACACATGCTTAATTGCGTGGACTTCATTTCCATTGTAGTAATTAATCAACTTCTGTAGATACAAGTCCATACAATCATTGCAGATGTTGATATACCCATCATTACTCTGGTATAAAGGAGAAGGAGATTTAGCGAAATGGCTTCTCTGATTATCCCAACTCTTACCACAGCATGTGCATTTATATTTTTTATCTACCCTAGTAGACCGCCTTGGCATCTCAAATTGCACGTCTCTATTGATGTACATTGGGGCTTTTACCAATTCTTCTGGCGTTAATTCTCTTGCCATAAGTCCCTCCTTTCCTTATATAATAGAAGAGCAGTAGATGATATCATTCACCTACTGCATATAGTTCGTAATATTAGAATCTCCAAAGATCCTTTAACAGATACTCGAAAGGCAACATAGTTGGCAAGATCTCAAAATGTTTATCTTCCATAATTCTAGCAACGATATCTAAGTCAGATACATCTTCCTTGCTGACCTGAATATCGTCTTCATCTTCATATCCAAAAAGCCAGATATCAGAATCAGAGTAGAAGTTCAACACAAAATCTACAATATCCTGAGTAATCTCTTCTTGATATAAATAAATGGAAGTTCCCTGTAAAGAATCATTATATTTATCATATAAGAAAACTCTCAAACTTCCATCATCAAACATTTCAAGACAATATGTGGCATCGTCTTTTTCCATATTAATTTTATGTGGAGTATAATCAAGTTCTGACATTGCAATGGATAACATATAACGAATTGTCTCAGCGTTTGCAATGATATCTACACAATTATCTCCATCAACCAACTGATCGTTAACTGTAAATAAAAGCTCAATTTGGTCTTCGAAATCTGTAATATTCAGATCCTCATATTTGTTATATTTATCTTTATAAGAAATAACAATCACTCCAATCTTATTTGTTTACTGCATCTTTTAATGAAGCAGAGATTTTGAATTTTGGAGCTTTCTTAGCAGGGACATTGATTGTTTCACCTGTTCTTGGATTTCTTGCAACATGAGCTGGTTTATCTTCAACAGTAAATGTGCCAAGTCCCATTAAACGAACACCTTCTCCAGATGTAATTGCATCAACGATGCACTCAACAACTCTATCTAATTCTTCTTTTGCTTCGATCTGAGTTACTTTACGTCCTTCTGTTTCTGTTTTCTTTGTTGCGATTGATTTTACTAATTCTTTTGTTGTAATCATAGTTCGATTCTCCTTTTTGTAATTAATGTTTTATTTTTAACTAATTTCTACGACTACTCACTTTTGAGTACCCGTAAATATTTATAGAAATGGAGCAGAAGAAGTAATATCCTCTGCTCATAATAAGCAGTCTGTCCGACCTGTTTTGAGAGATTGATCCTAAAAAAATGACTGCCGAATTGCTAATTTAACTGTATCTTGAATGATGCTGTATGTCCTTCACGTTCTGTAAACTCAAATAACTTGCAAGCACTCTTTGCCCCTTTAAAAATACTGTCTGCATAATGATCACTACCTACAAAGCTTGGACACACTAAAATTTCTTTATCGCATGTAATACCTTCACTTAGAGATTTTTCAAGCATTCCGTGGTAATGACCAACCAATAAGAAATCAATATCTTCGTTATAGATAGACTCCATATTTTGAATGGCGCTATCAATTCCTCTTAAAGTATGTCCATGCATTGCAACCACATTAAAGCAAGCGACAGGAATGTGGATACAATCAGATTCCAGATCAAGATGTACTTCAACACGATCATTATTTGCCAAACATTCATTGATGTAATTACCAATAATATACTCAAAGTCTTCCGCACATAACTCAGAAGCCCTTGTTCCTATCAGTCGTGTTTGGCTATGATTGCTTCGACCTACGCAATAATATTCAATTTCAACATATTTGGATAATTCATTTAAGAAATGTGAAATGATTTTTGAAATATCAACAACTGCCTTAACAACGGCAGAATCGTTTAATTTAACGTCAGTAAGACGTAAGATGCCCTGAATATCATCACCTAATGTGACGACTTTGAGCTTAGAAATACCAAGCCTATGTACCAGTGCGATAGTTTGAGATAATAATTTCTGAAATCTTTCAATGCAAATCTCTGGAGAATATTTATTATTAATACTTTCAAATACTGCATTGTAATGGATATCTGCGATAGAAAGCACATATCCTTTAGATTTATCTTCAACTCTCAGAGGTTTGAAGTCTGGGTTTGGTAGCATCTGAATTGCTTCAGCCACATATTCATTGAACAACTCAAAACGACTTTCTTGGCGAGAAATACGATTTCTCTCTAAATTAACTGTCTGTAATTTCTGTCGTTCCTTACGAATTCTTTCATATAATAACTGATCTTCAGACTTTTCATCATTACCAGATTTTTGCTTGCTGCGAAAATAAGCATCTCTGAATCTACCACCAAATGGAGTAGAAGAGGACTTGCGAATTGTATCGCTTGCACATTGTACATGATGTTTTTCTTTAATTTCCTGCCAGTCGATATCAACTACACCGTCAAGTTTTGAATCAATATCTGCACAGACAGCCTCATATGTTTCTGGAGTTAATCCGATTTTTGCTAATTCTTGTTCAAAGTTAATACTGATAAATCTTCACTCCAATCTATTCTTCGTCAGAAGGTACGTTTAATTCCAGATCTTCATCAGTCTTTTCTTTCATCTGAAACTCACCATATTTTCCATCAAAGTCTTTTAATAAATCTTTGAAAGATACATTTCCTTCTTCTGTTTCAATAACTCCTTTTTCGATATCTACATAACCTGCCGCCTTAACTGTGACAGTAGTAGATTTTTTATAAGATAAAGCTTTTGCCATATTCATTCTCCTTTAAACTAATGTGAATTTTTTAATTATTTGTAAAATACCCCTACACACTTGATTAAAAATGTGGTATAGTGTAAATAGAGAGATTTTAAGTATTTTTATGAAATAAAAAATTAATCTAATAAATCTGCAAGGGCAGCAGTCTTGCTTCGTTCTGTAGTCTGTAACTGAACGTATCCAAATTTATTATGCCCTGCTAATTTTTGAACAGTAGATAATAAACCATTATTCATTCTAAATAATGTAGAATCTGTTTGTTTAAAATCTCCATTCATCCATAAAGCAGATCCTTCACCGACTCGTCCAATCAATAGTTGTACGTGTTCTTTTGTTAAATTCTCTGCTTCACTAACATAAATGATTGAGTTTTTTATATCTCTACCACGCATATATCCAAGATATTCAATCTCAACATTTCCTTGAGCAATTTGAAATTCTAATCCTGTTTCTCCTCCAAGATGATCTGCTAACGGAGCAGCAAACGGTAATAATTTTTCAAATTTTGTTCCTGGTATAAATCCGATTTCACTTGCATCTTTAACACCAATAGCATTACGAACATAAATTAATTTATCAAATTTTCCAGATTCAATTAATTTTAAGGCATTGGACAACATAATGTAGTCTTTGCCACTTCCAAATTTTCCTGAGACCATATTGATCGTGATATCTTTGTTCTGTAACATATCGAATGTCAAAGTCTGTTGTGGATTGACAGGTTTCACTTTCCCCATAAATGAACTGTTAACAGTTTTATATGAAATTGCATGATATTCTTCGCCATTCCATTTTCTATAATCCACAATTTCTCCATCAGATTTACGAATAATTAAATACTCATTTACTAACGAATCATAGATATTTTCATTGGTATGAAGATAGAAATAACTCATTTCTTCGTCTGAAAGCGTAACGTCTTTATATCCTGTGTATTCTTCAATATTTTTTACAAGATTAATATCGTTTACACCTTTTGTTGTTAATGCGAAAATATTTCTTGCCAAAAATTTGCAATTTAAATCATCTGTACAGAATATAATTGGAGCAGTGTCTTTATTATATAAGTAAGCTGATGCCAGAATAATATTATCTGGTGTTTCTTCTAAATCACATGACTCAATCACATGTTTGGTAGAAGAAGTAGTTCTAACAACTTCATATTTCCCAAAATTTTCATCAAGTAAATGTGCGATCAATCTTGCTTTATACTTTACTTCTCCATCTTTTTTACCAGATGTTTTGATATTTTCGATTTCTTCAAGAGTCTTTTGTGAAATTACAAATGGCTCTTTAAATGCTGCCTGCTGTAGATTGAGCAGAGCATTGGTATCTAAGAATAATTTATATTCCAAATAAAGTTGATACCACCTTTCTTAAATTTTGTAAGATTATCTTTCTCTATATTTCTTTAGAACTTTCATTACGCTTCTTTTCTCACTTGCATAGTAAGTAGGATGTCCAGAATACGTCTGATGAATATCAGATTTGTCCTTGAATCCTTTTGAGCGAAGATAGAAAGCTTCATTTTTGGTGATCTTAATTATAGAAGATCCCTCCATTCTTAAAATATTTCCAGTGATGCTTGACGCTGCATATAGCAGTCGTCGTACATATTTACTGGATAAGAAAGCCTCAGACTGGATTTGAACCAGCTGTCCTTCAGGTCATGTCCTGTGCCTTTACCTGACTTAATGCTACCGAGGCATAATGGCTTGGAACGGATTTGAACCGCTTCACAATATTAAAAGTATTGCGTTCTACCAATGAACTACCAAGCCAGAAATGAGTGGCAGACGAATATTAATCCATCTGCCTGTACTAACAATGAAAAAATCTTTGTTGAAAAAAGAACTGACCACAAAACAGCTCTTTGATTGTACAGGTAGGATTTGAACCTACGATCAATAGTGACATTACGCTTCTTTTACATACTGCCATTTATATCCATATGCAGTTTTTCTATTTCCTCTTGCACAAGCAGCTACATTTTCGTGCCTGAATCCTAATGATCGTTCAATTTCTCTGGTACTATTCCATATTTTTACTAATTCATTATTTTTATTGTATTGAGCAGTTTTCTTTGAAAATGTTTTCCTCATTGTATCGGAATATAATTTACTATAACCTAAAACAAATGACGCATGTTGTATTTGTTCATATACTGTAGCCCATTCTAAATTTTCAACATGGTTATTTGCCTTATCCCCGTCTATATGGTTAACTGTGCTTTTCTTTTCTGGGTTATCGATAAAGGTCGAAGCAACAGCTATATGAACTATAATATTTTTTATTTTTCGTTTATTATTGACATATCCATTAAATATGCTAGTTCTACAATATCCCTTTTTATCAAGATAAAATTTTCTGTTGGTTTTATTTATCTTATGTCTAATATTTCCGAAAGTAGATACTTCATATCTATTATATACTTGATCGTGATATTTTAATGTTTTCCAAATTTCTTCCATGCACAATCTCCTTCAAAACACAATAGTAACTGTTTAGCTATCCTCTTATAATTAATTGTTAAAATAAAATTCAGCCATACATTGCTCTAAATAATTAGGTTTAGTTTTACTTTTAATTTTAAATAATTCATCTATTCGTTTATTTACCATTACGCCACTGCGCAAGAAATGGTAGGGGCACGAATGTCTCAGCCTAAATGAATTATTATGATGATTTTTAATAGCAGAAGGTGGATTTGAACCACCGATCTTCAGGGTATGAACCTGATGAGATAACCAAACTTCTCCATTCTGCAACAGGGATACCTAGACTTGAACTAGGCTCGAGACAGTCAAAGTGTCTTGTGATACCGCTACACCATATCCCTTTGGATGCATTTTTGTATAAAATACAATTCCTATAGCTGGATTCGAACCAGCGACTTTCATCTAATGTTATCCTTGCTGTGATGACCCTCTGCCAACTGAGGTATATAGGAAAACTGACACGACAGGAATCGAACCTGCAACACCAACGTCCGTAGCGTTGTGCTCTGTCCAATTGAGCTACATGTCAATAACGAATATGTATTTGCCTCTCATACGTACACACTGGCGAGACAATACATATTTCTAAAAAGCAACAGTGTGTAAGTATTGCTTTTCTAGGGCGAACTGAAGTGATGAACTCCATCAGAATATCAGAAGATGTATACATTCCAATATCCACTAGCCATCAGGGCATTCGCATATTTGTTAATCTGCGCATCGTATGCGTCTCAGATCTAATCGTCCCTGTTGAGGGAATCGAACCCACTCGTGACCGAAGCCATCTGATTTACAGTCAGATCCGCCTCCTTAGCGGGATAAACAGGGATATAAGCCCGTGAGGTCGAAAGACATCACAGGACAAACTAACGCTGCGACTCAGACTCGAACTGAGACACCGTATCACTACGGCTACTAGTAGTTTTCAAGACTACTGCCTTACCAAAATTAGGCTTATCGCAGCTGAAATGTGCATGAGAGGCTACGACCCTCTGTTACGTGCATTCCCACGTAAGCCTGATTAGCAATCAGGTGCATTAAACCAGCTCTGCCACATGCACATAATTTTTGTAGACCACTCTATAAAAAGACACACATTCTTTGTGCGATCAAAACACCTTGGATTAGAGTATCGCAAGTTTCTACACGAGATCCACCTTGTACTTCGGTACCACTCTTTCAACGATTTGTGTTTTCTTTTATCAGCTAATAGCCTAAATCCACCGATCTTGGTCGGATCACTTCATTTCTTGTTGGGCACGCAAGGTGCAATGTTTTATAATATGGTAAATTACTATACACTTTCATCTTCTTCATCATTATCTGAATTCAAAGACTCATATTTTTCTAATAATCTGTCAAGATATTCATCAGCAATTTCTTGCATTTTAGTGAAATAACCAACAACATCCATGATGAATTCTGGTGGGAATCCGTGATCTCTTGTGTAAATTGATTTTGATTGCTCAATGTCAATCGTATTTCCAATCTCTGTCAGAATCAGATGATATAAAGTTCTACGCTCAATATTCATAAGATCACACAATTCTCTTAGACGCTTTCTATTTTTTAGATACCAAGTATTTGTTGCTTTTGGCAACTCTATATCACTTGTTGGCTGAACAATAATAGAAGAAGTTGTATTCGGTTGAGTCGCCACTACTGTATATGTACCAGTCTTGCGAAGAGACGGTAAAACTTCAGATGTAACCCATTTCTTGAACTTTTTAGCGGATTCCAGTTTACTTCCAAAAATAAGAGAGTAAACGCCAGATTCGTTAACAACCTTCATCGTCTGTGTTCCGCCAAGGGTGCCCTGAATTGGGGCGTCCTTTTTATCTTCGTTATCAACATGGGAAGAAATAGCATTTCGTGCCTTAGAATATCCAAGACATTCTGCAATATCCTTGCCAACAAACCAAGGATCTCCATCAATTGTAAGAGTTCTCACATTACCAAATTCTTCGTTATTGAATGTTGTAATTGCTGTTGTATTCATAATTATTTTCTCCTTTAATATAATGTACAGATGACATTTCGCCACCTGCCAGAATAATAAATGGAGGCTCGGTATTTATCCGAGAAAATATCCATTAGTCGGTGTACACTACTTGATGTGTACATGAGTTACCGACAAATAATTTGCGTATGCACTAAAAGGCGTCCAACACATTTGAAATCAGAGTTATATTACTCCTGTAAATTCTATGGCAAATGTCTATACGCAAGCTCCAAACATACGAGCTTTATACCTCTGTGTTTTGCATGGCGTCCCATACTCACCAAAATATCTTCATTAATGCCCTATAGGCGATATTTCTTACGTGTGATAAAATTAGCTTTTTGTTACTTTACCACATATACTTTACGGTACTTTTTGCCGAATCTCTTGACCTGTGAGTGGGAAGAGAAGTACATGTCAATGTGTTTCCCTCTTACTCCGCCACCAACGTCCTGGGCTATATACCAGTGCCCATTAATTCTGACCTTAGTACCTAATTTAATTTTTCTCCTATCAACAGAAATAGTTCTGCCTTGTTTTGCTCTGCGACCTGAAGCAGTTCGGTTTCCCCAACCGCCAGAACATGACCGACAACCGCAGTATGCAGTAATCTTATATGTTCCCAAACATTTGACTTTCTTATTTTTTGCAGAAACAGTAGTAGAAGTAGTAAAACCACCGACTGTCAACAACATTGCTATAACTAATGTGATAATTGAAATTTTCTTTTTCATGATTGCTCCTTTGGTTGCTTTTCAGTTTCCTCTGGAGGTCTATTATATATTAATAGAACAGTTGCAAGTCTCGGATACCATCTCTGATTTTTGTTTTTGATTACATAGACCTCGGAACTCACGGTGTGAAATTTCTTTAGCTGCAAGCAGCGTGAGCATTTGTACAAAGTACAAATTGGTATTTTGAGAGTTTATCTGTTCTGATTAATCTTTCTTCCTATAGTTCCACTTAATGAAATCCTCGAACACCGCATAAACACTGGGCTTAAGAGGTGCTCGAAAATAAAAAGTCGACGATTTTTGCCTTTTTTTTACTAAAAATCTTTTTTAAATTCTATATTGTACAATAATACATCACATGTCTCATTATCAGATACTTGACATAATTTAATATTCGTAATGGTATTTGGGTTGTTTTTTTTATATAAATTGATTAAGTTCGAATAATAAAATAAAAATTCAAACAAATATTTTTTTGCCGTAGTCTTATCACGGTCAATATAACGTATTAAACAATATAAAGTATGTGGATTGATTTTGTATTTTAACAATGTTCGATATACGTTATTTTTTTCATTTACAAACAATGTGTGCTTTGCGCTGTATGAATAAGTATACTTATCTAATTCTATAATCTTTACTAATGTATCAAGTAAATTTTCTAAAATTTGTATAACGTTTTTTACTTGATCGTATTTAACAAGTTTTTTATTGAAATTTTTAGGTTTGAATAAATCAGATAATACCACCTTTTTTCTTTGCCGTCTTGCTGGACTAAAATCATCAATTGTTTCTTCGAGATAATCCATAGTGGTCTTGCATGTTTTATAAATTACGTTCTTTTTGTCCTCGTAGCCTTTTATTTGAGAAATTACACCAAGAAAATGAGCTTGTTGCTTTAATCCAGTTTCTTTATCTAATTTAATGTGCCTATTTTGAATACGCTTAATTTCGGCTTTGGAATCAATTTCAAATTCTTTTTTTGCTTTATCAATTTCAATACAAGACATAACATCCAACTGGCAAATATCAAAATACAGTCTTCGAAAAACAGTGTCAGTATCATATAATTCTTGAATACTTTTTTCACTATTGTTGGCTTTATCCCACAGCTGGCTATTTAATTGTTGTGATAGATTAATAATTTCTCCAATCAAATTATTACTTGTACGAATGTCAAGGTCTGCTTGATCTTCTGGTGTAAAATATCGTTTAGCTTTTCTTGCATGAACATTTGATGTTGGAACTTTGAATACAGAATAATTTTTTTTGGCTGCATTCAACAAAATCTGATCATCTGTGATCAACATTTGATCTGAATCAAAATCGCATCCGCTTAACCGTTCTAAAATATTATCGTTAATTGAATTTAAGCAAACAATTTCATCAGTTAGATTAAAATAGGTATCAATTTCATTAACACGAGTATTCTTTGCCACAAGAATATTGCCAATTGTGACATGTGGACTTCTACAACACAACAATTCCTGATCGTTTAAAAATCTAGTATTATATATTTCTCCTTTGTTTAAAGTCGAAATAGTTGGATTAAATTCACCAATAGAAGATTTCAACATTTCGATCGGATTTCCAAATAATACAGAATAATTACCATTGACGAGTACATGCCCCTTTTTTAAATTTTTACGGTATGCCTTTATCAACGATCTTTTGAAATTCAAAAATATTTCCGTACGTTCAAAATCTGGGCATATACTTAACATAGTATAAATAATGTCGTTCATATTTTTTGGATTTTCATCTTTCAATGCCTGACATTTAATATGATATTTAAAGACATCAATATCAGTGTTAAGTTTATTCATATAATCAAAAGATGGTTGTAAAAATTCTTCTACGTCATTTTTTGATAGTTGTAATGTATTTAATAATTGATAATGACACTGAACCATTTTCCCGTCAAAAAAATGCGTTTTTTTCTCATGTTTCACAACACCGAACATACTTGGCAAATTGTTTAGCCATTGCTCAATTGATCCAAATTTTAGATATTTGACGCTATTTGGAGTTGTGATCATTTTAATTTGAGATACATCAGTTGCAAGTGTAAAACCATTCAGTTGTGAAATATCCGTAATATCGTTATCTTCAAACCATTTTTGAATATTTGTATTAAAGCAACATGATTTAAAAAATTTATTTCTTAAAAGAAGCATTCCGTAACAGGAATATTTCTCCATAACAGATTTATCAATCAGACTCTGTCCATCCCAAATTGAGTTATGTATCTCAATAGTTTTTTCATTTGTATGAAGCCAACCGTCATCGCCAATCGTTGTCTCAATCACGGTATCATTAAAAACACTTTCATAATCATCAATGATTAAAATTGATTTTGGATCGATTTCAATAACATCAATGATGCTACTTGTCGGAAGGGCAATATATGCTTCAAGGGCTGCGAGATCAATTTCTTCTCCATCTTTTACTTCAAGTCCACACAGTCCCCATTTTTGCATATGTTTTGATAAATTCTTTTCAATAAATAAACACTTTCCAACACGGCTACTTCCTGACGATCTTTTAAATCTTACATAATTTCTACCATCACATTTAAATCCATCTTTATATAAAATATTTCTTAAAGTGGCTACGTCAACAATGGTTTTATTAGTAGATGTTTTTAGAATATACATAATTTTATGAACAAAAGTTTCTTCATCGACTTCTTCTTTATAACAAAATTGTGGAGGCAAATTATCACACATGAGCCTTTTATCTATCCATCGATCTGTCCTGACACCTATAACTTCTCCAGTTGAAGTATCTTTACAAATACAATTTTTGAATTCATTTTTAGATAATTCGTATCCAAATTTCATATATGTATCAACTTTGATTCTGTTAAATTCTTTTACGCTATAGTTAAATGTAACATTTATTACCATATTACTGTATTCTTTAGTGTTGTCATGTTCATCGAAAAATGAAAAAACCTTTTTACCAATGCCAAAATTTTTTCCGTTACTGGCAACATAGTTTCTTAATTCAATTAAATCTAAGCTGAAGTCATATGTATTAATATATTTTCTTAAATTCGGTTTGAACCCATGATCCGTCTTTCTTAGAAGAGAGTACCCTTTCGCACTCTCTTCATTCTCAGAAATTTGATGATTTGAAATATACAAATCTTTTGCATCAATGCTTGGGATTTGTAATGGATTAGTATTAATATTTTTTGTCATTCATAACTCTCCTTTGTATTCTTTTCGATGAATCGGATTGGCATCTCATCAGATGTGTTAATTTTTTCGATTATACAATTTGACAGTTCATTTGCAATGTATTGCTTCCAATTGGTATTAGGTAAAGGTTGTTTCCATTGATATAAAAAAGTATTTGTAATTTTCAATAACCCATCTGGATTAAACAAATTACTAGAAATCAAAGGAATGTCTGCATGAAAAGTCATTTCATTGCTAATATTCTGAATCTGCGTATCAATTTCGTACCATGGTAAATATGGTTTCTGTGTTTTGATATCGTATATACAGTCATGAAGTACATTACGTTTTACTTCAACATGCAAGTAAATCATAAATGGCTCGACCACAATATTTGCTGTCCACAAATTGTTTGCCGATTTATTTAAATAATTTACAATTTCTTCCAAAATATTATATATATGGTTTTCCATTAGATATAAAAATCTATTTTTGAAAATTTCCCATGCCTCATGAATTGAATCTCTAAATTCTTTAATATCTACAATATGATTTTCTAAACGAATTTTACTTATAATAAATTTTTTGTATGTAAAAGAAATATTCACGCCTCTTGTTGAAAATTCATCAATGTTAAGTTTCAAGGAATGTGATTCGCAATTAAATTTATTTTCATATACACGGAGTGTCTCAACGATATTTTTTACCGAAACAAGCAATTCCTCGTCTTTACTTATGTCTTTTTTTAGTTTTGATAATGATTTCCAAACACCATATCTTTGATCAATATCATCAAGGCGTTGCAGTGCATATTCTATATGTTTTGTAATACGCACACGATCTGTACGAATGATTCTTGCGTCAATTAAGTCAGATGTAATTAACATATGGTCATTATTTTTATCAAAGAAAGATGTCTTTAATGATGCGGTAAAGTTCCAATTAGAAACTCGTATAGTACAAGGAAATTCGAATGTACACTTGATAAATTTACATTTATGATTTTTTAATGTTTGTAAAGTTTCAAAAACTTCGCCATAAAAAACTTTAATCTGAGATAAATATTCAATATCTCTTGAAGATAATTTAATCTTATCTCTTGACGGATTATCATTATCATAATTTTGAAATTTTAAAATTGTTGGGAAGTAGAATGAAGTATCATTTACTTTTATTAATATACTAAGAGATGTTATTAATTGATTTACTTCATTTTGAGTAATAACAACATTAACATCTTGAAACATCTCATCAATCTGATCGGTTATTTTATCTGCCAATTCAATATTTTTATCTTGATGCACAATTAAAATTGGTACATATCCTGTGTTTGCCATTCTACTCATCATCCTCACTTTCTTCAAAAATCATGTCTGTCATACGTTCCATTTCAGTTCTTGGTTTTCTGAAAGCGTCCTTATGTAAACTTTCTGCTTTGATCTGGCAATAAATATCTTCCGTAATCATTTCTCTGGTAGCAGCAGAACGACACATTCCTGCGCAAAACAGTACGGCACCGCCAATCAGAATCGTAGATAAAACTATCATTCTACTGCACCTCCACTGTATTTGATTTACCGCTTAGGTAATCGCCTGCACATTCAAGAAGCTTGTAGATAGCATCAGCGGATTCAATATGTATGTCAAGATCGCCAGCTGTTTCAAGCTCAACTACCTTAGCCATCAGAGCTGTTCTAAGAGAATATCTCTTTGCCGTGATCTGTAAATCATCTTCAAACTGATGCCAGATTGGGAAATCTCCTGTCTCTTTGGCAATTGAAAGCGTTACAGTAAATGTTTCGTCCTCTTTGCCTTTCTCATCATTATGTCGGGCAGTAGCTAAAATTTTATGTTTTCTGTGATTTATCGGAATTTCAATGGTTGTCCCAAGGCTTTTATAACTTCGCTGTGGACGATTCTTTTTCTTCATTGCCTTCTGTTCTGCATACTTTTCTTTATTAAATTTTCTGGATTTCATTAAAAGTCTCCTTATTTATGTATTTGTTTAGTTTAATTATTAATTTGTGTTTATTATGTATTTCAATAACTCATTCTTACTGTTCTGGTATAATATTCTTCTCAATCTTTCGCCAATCGTTGGGAAGAGATACCTTAAAATAAATATCACGAGCACTCTTGCTTTCTTTGACCATTTTGCATATCAACGTGTGCTTGTGAAACCGCAGCAATTCTTTGACCTGATACCATTTAAAACAATAATCAGTGCCACCTGATCGAATATTGCTTAAGATATCGTTGATGAAAATACGATAATATTGGTCATGCGTTGGCTTATAGACTACGGCATCTGTTGTACTATCTCTTGCTCGAATACCATCATTTCTTTTTAATCTTTTCTTTGAAGAAGGAGTAGTGTGTAGTCTCTGTGCTGCAAGTTTTACTGCAAACTGTTCTTGCGTCATGTTCTCAAATGAGATACGATCAGAAGTAGCCAATAAGTCTTTGAGTTCTGTATTTAATTGTGTTGTCATGAAAATTTGTTAGATCCTTTCGTTATGTATATTATTGTTTAGTTAATTTTTAATTTGTGTTTACTTGATAACTCACAATGCTGCCAACAAAGCGATTAATCAAGGTTTTCTAAATCAGAAGAAGTATTAGTTGCTTTCCCGAATTCTCCGTAAGGTTTTAACTGTAATTTAATTTCTTCGATTTCTTTTTTATAATCGTAATTGGAATCCAAGCGATATTCTTGAGTTCCGTCATATTTATATTTATTTGTAAAAGCAATTCGACTATATACAACTCTATCAGTGCCAGGAAGAGTTTTGAATAATTGCTCATGATAGATAATCCCTGCCTCATCAAGAACCTTAACACATTTTTCAATAGTAGTTCGATGTAATCCAAGTTCCTTTCCGACATCATCATATGTTTTCACATATGTTTCTGGTCTTTTCTTTCTATTCTTTTTCGAATTAAAATCTTCTGAAACTCGCATGATAATATTGTATCTTAGATATGCTAACACGAGTAATACATTCCATATTCTGGTATTATATGGCATTGAATTCGTCTTATGTAATCGAAGCAAGTATAAGAACTCGAAGTTATAAATTATACCGTAATGTTTCTTTTGTAGGAATAAATTTTCTTCAGTGTCTTCATTCGGAACATTATATAATGTAAGCTGCTTGATTGGTGATGCAACTTTTTTAACATAGCCTTTGTCTTCAATTAATTTCATAAATTTTTTAACTTGTTCATTGATTCCTGATGAGTTGTAATTCTGTGAAAAGCTCATTTGGCGCACGAGTAAGTTTGTATTATAAAGAATCGGTGGTTTTTCTGGATTCCATTTTAACATCATATTGTTTGCTAACGCCATTTGAAATAATATTCTTTTTTCTCCAAACTCTGGATTGTAGATTAGAAAATGTGGAATAACATGAAAGTTCTGTGGTTTTCCTTCGGGTTTAATTTGTTTCATAAATAATTCTCCTTTGCCATTTTGGTTATTAACTTGTGTGTAGACAAAATCTCAGCATAAGTACAACAGGTGTTGATTTGATAGACACGTCTAAATAGCTAGACAGATAATTTTTAATCGCTCAACCGACAACATTAACTATAAGAGACGTGTTATCTATATAGGACATGTTACCTATACAAAACACGGGAATATAAATATTCCCTACCTATTTTTTGTTTCGGTCGCTGACGCTTACTCAACGAAAAAATTCCGTGTTCGCTGACGCTCATCTCTTTTCTCTTTTGATCTTTCATCTGTCTTTTTTTTATTTGTGTTATCTGTCTTGACAATTGTATTGATCATCTTTTAATTTCTCCTTTCTTTGTTTTCATCATGTAGATCATATATGATAATTGTTTTATATTTTCTTCTTGCAATGTCTGTAATCTTTTTCTGGTTATCTCATTGTAGTACAACCACATATATGATCTTGAAGATCTTGGATATAATATCTCAAAATGATCTTTCCAGTAATTATGAATCTTCATTGCAATTTCTTTTCTGGTATCTGCCAACATATATTCTTTAAAAGAATCTTTACACAGATTACCATAATTGATTATCTGGCATATCATATCTGGTGTGATATCTGGTGGCAAATTGAAAGAGAGTTTTGTCTCTTCATTGCAATTATGTATAAAATCATTTGTATTCTTCACGGTATATATCCTTTCTTTCTTCATTTTCTTTTTAAGCATATTGGTATTTTAACATACTTTTTGCACCTTGTCAACGGGTGCAATGAGGGAAACTAGTTATATTTTTATCTGGGTAGAATGTAATTTTCTTTAGACTGGATTCTGTACATTTAGAAGAGCTTTTTGTGGTGAATTTCAATTCTATAGGTAAATTGGTATTGTTGGTAGGGGAGAGGTGTAAAATTGATTTATGATCTCTCAGGTGCATTTTTTCATAGGAAATATCATTGTACTTTTTCATGTACAATATATACTTGTGCCGTCAATGATCTTTTCAATGTAAAGTGTACCCCTTATGTGATATTAGTGCGAGAGCCAGGTTATATGTGAAATTATTTAGGGTACTTTTGCAATGTTTAGACGAGAAATCGGATGCTAATTTCCATTTTATATGTTCTGGCGATAACTTGTTATGGTAAGATAGTAGAATTGAAATTTGCTCTCTCAGAGTACATTTTTTAATGGTATAATGAAGAGATATTTTTACCGTGGATCTAATATGGGTTGTGGCAAATGTCTGACTAGGGAATCTGCTGCATAATGGTTGGTGTTGATTATATGTGATTCTCAATGTTTAGAAGAGTATATCCGTCAAATATGGATTTTGTGGTATGTTATGGAGAGTTGTTAAGGTAGACAGGTAAAATGGATTTATGATTTGTAGAGTGTGATTTTTTATAGGGTTGAATGAGAGATAAATTTTTGCATAAAAATAATCCCTGCTTACAAGGTTAAATATCTGATTGATAGATTTCTTGTGTTCACTATCTGTCACAAATCTGGTTGATAGTTCAAGGGATTCCATCTTATTAAAATGTTTTGCCTTGCGAGGGATTGTTTTTATTGATACATGGAATACATTGAATGTTCTTGTTCAATGCCATATACACGATTATATCATATAAGATACTTTGTTGCAATGAAAGATTGTTAATTGTAAAAAAATATGTCCAGAGAAATTTCCCTGAGTATAAATTCTGATAATGCATTTGCAGATACGTTATCTGTGGGTGTCAACTTGAATACCTGAATATCTTTTGTTGTGTCTGTTTGGGCATAAATGCCTAGGGTTGCCTAATCCCTCAATGGAAGTATAACATGATCTGCTAAGAAATGGAAGTGGCATGTTTTGATTGTAAGGTGTTTACCTGCGGTAGCAATGTCGAGAAGGAACGCTGACGCTTATCCTGTCTCTCCTAAACTGCGTAATAAATTGCTTGTTTACTCGGGATCAGAGAGAAGAGGTAGTTGTTGTTTTCTTTAGTGTTTGTAAGTGGTTTCTTGTAATTTGTATATTTTTGTGCATGTTTTTGTTGAGAACCTTCGATATAGGGTGTCACCAATTTCGTAGGCAAAATGGTTAAAGGTGTAGTGATTATAAAGATAAAGTGACGATGATTTTGTGCGATTGATTGTGGAGATAAAATCGGTTTAGAGCACGATTGGTTGAATTCATGCATTTTTCTGGGAGTAATTTCGTGCAAAGGTTGAGAGGTAATTTGTGTAGAGATTTACTGGTATTTATGAGGGTACTGATTGTCAAAATCGTGCTTCGAGAAATGCTAAAAATCATGTTTCGAGAAATTGTGTAAAACTGTGTAAAATTTGATGTGAAAAATATAAGAAATTGCTTAGGTTTTTGAGGGTAAAACCTGCATGAAATGGTGCAAAACAAAAACGTGTCGTCGAGAGAATTGGGGAAAATAAAGGGGAAAATGGGGCTGATTTTTTGGAAAAGTGCGATTTTTGAAAGAAGGGGTTCTGAGAGCGTCGAAAAAAGAGTAGTAAAATAAACAATTCGCTCGACGACGCCTCCGAAGACATGTTTTCGATTAGCAGAAAGTGTTTATCTAGGAAAGTGTAGGAAATTGCTTGGGAAAGTTGGGATTTTGTTGCAAGGTCGAAAAAATTTTGTTGACACGGTGATTGAACACGTCTGTCTAAAATGGCAATAGTTTCCAATTTTGTAAATGTAAACCTACCCCCCGCTTTTTGATCTGGTGGTATAAAAATTACATTGTTAAAATTGTAAAAATCTATTTGAAATACTATAATTTTATCAAATGAATTTTATAAATAACTGTAAATAATTTGTAGGAAGATCAGGAGGCAGAGTGCAAATAATTTCCAACTATTTCCATATAGTATAGGATACTACGTTATATGGTTATTTAATATAGTGTACAAACTGTACAATATTCTGTACGTGTCGTTATAGTCCGATATCGGACTACTAGCAAACGACTGTTAACCAACACTTGTCTATTATCCAACACTTTTACATAATGTGTTGGATAGTCTATCCACGCCACCAACCCGCCTATAACTTCACTCTATACCAACCGCCTACATATACCTATAATCTATACCACTTGACAACACCATAAAACCATGCTACACTACTAACCAAACAAGTGTTCGATGTTTGGCAGACTTCCAGCACTTGCGATAACTACACAAATTAAAATATAAACTAAACAAATTAATATATAGCAATCATACAAGATCAAACTATCATACATAAACAAATACATATACAAATATAACATGATAGTATATCTCATACTACCACGCAAAACTAGATCCAAACTATGATAACTATATAATAACATATAATAGTATAATATACAACTATATACCATGCACCCTAAAGACACAATTAATAAATATACTACATATACATAATACTATATAAGAGTACACCTACGGCATACGCAAGTGTCATACATTATGCTATAATAGATATACTTATATATTGCGTTTATAATACTGTTTTATACGTGTTTCTTCTATATAATACAAATGATCTTTGCATAGTTACATTCTAAAGCATTTAAACGATTGTATAAGGCTTTATGAGTGCATAGGGGCAGAGTACACGTTATTATTGATCTTTGCTAGTATTATCTGTATCTATAAAACGATAGTCCAATTTGTAGCCTAAACCATTACAAATTTTATTGACATCTTCAAACGTCAATGACTTTTTGTTTTTTAGGATATTAGATAAATTAGCTGGTGAGATACCAATAGCCGTTGCAAGTTGTTTTTGCGTATAATTCTTTCTTAATTGTAATTCTTTTATACTTGCGATCAATTGAGTATTATCTATATATATCATGTATGTTTTACCTTCCTTTATTTATTATATTAAATAGTAAACAAATATTTTTAAAAAATATTAAATAAATACTTGACAAATCAAGTAAAAACTTGATATAATAATAACTGTCAAAAGGATATGACAATAAATCATATCTGATTGATACAATTATATCACAATTTGATTTGTTTTAAAATCAAAAAATAAATCAAATAAATACTTGACAAATCAAGTAAATACATGATATAATAAAGACAAGTTAAAAGAGAAGCAAAACAAACGATCTTGATTGATCCGCAGAGTTTAAAATCTCACTTAACTTGATACCAGTTAAGATGCTGGTTACAAAAATTAAATAAAAAAAGATGATAAAGGCGTTCAGCCTTAATCAAAAAAGGCTTTCTGCCCATATCATCTTTGGGATTTCGGTATCCCTGAACCTAGACAATTCTAGGATACCATATCTTTTCTAAAAAGTCAATTCAGACTTTTTAAATCCCTATTTAAAACGGTTAAACACAACCGAATAAAAGAAGAAAAGAATACTTCTATAAAAACTCATGGTAACGCCATAACCCATGTAAAAAAGATGATAGGGTAGAGTGTCGCCCGATGCAATAAGTGACATTAAGGTTATTTAGCTAATAACCCATTAGTTAGTATGTATGGCTAATGTCGGGAGACACCAGCAACGCAGAACACTATACATTACATTGAACGGTATAACTTAAGGGTGTTTTATAAACACTCTGAAAAATCTTTTTTGAATAAAACATCAAAACCTAAAGATTAACAATGAATCAACCAGTTATAAAGCTGGTTAAGATTTCATAATTCTTTTATAGGTCGATGATGGGGTACAAATTAACGCCTTGCGTAGTATGCACATTTAGTTGACCTCTGTCTACGATATTGTTATTTGTATCCATTCATGAACTTATAACTGAATTAAAATCTCAAAAGAGTAAAGGAGTAAAGATGATTACATTATATAAAGATGAAAATAAAAATAATAAAATTAAAGAAGCAATTGCTTCTTTAAAACAAACACAATTACCATTATTTTTTAAATATTATTCAGTAGATGAAAAAATTGATTATATTTTTACTAAATATAATCTTGATTCTAGGGAAATGGCAAGAAAAGTCACATGGGTTTTAATAGGTGATTGTAAAAGACAATCTGATATTTGTTGTATGTTGGGTGAAGAATACGCAATGTACAATGCATAATTTATAAGTAGAATACAAGACACAACAAGAGTTGTGTCTTTAATTGTACTTATAAACAAAATCCCGCTTTTATAAGTCGGGTAACTAAAGAAAGAAGGTATTATCATGAACACGAACACAAATAAAGACGGTTTTACAGCATGGGTTACAAACTTAGGGAAATACAATGAAGGAGAAATCATTGATAAAGCTGTAAATTTCCCACTTGCTGATGAAGACGAAATCAAAAACATCTTGAAAGAAATCGGCATTGGTGCAGAATATGAAGAATACTTTATCGCTGATTATGATGCAGAGTTTGATACAACGGACTTAGGAGAATACACACCACTTTCAAGACTCCAGGAAATTGGAGAACGGTATTCAGAACTTTCAGATGAAGAAAGAACGGTATTTAATGAAATTAGTTCAGAAACATCAACTTTAGATGAAGCCTTTGACATTGTAGAAGATGGTAACTATATCATCTATTCAGATTGCGACAGCATGAAAGACGTTGCTTATCAGTATGTTGATAATACTGGACTACTTGAAAATATTCCAACAAGTGTATCAAATTATTTTGATTATGAAAAATTCAGTCGTGAAATGAATATTCGTGGTTGGTATGTTAATTCTACAGCATTCAACGGCTACATTTCAATTTTAAATTAAGGAGGTATATTATGAACTATTATGATTTAGATGGAATTCAGACAGAAATCAAAAGACAGATCGAAAGAACAAAGTGCTTAATTGAAAAATGGGAGAAAGTTACATATCCAACCAAAAAAGATGGTGCACCATTCAAAAATATGTCAAAGAATTTTGACGGAGCTACATATACGGCAAAAGATAATAGTGCAGAATTATCAATCTGTGGATGGTCTGAGTCCAGCGGTTATGAACACGACTCTATTTTTTGCCACGAAACAAAATACGAGAATAGGCAATATATACCTATTCTTTATGACGTAAATCAGATTAAAGAAAAGATCAATAATAGGATTGACGATTTAAAAGACAATCTTGTTTCATTAGAAAAACAGTTAGAAGTATCTAAAAAAGCATATACAGAATTCCAGGAAGTATATGAAAATATGAGAAATCAGCTAAAAAAATTAAGTGGTTGTGAAAATGAAAAGTATGAAAATACTTTGTTCCATGCAATCTATGGAACTATTGTTAAGCCATATTAGAGAAATAAAAGGAGTGTTTGAACTATGGAACAATATTTATATGCTGATGAATATGATGACAATGAGATTAAAATTCTAACGGTTGGGCAACTGTTAGAATTTTTTAATAAATCGGATGATAAAAAGAACGGTTCAAGTCTAGATGATTATATTCAAGATAACATAAGAATGGATCTTATTGAACCGTTTTGCCCACACAAAGAAGCAGAAACGGTTGTTTGTGATTTACAACCATTAGCAAAACGGTATATCTTACAAGAAGCTGAGAAGGTTTTCAATGGTATTTCATGGGTTAACACTGAAGAAGAACTGGATAATGTGTATCATGAAAAAATCAAGAACTTATATGATACCGTTGATTTTTCAGAGTTTGTGGCGTATTTATAGATTGAATATTATAGACAAGTCAAAACACGGCTTGTCTATTTTGTTGAACTTATAAATGGAAATAAAGTCCCGTAAAGGGCTGGAGGAAAACACAATGAATAATTTTTATAGAGAATGCAAACCAGGAACACAACTTATTAATCTAATTGATATGTACGGTATCAAGATCGTTGGAAAAATCGGAACGTTGGAAAGTAGCTACGTTCCCAAAACTGATGCAATCACATATCTAAAAATCATTAAGAACGGTACAACGATCTACGATCACAATTTAAATGTCAATCGTTGTATAAAGTATGATGAATGGGCACCCGATAAGCTGGAGGCGGTTTGCTGGTTGCTTATGGAAAATGTTGACACAATCGACATTGAAAACATTATGGATAGACTTATTCATAACGAATTATCACTCGACATTCATCATATGAAAATGTGGAAAAAGCAAGAACGCAAAAAGGAAGAACAGAAAGCCTTGCACGAACAAAGAGAACGAAACAAGAAAGAAGGGTGTACTCTACTGGAAAAACATGATCTGTACTTGTTTGACGGTGTGAAAACACCTAACAATGGATACCAAACAATGGTACTACGATTCCATAATGACAAGTTTAAAGAGTCATTTTTACATGCCTATGAGTTATACAAGAAAGATTCAAGAAATAAAACGGTGGGCGGTTATATGGATTTTTTGATCCAATATCCAAATACAGATGATGCAAAACAAATTGATATTGTTTACCGTTCAAGTGATCTTATAAATTGGAATAGTTTGGATCAGATTAAATCTATATTATCATTATCATAAACCAGGAGGAACCATAATGGAAAATAAAACACAACTACATAAACCAAAACTAACAGACATAGCCGTTGCACTTGTAGGAATCGCAATGGCTATTATTACGTTTATCAAGATCCCGCAAGCCTTTATATTAGAAGCGTTGTTGGTAATGATTACCGCTGTCTATATGCTTGCTTGCGTTGGATTTTTTGATGATGATACAGATACAGAATAAGAAAGAAGGTAAATGATTATGAATTTTGAAAAATATAGAGAACTTGACACAATTAAATTGCATGGGATTTCTGCCGACATATTTCAAGAGAATGAACACGGAGAACTTATTGATCCTTTACGTGGAAAAGATGCAGACTGGTTAACGGGAAAATCCACATTGGCAAAAGCGGAAAATTTCAATTTTGAACAATTCGTTCTTAATGAAATCAATCAGCATTTTATTAACAATTTAGAAGCAAAAGATATTTGTATTTGTGGTAGTTGCTTTTCTTTTTGGAAACAAGAAGATGATGATGGTTTAGAAGATGATAATGGAAAATATTTTGTATCCTATGCCGTTAGTATCACAATTAATGGAAAATACATAGATGAAGAAGATTTATACGAACTATTTCCGAATTTTGAATATTAAGAAAGAAGGTAAAACAATTATGAGAACAAAACATAACAAAACAATCAAGATCCTATTAGCCGTAGCACTTATGTTTACGGCTTTTTTAATACTGGAAAATACAGTACACGCAAAGACAAAAAGAAACACATTCAGAACGATAAACGGCATTTATAACAGTGACGGTACAATTGACACGGCAGATGGGTATTGTTGGAAAGTACGCAAGGAATCATATGCTTATCCAGGGACTACCGTTGTAACTGTAAAATTTAACACACACGGCACTAGAAACAAGCTCGATGATAGCATTGTAAAGATCACGGCAAAGAATAAGAATATCCAGCTTATAAACGATTATATACGGCATGAATACGATCTAAACGCCTACAAGGTTAAATATATTGCTACTGGAAAACTAACGGATAAAATGATCCGTGAACGTGCCACACGGCATACGATTTACGTGGAAATTATCAAAAGTATTTCTGCCGGCGGTAAGCATGGAACGTATGGAAAAAACTACTACATTGCCTATAACAAGCGTGTACGCAAGGGAAAACACGTAACAAGCTATTGTGTATGGAATCCTTGTAATAGTTACTGTGATGACGTAGAAGCGATCGCAGATAATGGAAAAATCAGATAGAAAGAAGGTTAGAACTATGAGAAAAGAAAATACAATGTACACTGGATTTTATGATATTCCTTGTCTTACTGGAAGAAAGAGTTTTTACGGTAAAGCAAAAGAAAGAGTTATCGACAATGGTTACGAGCTTAAATCATATGAAACTATTGTCTGTAAGTTAGTCAACGGAAAACTTATCCGATTGTGGAACGATTACAGCCCAACAACTATGAACCATGTAAACGGCTTCTTAGTGTTCCACGGTATGGAAAAGATCAAGAAAGCTGATTGGATAGCAATGGAAGTTAAGGAAGGAGCGTAAAACTATGACAACGATTGCTATATACAGAAACAAAAGAAATAAAAATAAATATATAGAAGTCCATAACGATGGACACTATCACAACTCAGTAAAACAGTTTATGCAATGGAAGAAAGATCACAATGGAAATCAGCTTGCCAAACCAATTAGAAATGAAACGGGTGATCGAGTATTGCATAGATGGAAAAAAGCAAACCTGATGGAGCTACTGGAAGATTATGAACTGATTACAGCATAGGAAGAAGGTGGAAGAAATGAATCATCGTGCAACGTATCTTATCTATTATGAAGATAAAAATGGATATAGGGATAGCTATGAAGTTTACGGTTATGAACAACTTAGAGAAGCTATGAAGTGGTTACATAGTGATGAGATTAAAGCAACTGATATATCAATCTATAAGCATGGAAAAGATTTTGAAAATAATTCTGATGACATTATAGAAGTATATAAAAATTGGTGGAAATAACCAGGAGGAACAATAGAATGGGTAAAATTAAAGTCAAAGTAAACATTTATGATAGAACGGCAGTGTTAGAGTTAATGGAAAATTTCTTTCACGATTGTGGAGAGAATGGGGTATCAGATTTTAAAACGTGGTGTGAAGATAACGTCACGAAAAGTCAAGAATCTATTGTGGAAAATATCACAGATGAAGTCAATCGAATTGCGTATGAATTATATGAATAGGAGGAACGATAGAATGGAAAAGAACTTAAAAGATTTATACTTTGTATCTGTTTATTACAGTTTTGATTGTGATTCACCGCTTTATGTTTTTAGTACAGAAGAAGAAGCGGTTGCATTTATTAGAAAACAATATCAGGATGAATTAAACATAGAATGTAGAGAATTGGAAATTGATATGAGTGTTTCTGAAAAGGATTATAGTGATTATGGATTATTTGTCGATATATCCGATGATGGAAGTTTTGCACGTATTGAACAAGTAAACGATGATTCGTCATTTATTGAATGGAATTTAACAACATTAAGAAATGATTTATAAAAAGGAAGGTGTATATCAAATGGAAATTTCAAAGAAACAAACTTATGAACAGTATCAGTTACAATGGATGATTGATCACGGTTTTTCATTAAAAGATTTAATGGAATCTATGGACAGATATTTTATGAACGATGGAGATTCTATCCAGGAATTGTTTGAGGATTGGGAGTGTAACTGTGGATTTGGCGGTATATTGTATGCTTGTAAAGATGAAGCAATAGATTGTGGCGAATGTATAGAAGATGAGGAAGAATAGGAGAATAATTATGGAAATTTTAAAGATGACAAGAACAAACATGGTAGTGATTCAGACAGTGGAAAAGGAAGAACGTAACACTTTTGACATTGGAAAAATCAGAGTCGCAGCCTTGCCACCGATCGCAAAGAAAGATCTTATCGCAGAACTTAAAAGCAAGGGCTTCTGCGATGGAATGATCCATACGGTATTACAATGCAAGCTGGAAGATCTAAACGGATATGTGAACGTATGGAAGTATGTAGCGTATATCTTAGCCGTAGAACTGATGGAAAGATTATAGAAGGGCGGTGGAAACATGGAAAATACAAATACATTAACAGTAAAATTCGTCGGTTTTGGTGGTGGATTTATGGAATATCCATGCTATAAAGATGAAAACGAAAAGCTATATTTTGACATAAACGATGGGAAAAATGGACTTGACTTATACACTGGTGCTTACATGGATGAACTTGGAGATATTTGTGGTGAACCAAATCAGTCAGTAATGCAAGAAATCAAATGCGATAAACCATTTTCAAGGAATCTTAGAGAACGTGATTATCAGTTTCTAAGTAGATTAAAAGCAGATTGCGAATACTTCTTAAGAAATGGAAACGGTTGTAAGAAATACTTATATAAAGAAAGCATTGAAAAACATTGCGATGAGATGGAAAAAATATGGAATTCATTTACAGACGAACAAAAACCTAAATGGTTAACGATGGAACAAATAAAAGATTTTAGAAAGAAAATGTTAAATACAAGAAAGTAGGTGGAAATTATGATCGTAAGAAACACTTATACAGATGGTAGAACAGAAATTTTTTGTAATACGCCCGATGAATACAATGACTTATGTTGTGAGTACGATTTAGAAGATTGTGGTATGAGTGGAAAATACGTTGGATCTAGTTGGAGCCACGATGATAAGAACAATGTAGACGTTTATTTTAAATATAAAGAAGATTAGAAAGTAGGTGGAAAGAATGAGTCGCAGAACAACTATGGAATCATTAGCGTGTCACGTAGAACGCAAGTATCACACGTTATACTTTACGGAAAATCCTCCGAACGCTGGAATTGATGATAGCTTACATGGTTACAAATACTTCTTATTATTCAAGAACACGTTCGGAATTTTTCGGAAATACAGAACGCAAGAAGAAGCAATTAACGGCATGACGGAAATTTTAAAAGAAGATCCGTCAGAATTATTTAGTTACATAGCCAATTAAAGGCTTTTACTACTCATGATGATATGAGTATACACCATAACGGAAAGACTCGACTATTGAAGCTAATAGTTACTTTATATGAACGGAAAGACTGTACTACTGGTTGATGGTAGTGACGTATTGGAACGGAAAAACGGTGGCGTATGGTAGATAAAAGAGTGCTTTTATCGGTGGGTTCGATTCCTATCCCGTCACTTTTCACGATGGAAATTATCGTGTATAATAAAGGAAAACTATTAATATTTAAAGTCCTGATAGGCAGAAAGAAGGAAATTATGTACGAGTTCAAAGAACTGATCTTGCCTGAACATTTTAGACACGCCTCTTACGGTGGATTTTGTGTAAAACCGGGAATGTTTTATGGCGTAGAAAAAGAAACTGGAAAATTAGTAGCTACAACGGGATTGAATGTAAACGGATTAACAAACATTTATATCCAGCACGAACCAAAGATCCAATGGAATAATGATTTGTGGGAAGATCTTTACGATGATTATGGAAAACCTTTAATCACGATTGAAGAGAACGACTTGCAACGGATTAGTGATAAGGTTAAAGATTTTCAGAAAACGGCAATGGATTTTGAAACGTGGGCAGACGAAAACGGATATAATGAAGAATATTGTGAAGATCTTACTAGAGAAGAACTAGATCAGATAGAAGAATCTTATGAATGGTATTACTTTATGGGATATCCTGAGTTTGTGATCCAGCTTTTAAAAGAACATTGGGATTTAGAAAATTATGAAGAATAGGAAGGTGGAAATTATGAAATCATATAAAGAATACGATAGAGAATTTATTGGGGATAGTGATATTGCGGCTTTAATTTTTGTAGGCACAACAAAAGACGGATTGAAGGCGAATATCTTAAATTTTGGTTGTGATGGAAGATATAATGCTTATATTGTGGATGAGAACGCAAAGATCGGAGATCACTATACCTTAGAGATGGAATTTGAAACATCATCAGGATTCAGGGCATGGCTCAAAATCTATGACGATGTAGGATTGATGGCAGATTATAAGGCAGACAAAATTAGAGTATATCGTGCTGGAGATTTTGGTTGCATTATTCAGCTTATCGGAAAGAAAGAATGTGAATAAGGATGGTGGAAAATATGCTTAGATATAAAGATTATTACCATGCAATTACAAAAACAGATCACGGATTAGATATTGACGTAAACAAATGTAATAATACTTGCAATCATCATTCTTATATAGATTGTAGTAGTTGCGATTGCAAAGATGGATGCTTTGGAAAATCGTTTGCCAAAGACACTTTAAATGAATTCAAGAAACATCATTTTACATGGAAAGATATCGTACAAGTCAATGGAAAATTATATGAAGAAGAGTTCATGATTAGTGGTTTGATGGATGATAAAAATACATATCAGATTGATGATTTTTTAGAAGCTGTAGCAAAGAAGTATGATGTTAGTCCGAAGGATATTAAGACATATACAATGGATAATATACCATTAAATCCAACGGAAATTATTCTTGCCGGAGATTGTGGTTGCTATATTGACGGAACGCCTGAATGGTGTATAGACTAGCGGAAAATTAAATAAGAACAAAGTAATCTAGGAAGATGCAGAAATGTATCTTCCTTTTTTTAATGGAAAGAAACGAGGTAAGAACGAATGAAAGTTAGCAGAGAAGAGTATGAAAGATTAGACTTTGAAGATTTTGTGGAAAAATTAAAACCACAATACAGCACATTATGTAGTTTAGAAGATATGAAGAACGCTTGCGTTCAGGCGGTAAACGTAATGGAAGTTAGTCTTGCGATCCATATATTGGAACCGATTGAAGAATACAGTGTATGGTATTACGACTACGATCGAGAAAAGGGTATGCAGTATGTACCGCAGCCATTATCACAAAAAGAGGATCTTGTGAAGGCTGGATACTTAGAATTAGTCGGATAATAAAATGCAGATTTGGAAGAAAGATATGAGGTGGAAATTATGAACAAATATAGAGATTATTATAGTGCAATCGTAAAAACAGAGAACGGACTGGATATTGATGTATTGGAATTAGTTAACTGCGAGCTAGAACGACAGCAATGCGGAAAACAGCCGATTATTGGAATGATTGCAAGTGACATTATTAATGAATTTAAGGAACACAAATTCACATGGCGTGACATCGTAGAAATCAACGGAAAATATTATGCAGAAGAATTTAGTATTAGCGGTATCATGGAAAACCCTGATGCGTATATACTTGATGATTTTTACACAGCGGTTGCAGAAAAATACAATGTAGATCTTACAAAAAATGAAATTAAAACATACATGATGGATAATATCACTTTTAACCCTACTGAATTAGAGTTTGGGGCAGAAGATTGCGGATGTTACATTGATGGAGAACCAGAATGGATTGACGTAGAAGAACAGGATGGAAGAATTATGAATGCAGAAACAAAACAGGAAATTATCGGAATCGTTATGTGTCACGGAGAGAATGATTATGGATATTGGGGAGGATTTTCTCTAACAGAGGAAGAGGAGGAACAGATTTACGAGATCCTGATGCGACATGATACAGAAGGATGCTCTATCAGAGGAACAAGAAACGACATTGCAAACGAGATTAAAGAATAGGAGAGTGATTAGTTATGGAAAACAAAGAAGCAAAAAGAATCGCAAACATCTTATTTAATATGTCTTTAGGAATGGACTATGACACGTTTGTAGATGATTATAAAGAAGATATGGAAATGTTAACCGAAAGCGTTGGAAAATTGTCTAAAAAAGATGATCTGCTGTATTATGTGTTACACAATATTGCAGACAACAACGCAGAAATGGAAAATAAGCTTGTCAATGCAGATGGATCTATTTGCAGATAGGAGATGGAAATTATGAATGATAAAAAATATGATACAGAAATGATGGTGGCAATATGTCAAGAGTATGAAGATGCTTCTCAAACTTTATCTAGCCTGACGAAAACATTAGCAATTGTTCATATGAAGTTGGTTCAGGCAGAAAGCTATACGCAAGAAATCTCACTCAAACAGTATAAAAGACTGAAAGAAGAGGTAAAAGAATTAACAACAGCAGTACATGATGCAACTATTATGCTCAATGTTTGGGATAAAGCACGAGAAGTTTGTATGGAAGTTATAGATGATGAAAATTAAATGTCAATTTTATCGTAGGAAGGATGGAAATAATCATGAGAGTTTTAGTAGAATCAAATTATGGAACAACGACCAAACCAGATGGTCTTGGTGTAGTATGTAAATTGGTATGCAGCCCAGACTCAAAAAGAAATTTCTATTGGTATGGAAATGATATGGAATTAAATAGTAGCTTAGGTCCCGACATCCGACAATGTGGAACACGAGAAGAATTGTTGGAAAAATTAAATAGACGAAAGAAAAATTATGAAATACGATTACAAAATCTTTCTTCTGATTTATTTCTTAATCAAAAAGGCAAAGTGGTCTTTGAGAACTGTCTTAAGCAAGATATTCTTATGTATAAGACTTTTATTGAAGCACTAGAAAAACAATAGGAAGGATGGAAATTTACATGAAAAAATATATAATAGATGTTGTAGAAACATATAAGAGATCAGTTGAAATCAAAGCAGAAACAGAGGACGAAGCAAGAAATATTGTAGCGGAAAAGATTAATACAGGAGATATTGATATACCTTGTGATGGCGGTGGTTACGACTATGAGTACAAGTTATTCGCAAGTGAGGTAGAGGAAAGTGAAGTGTAATTTCTACGGACTGTTTACGATGGTTGAAGAAAATGATAATATATACATATTGGTTGAGATACCAGATGATCAGAGAAACTTCAAGAACAAAGCAAAGGAGAATAAATTATGCCGTTGGTTTTATTATTAATAATTATATTTATCGTTCCAGAGGATAGTTTGGAATATATGTTAGGAGCTATCTTAGGTGGTGGCTATGGAATTTTAATGGTTATAGCATTTGTTGCTATTCTGTATGGGATTTATAAGTTTTTTTCCGATCTTTGGAACGGAAGATAGAATGGAAAATATTATTTGATAAAGCAGATTATATATGGAAGGAGTTATGAATATGAATAAATTCAAGCATTATGGAAAAGATGTGTGGAGACAAGCATCTTCTATAAGAAATTGGGTAAAGGAACTAAAAGAAAGCGGATTAGAATATACGGCACTTCCAGACCTAGAACATGAAGTATACAAATACATTAAGGATGGAAACGAAAGATATGCTTTAGTTTATTATCCTGATGTACCTGAAGAAGCTTTACAAGAAGTATACATAATAGAAAAGATTCCTGATGATCTTAGCTGGGATAACATAATAGAAGATTATAGACAGCAAAGTAGAGGATATGATCCGATGAAGCTGCCAACACGAGCTAGACTACTATATGATGAAGCATTTCACAGAGCTTATGAATGGGAAAAAGAAGATAATCCAGACTTCGCTAAAAATTTTTGGCATAGACCTGCGGGATATGTTGATCCCGAACAATTCAAATTGGCTATTATGTCATTAGGAACTAGCATTGAAGAACTAAGGGAAATGGATCATTCCGATACGCCAGAAATTGATGAACTAGAATTATAGTGAATACAAATTAATATAGGTAACTAGGATACTTATGGAAAATTCCAGAGTGTCTTTTTTTATACAAATTTTTACATAAGAAAGGTGGAATTAATTATGAATCTAAACGAAATGGAAATCCCTTGCGATCCAATTTTGGATAAGGCAAAGAGAGATGAACTGGTGCAGAACACAGAACTTTTAAAACAAGTTACGATCAAGCCGATTCCGTGGCTCCCTGGACGAGATTATATCACTACGGAACAGGTAGCACGATTTTTTGATGGAGATGTTGAGGAAGTCAAACGATTGTGTACGAAGTATCGTAAAGAATTTTTGGAAGATGGGATGGAAGTTAAGACAGTGCAGGAGATTATTGATGGTCAGGATGCAACAACGGAAAAACAGAAGGGAAGAATCATGGTAACGTATCCGAACGGATTAAATATCTCATTCGGTTATAAGGGTGCTAAGGTGTTCACTCTTAAATGCTTAATCAGATTATCTTTACTGATGGAAACTTCAAACCTTGCTGAGAGCGTAAGATATTATGTTTTTATCAACGATTATATCACGATAGAAGAACAGAGAGAACAAGAACAGGTAGAGGCAGGTGTGCAGCTTGTTGACACAACGGAAATTTTAGGCAGACGAATTGATCTGTATAGAAGTATTGAAGATCCGTTATTCCTTGCGAGAGATGTTGCAGAATGGATTGATTACAGTAAGAGAGATAATGGAAAATATAAGACAGACATGATGTTACAATCTGTTGATTCAGATGAAAAATTTAAGACTAAAATTTTGACTGCCAACAATCTTGGCACTCAGAATTTAGGTCAATTAGACACTGATGGAAAAACTAAAGTTCCATTTTGGTTTCTCACAGAAGATGGACTCTATGAAGTGTGTATGCAATCACGTAAGCCGATTGCAAAGCAGATGAAGAAACAGATTAAAGAATATCTTAAAAACATCCGTAAGACAGGCGGTGCAGTTGACTTTGGGAAAGAGTCACAGTTCATTGAACACTACTTCCCGTCATTTTCTGAGGATGTCAAGCTTGCTATGGTAACCGATCTGCGAACACAAAATAAAGAACTTAAAGAAGAGAATCAGAAGTTGCAGAATGATAACAAGTTATTAGCAGCGGAAATTTTAACATGGGATGATCGCAATAAGATGAACGCTGGGATTAGGAAGTTGGCTGCGGTAACAGGAACGCAATTCTCTGTTATGTGGAATGAGCTTTATAAGAACTTACAGTATAAATATCAGATTGATGTTAAGAAACGTGGAAAGAAACCATTTCTTCAGTGGATTCAAGAACATGAATGGGATAAGGTATTGAAAGTCTTTTGTGCAATGTGCGAGGCTAGAAACCTATCTCCAACAGATATGTTCCAACAGACGGCACCTGTGGAAAATTTATATGATAATGAAGATGAGGATGATGAAGTATGGAATTAGAACAGATTATTCGGTATTCAGATGTATTTGTAGGAGTAATGATTACATTAGAGACTATTGTTTTTATTGTTAATGCAGCTCTGAAATTAATTGATGAATATTACAATACAAACTTAAAGAAATATACTGACTTACTAGATGATACAATAGGAGTTATTGATAAACCAACTACTATTATTTTATGGACTTGGTTTATTATAAAAATAGGAACGGCATTTATTAAATAATTCCATATAATAATTTTGGCAAAGAACCGAACGGAAGGTTCTTTTTATTTTACGGAAATATTTGGCAGGAACCGATTTGGCAGGTCGGTTCTTTGTCAAATTTATTATACACAAATTAATGATTAACTAAGCATAGAATTGTTAATAGGTAAGGTGTTGATTATATAGAGAACTAATAGGAATAGAATAGGTTTCTATTAGGATTGGCACACTAATAGTTGGAATTAAATGTTGATTTTATTCCTATTGGTTTACGGAATATAACTATACAAAAATAATGAGTGTAGAGAAAAATAAGGAAATTTAGAAAGGAAGGTAAAGAATGAACCTACAGTTAGTTAAAACGGAAAAATTTAACGATATAGCGTGTGATTTTTATAGTGCTGAGGATGATATTTGGATGACAAGAAAGCAGATTGGAGAGGCACTGGAGTACGATAATCCGAAGGATGCAATTTATAGGATACACGAAAGACATAAAGATAGGTTGGATAAACATTCAGTGGTCGACAAATTGTCGACTACTGACGACAAAAAATATGACACTATACTTTATAATGAACGTGGCGTGATGGAAATTTGTAGATGGAGTAAACAGCCAAAGGCAAACACCTTTATGGACTGGGTATGGGATATTGTACAGGCTTATCGTCATGGAAAATTAAGAACAGGAACTCCTGTAACAACAGTAGAGCAGTTTCTTACAGAGCAGACAGAGCTTATGAAGCAGATGGAAAGAAACAATGAACGCCTGTATAAGATTACTATAGAAGGATTTAATCAGTTGGCAGATATCGTTAAAGAAATGAAAGCTGAACGTAAGGAATTTTATAAGCAGATCGCTAAACCTACGAAAGATATTCCAGTGATGGATAAAGAAGCTGTAATCGCAGAATATAAGATGAATGAATGGAAATCTAACGTCTATGGAATTATCGCAGATATTTTGAAAGAATCAGATGAACTAGGAACTACCACTAGAGATATTTTAAGAGAAGCTTATAATTATTTGACTAACACATATGGTATTGTGTGGGAACAGGATCGGAAAGAATATAAAGAGAAATATAACATCAGAGAAAGAGGCAATGTACCAACGATTGATCTTTGTTATGACAAATATCCTGATCTGCTAGTCAATTCACTGGAAAAACTTCTGCGACAGTTCCGTAAAGAGAACGCACAGCCTGATTGGGAAGAAATGAAAATCAAGATTACTAATTATGCTAATCATATTGGAAATAAATCTAAAGGCGGAACGTCTGTTTATCGGAAAATCTACACTAAGATGACAGAGAATGGTGTTAACTGGGATGAGTATGCTCATGGCATTCCTAAATCTCAGCTTATTAAAACTAATGCAACTTTATACAACAGATTTTATGAAGCTGCGGTGGAAATTATTTCAGAAGAATAGAGAGGTGTGGTATAATTATGAAAATTGACAATGTAGCAGAACTTAGAGAAAGTGATAAATTTTGTTCGTGTGTTGAATGTGGAAAGCATTTTGAGGACGATAGATGTATGAAAAGAATTTTATTTGAACATGAGTTAGGGTTTAATGTTGTAACGCATACAGTTTATTTGTGCTCAAAATGTTATGAAGATTTGTTCCAACTTATGTGCGACACAGATATTGATGAATCAATGGCTAAAACTGATGCAGTAATGAAACAAATATTTGATCAGAAGGAGTGATGGAAAAATGAATATATTAACATTAAAAGGGAACGGAAAATCCAAACTGTTAATGCAGTTGATGAATGAATGTGAATCAAAGCGAGCTTTAATGATTATATATAAAGGACAGAATGTTTCTAAAAGTTGGATTCCATATGGTTGTATTTGTGCAGAAACAGACGATATTAAATTTGCAGAAAGTAGTGTTGGACAGTATATTAAACACATGGAGACAGTTGTGTATGAACCTATTGATTATATTGTTGTATACTCTAATGTAAAGACAGAAAATGAAATGAGAAGAGATGGAGTGTATACGGAATTAGAATCTGTATTGGATAATTTTTATGTGGGTATTGAAAAGTATAATGCTCCAACTTGCATTGTAGCTTGTAAAGAATAAAGTAATTAAAAAGGAGTGATTAAAATGGAAAAATCTAAAGCATATACACCAGAAAAACCATATATGTGTGTTTACGAAACAAAAGAAGATGGAATTGGTTATGCGACATTTGACAACGAAGAGGCTTTAATGGAATTGTTAAATGAGTGCAGAGAAAACGGAGATAAGATTTTAGATGCCTGCAAGGTTGAGGATCGTTATGAATTCAAAGATGGAAAATTTGAGTCTAAATATCAAAGAATGTATGGATATGCAATTATCAAAGCGCTTAAAGATAAGAATAAGGAATTATGTAATAAACTAAGAAAAGTAATTGATGAAAGAATCGCCATAGAAGAAAAACTAGCAGATACAAATATGCCGTATCAAAAATATATGTATTTATTGCGTGATAAAGAGGATATTGAAAAAACAGAAGCAAAGTTAAGTCAAAGGAAACAAATCGTAAGAGATATGTTAGATGTCTGCTATGAAGCGGTATGGGAATGTGACGATCGTATAGATAAAATGAAACTTTGATAGAAAGGAAAGGGGGTAAGTATGGCTAAATATGAAGGTACTTACGCTTGTGGGCATGATGGCGTAGTAAATGTGATCGGAAAAATGAGTGAAAGACAGAGAAAAGCTGACTATGCTTTTTCTCATTTATGTCCGAAATGTGCAAAAGAAGAAAAAGAAAGAAAAATTGCAGAAGAAAACAAAAAGTCTAAAGAACTATCAGAAGAATACGGATTTCCAAACCTAACAGGAACGGAAAAACAAGTAGCATGGGGTAATACCATTCGATTGGGTTTTTACAATGAGTTTGAAAACGACAGAACGGCACAATCTATTATTGAGAATGAAACGACAGCTTCTTTTTGGTTAGACTTAGACCGATTTATTAGTAAACAAGATTTTCTGCGAAAATATAAACGAACTAAGAGGGAGAAAGAACGTCGAGAAAGAATCATTAGTATTGATGCTGTGGCACCAGAAAGATTAGAACATGAAGGTGTTGTGGAAATTGTAAAAAAACTTGATAAAATATGCCTGTTTTACCCGAAAGATCATGACTTCATCAATTTGGTTAAATCAAAAGATTATAGATGGAATGAAGATGATTGTTGTTGGTGTCGTTGTTTGACCGAGAAAAGCGGAAATTATGCTGATAGAGTAGCAGAAATTGGGCATGGCTTATTACAGAATGGATTTGCAATTTGTATTCACGATAGCGAAATTACAGAAATGGCAATCAGTGGAAACTATAAAAAAGAAAACACTCGTTGGATTAATTACGATTCAGAAGATAAAGTTCTAACGTTGCGTTGGAGCGCAAGGAGTAATGAAATTTACAATGCTGCAAGGAAAATTATGAATAATCGGTATAGTCGGGATAAAGGGTGCGTGGAAGTACCTATAGCCAATTACAGGTCTGTAAATAACTTTGCGAAAAAGTATGATTTTTGTTATACTGAAAATGCACTTGATGCTATCGCACAGTATAAAAAAGAAGTCAGAGAAATGAGAAGGGTTAAGGTGGACAAGTAATGGAATATATTAATCATTATACTCTGTTGACAGGGCATATGAGAAAATCTTATTCAGAGGAAATCAGTAGTGAAATAAGAACTAGAATGAGAGAGCTTATTGAATTTGATAGGAATGTATCATCTAATTACACAGTACCGTTTATGGATGGAACTAAATTGCATATTACTGCGGATGGAGCTTTCTATTGTGCGGAAGTTATATTAGAGGCTGAAGGCGAAAATATTGTATTGCTGACAACAGTAGGATGCAAAGATAGAAGCGGATTATCCCTTGCAATGAAATCAATAGAGTGCGCTTACAAAGATTTGTTTGGAAAATCCTTGGGTGAATATCATCCTGAATTGCCATTTATTGTGGATATTCCAACGCCATTTTGTACCATAATTTCAAACTGGTCAGGAGATTTTTGCAGAACCTTAGCATGGTCGGTTTTTGATGACAAAGATGATCAGACAGCAGAGGAAGAAGTAGAAACAAATACAATTCGTAGAAGTGTAGCAGATCTTCATGGAGTAAAGAAAGATAATTACGAAGGGCTTCCAGAGGAATTAAAAGAGTTCAATTATTACTTTGCGGATTGTGGACATTCTATTCTTGCAATTCCAGAATGTAAGTTAGACGAAGCAATTAAAGATGGAGATTTGGATATGTTTGAATGTCCATTTCCTGTAAAATATGTTCTCGAAAAAGGATATAGAATGTATAAGAATCATGTAGTTTGCGAAGCAAAATATCATCCTGCATTTGGGTTAGTAATTGATGAAGAATGGGATGAATTTTAGAGTAACTTAATAAAATAGAACAGATTAAAGCATATCATTTTTGGTATGCTTTAAAAATACAAATAAAAATATAGGAAGGAAACGGAAATAAATGGAAGAAAATATCAAAAAAGAAGGAGATTATGAAATCTCAGAAAATGCACTTGGAACATCATATAAACACCCATCATTTGGCATGTTGTCATTTAGGCGTACTCATGGTGGGCATAGTAATTTGTTTGGTAGTAGTATTCAACATAATGATACCATCCACATGGTATTAAGAGAAGGAAAAGTTACTAGAGGATTAAATGAAGACTGGTATGTTGGTGGACATGAAATTATTGAAGTTGCAATGTCTCAGTCTCAATTTGCAGAAGTTATTACCTCAATGAATGTAGATGCTGGTGTACCTTGTACTATTAAATATATACAAGGCAAAGGACACATTGATGAAGCGGATTTTATTAATAAAAGACAGCAGATTACTAATGAATTTAAAGATTCTATGAATGATCATATGAACGACGCACAGGAATTTTATGATGAAGTAAAGGAGCTTTTTAGCACAAAGAAATCTATTAGTAAGGGTGACAAAGAAATGATTCTTAAAAAATTAGGAAGGATCACTAAATCAATGGAATCTGAATCAAAATTTATTTTCGATCAGTTTCAAGAACAAATGGATAAAACAATTACAGAAGCTAAAGGCGAAATAGAAGCTTTTGCACAGAATAAAATTAATGCGATTGCTCAACAGGCTTTAGTAGAACAGAAAGAAGATATTCTCAAATTAGAGAACCCTGTTGATGTAAATCATATGGAGATTAATGAAGAATAAAACGAAAATTTGATAGGTGGTGGTACGAATGGTGGATTGGGATCAACATAAATGTATAAAAGAGCGTTCCCTGCACATTTGACTAGGTTGCTAGTGGAAATTTCTAATCGCTGGGTAGAATCTATGTCTGAAAAATAATGTATATTATAGGAGATGATAAGAATGGAAAGTATTTATAAAAGAAGGGCAGATAGTGACTTGATTGTGGAATACAAACAATTTGAAAATAAAATGAAAAATGGTAAATTAACTGTACACGAACAAAGAATGTATGTTACATTACTATCTGAAATTTCTGATCGTTGGATAAAACAGAATGAAATTGAAAGAGGTGCAAAATGAAGACTCTAATAACAAAATGTCCGCACTGCGGAAGTGATCGTGGAATGGCTGTTAGGTTTAAAGCTACTGGAACCGATATATATAGTTTTGATGGACATTTTCAAGATGAAGAAATTATTGAATGCTGTACATATAATAAATGTATGACATGCTGTGACTGTGGTAAACGTATAATGAGTTATGATGAATTTATGACACATTATGCAATTGATGAATTAACAGGTAAGCATTTAAAACAGTGAAAGGAGAATTTTATCTCCACATATAGAGGGGAGCGATGCCATGAGTAACACAGGATGGATCAAACTCCATCGGAAAATTACAGATCATTGGCTATGGGAAGACAAACCATTTGCCAGAGGACAAGCAATGATTGACTTACTTATTCTCGCAGGTTATAATAATCAACCTAAGTATGTTGATGGAAACTTAGAAACAGTCGAGCGAGGATCGATGGTTACTTCGATCAGAAGATTGTGTGATCGATGGGGGTGGAGTAATTCAAAGGTTATCAAATTTTTAAAGACACTGGAAAACGACAGTATCATACATGTAAAAAGCGACACTAAAAAGACGGTCATAACCATAGTAAATTACAGTGTTTATCAAGGTTTTGTAGACGAACAAGCTACACAGAAACGACACCAAAACGACGCAGAAGCGACACATAAAAAGAAAGTAAAGAATAATAATAAATATAATAATAATATAAAGCGATTCACACCGCCTGATTGCGAGCAAGTCTCCAGATATTGTCAACAAAGAAACAATGGGATTGATCCAGAAGAGTTTGTGGATTATTACACAGCCAAAGATTGGATGATGGGCAATAGCAAGATGCAAGACTGGAAGGCAGCAGTACGAAACTGGGAACGAAATCAGGCTAAGAAGAACGCTAAACAAAAGCCAAAGGTAACGAACCTTGCACACTTGGAATGTGATCGTGATTATGATTTTGGTGCGTTGGAAAGACAGTTGTTTGAGAAGCAGATGACAGGATAAGTTTGACGAAAGGATGGAAAAATGTCAGAAAATATTTATATTCACTACGGAAGTGATAAGTTTGAGAAAGAGTTGTTTATGTCAATTGTGAACAGAAACATGATTAACAAACCATTTGGAGGTTTATGGGCATCGGATATAAAGGCGGATCAGCCGTGGGAGAAATGGTGTATTGATAATGATTTTAGAATTGATAAACTAGACAAAAACTTTAAATTTACATTGGATGATTCGGCAAATATTGTTGAATGGCCAGCGAAAGCCGATTTAAAGCAGGTTCCAACGCAAGATCTATCGGGATATCTCCCAGAATATTTATTTGATACAATGGGCGTTGTGCCAGATTTTGAGAAGATGGTCGAAGATGGAGTTGATGCAATTAAGCTTAATTTATCCAAAGGTGATTATGAGTTATATTATGAGCTTTACGGTTGGGATTGTGATAGTATTCTGATCATGAATCCTGATATTATTAGACCATTGTAGAAATTGAATAACAGAATGAGATTGAGAAGCTTATGGCTTCTTTTTATTTTGCCTAAATTTAGAGAATAGGAGTAAGAATTATGGAATTAATCGAAGTAGAAATTAGACCAGAAGTACGTGAACAGTGCAATAATTAGAGAGGAGATTGGAACAATGAAATTATACGGAACAGTGAATACAGAGGTTGATGTGAGTAAATATAATATATTAATAGCTGCGGCTCAAATACTATACGATGGACATCTATATGATAGTTGGGGAATTCATACAGAGTTATTGGAGTCAGATCATAGAGAAAATAACACTGGTAAAAGAGCATTATTTAAGGTTGAAGATATATCATATCATGGTTCCCCAGTATGGAAATATACATTGATTACTGACGATGAAAATGCAATAAATGATTTTCTGTTGGCACAGGAAATAGAAAAAGTAATTAAGAGAGTGTAAGAATAATTAAGAGAGGAGAGATTATCATGGCAGCAACACAGTTTGAAGTTATTAAAACAGCAAACAATAATAACGCAGAAGAACCTGAAGCAAAGATCAAAAGACGTAAGGACGGAAATCCTAAATGGACTCGATCTAATAAACAAAAAGGCGTATCATCTTTAGTGTATCCAATTAAGAACAAAGAAAAATTTGCAGCCTTTAATGCATATTTTAGAGACCAGATTGATAAATCGTACACAGAGTACAAACGATATGTAGCTGCCAGAAACAATCTTTTGGTTGCAGTTGGAAACAATACAGCATATCGTATCTCTGATATCGTCAGACTCAAATGGGGCGATTTATTAAACGATAAGACTCGTAAGCAGGAAAAGAAAACAAAGAAATTCAGAACTGTATACTTTAACGATTTGGTAACTGAAGCAGTGGATATTTTCTTTGAAGCTGTTGCAGGAACTAAATATGATGTCAAGATTGATGGCGAAGTGCCAATGGATGATTATGTTTTTGGAACATGTAAGTCTGGATCAGGACACATGACTGAAGCAAATGCTTTGGATTTTGTTAAAAAAGGTGCTAAAGCAGTTGGAATTGAGGACAATATTGGTACGCATACATTACGAAAGAACTTTGTGTATTGGACACTTGTCGATCATAAAGATGATCAGAACGTATTGTATACACTTATGAGATTATTGAATCATAGTAGCCCTGCAATGACATTTCTGTATGCAACAATCACAGAGGAAGAAACTCATGTATTGTTTGATGATATTGCGCAGACATACAAGGAAATTATCAGTGGGGCTTTTAACGGATTGAAGGAAAATGTTGTTAATGTGAGTTATGATAGAGTTATGGAGATTATCAAGTTTGCTTATAAGACTGGCAAAGATGATGCAGATCAAGATGATAGAGTACATGAAGATAATATGCAGGCATTAGAAGAGTTATTGGAAGGAGTAATTGTATGATATTTGTAACAGGAGATACACATGGGGATTGGATGACTCGATTAAACAGTCGTTCTTTCCCAGAGGGAGTTGAGTTAACCAAAGATGATTATGTGATTATCTGCGGAGATTTTGGACTGTGGCATGACACAAAAGAAGAACGATATAATCTGGAATGGTTAGATAACAAGCCATTTACTACATTGTTTGTATGTGGGAATCATGAAAATTACGACCGCTTATATCAATATCCTGTAGAGAAATGGTGTGGCGGAAAGATTCACAAGATCAAAGACTCTGTATTTCATCTTATGCGTGGACAGGTGTTTGAAATTCAAGGAAAGAAATTCTTTACATTTGGCGGTGCCAGTTCCCATGATGTGCAAGATGGAATTTTAGAGCCAGACGATCCAAGAATTAATGAATGGTACAGAGATTATGACAAAATGTTTAGGATTAATCATGTGAGCTGGTGGAAAGAAGAATTGCCATCTGATAAAGAGATGGCAGAAGGTGTGATGAATTTAGAGAAAAATGACTTCCAAGTAGATTACGTTATTACACATAGTCCATACACATCTGTTTTAAGACAAATGGATCAAGGATCAGGAGTGTACAAATCTGACAAGTTAACGGATTATTTACAGCAAATAAAAGACAAAGTGATTTATCAAAAATGGTTCTTTGGGCATATGCATGTGAACCAGAACTTTCCAGGAGATAATGCGATTGCAATTTACGAACAAATTATTAGGATTTTATAGGAGAATTTTGTATGAAGATAAATACGATTAGACAAAATAAGGAAGAAAAGAAAGCAAACCAGAATCTTATGTGGATTTCAGCCGAGATTCCGCCACTAAAACCAGATAATGCATCACGTTATATGAGATATAAAACATATCCCGTTATTGTGGATTACAAATATAATGATGGATGTGTGGACGAAGTGCTTGATTTTTGTGACTATGATTTTGAAGAAAAGAAATGGAAACTGGATAAGCCTCATAAAGTTAGACAGTATTTCCCCCTTCCAAGTAAGCACAAAGTAAAGTGTTCGAACAAAAAGAGAACATCTGTTCGAAAAATATCTTGATTTTGTTCTATGGTAGCATTATAATAAGAAATGTAGAGATTCTTTGTTCACAATAAAAATTAACTTTCTTTCTTGCACCTATTGACAGGGTGCAAAAAGTATGGTATATTTAATTCATGAAAATAAAAAATGCAACTGGGGAAAGTTGAGGGACGTAAAATGAACGGATATACTAACAAAGAAAGAAAAGGAAACGATAACAGAAAAAGAAAAGAATATGTATATGGCAAATATCAAAATCCTCAAGTTTGGGGAATATATTTTGCAGATTTGCCGAAAATTGAAGGTAGTCACATCTTGCATGGGAAAAGACCAGTCATCGTATATTCTAATAATATTTGTAATAATACAAGCACTGAGATTAACGTGTATCCAATTACAAAAAAATTAAGGAACTGGATACCGACACATGTGACCATTTATCCAAATACCAGTAATGGATTAAAAATGGTATCACAGGTGTATTTAGAGCAAGGAAGAACAATTCCAAAGAATAATCTTTTAGAGTATTGGGGAAGAATATCTGATCTATCTTTAATGTTAAAAATAGGGCATGGCATTTTAATACAAAACGGCATGTTATCGTACATGAATGCAATGGCATCCTAGAAATGGAGAATGTTATGAATAATAAAGAATTGATACAAAATTATATAGATTCTCACGTATCAGAATCACGTCGCCCAACATGGAATTGGTTATTAGATTCTGATATTGCGGACGACAATGAATCTGGGTTAACGTATGCACCAGGCACAATCCAAAAGGCTATATTATCAGATACTAGAGGTAAAAAAACCAAAAGTATGAATTCTATTAAAAAAAGATATGACCAGCTTGTGAAATTGTATACTTATGCATATGAACAAAATTACATTAAATATAATCCATTTGTTAATGATAAATTTATAAACTTGCAATTAGCAGTTGATATATATTTTTCAAATAGAGTTAATGTTAATTATGTTACGCCAGATAAAATAAATGCGTTTATTTCGAATCTGATGTCGTGCAATGCATCAGCCGATACCAAATTGAATACTAGATTTCACATTGTGAGTTTATATAATGGGATAAATGGAAAGGAGTTAAGAAATCTAAAATTCTCGGATATTAATCAAAATGATTTAACAATTTTTGGGAAACCAGTCTCCAAAGATTTTATCGAGACATTGAATGAATATAAATTGAAAATGGGAGATACGAATATATATGATGATTTTGTATTAATACCACGAAAAAAATGTAATAATATAGAAGAATATAAAGCAGAGCAAAAGAGGATATATAATAATGTGCAGTCTCAATTAGAATTAACAGGCAATACTTTATCTTATGAAAAATTGACAACCATTGATGTTATTAATTCTGGTTTTATACAATATTTAAAATCTAAAATGGATATCAAGGCAATTGCAGATTTATATTATATTAAATCAAAAGAAGGAATTGCACGATCTGTAATCGCACGTCAATTTAGTGATATTGCAATTGATTTTTATTATAATTATTATATATCATATAGAATAAAGAAGAAACAATTTAGTGATCGTCAAACGGTAATCGGTAAAAGTATTGGTTACCTATATAAAGATGAGGACTATAAGAATTATCGTGTACATCAAATCATGGCAGAATAAAGGAAGGTATATGTATGGACAATCAAATATTAGAAATGTTAGCAGCGAATCAATCAAATCAAATGCATATTGATGTACTTGATTTACACTCATCAGAAATGTCATCGTGGTTTCTGAGTGAATATAAGATTCGAGCAGATGATAGAAAGATGAAGATCTATGGCAAAGATAAAGATCTTTCATATCATTGGATCGAATTTATTCAAGATGAGAATTTGTTCTCTCATATTAGGCAGGACGACATATTTGACATAATCAAATGCCTGCAATTTACATACAAAGAGAGATACAATGTTGGAATAAAAATACAGACAATAAAAAAGAAAGCAGAAGTCTTTGGTAAAACTTCTACTTTCACACAAACTAAAAATTTCAACTAAACAAATCATAGATAACAAAAAAAGATTTTTTGAATCTACCGTGTTGGCAGCACGATAGAAAATCGAATTTGATATTTAGAATTGTTTAATCTGAAAGGATAATAATATCCTTAAAATCATTATAACAATTCTAAACATGTTCGTCAACATGAAAATTTTTCCAAAAAACTACAATTAAATACAGGAGTGATGTATGAAATACATAATTACGAATGAAGAGTTCTATGTGAAAAGAGATCATGCAAGAAATAGATACGTTCGTGATAACCGTAAGTCTGAAGCTACTCAATTTACCTCCAAACAAGCAAAGCACATTTTAGGTTTGAAGCATAAATATACGTGGATGAAAGACGGATTTCATGCCAGAGAAATTGAGCTAGGTAAAGTTGGAAAACCTATGGAATCTAGTGAAATAATGCGTAAGGGTAATGGAAATTGCTTTATGGATTGGGAATGTGATAATACATTGATCGACAATATAGAGACTGAGGAAAGAGCTATAGTAGGACTTCTAGCATATGACTCAGATCAATTAGGAGAAAAGAAGTTTGAATTAGAGCAGGCATTATCATATGCCGATTCTGCCAGAAGTGATATTCTTCATGCGATTGAGTTTAAAAAGATTGATGCTGCGAAACGTGCAGTGATTGTTGGGTATCTTAAAACCTTACAAGAATTACACAGAAAAATCAAGAATTGTATTCGATACATAGAAGTGATGCAGAATTGTATGGATAATCAGAAAGATATATGTACTTTGAAGAAAGAATTAAAAGATGCAGAACATAAGTCGTATGTCGGCAGGACAAAGTATTATGAGCTGATCCAGAATATAATTGGGTAGAGTTTCTTCCTTATTATATATGATGACTCGCACAGGCATTTGTGCAAAATTAAAATGTAAATATTATGTTAGAAAGGAGAAATATGGGTATTTACATACAAAAGTTTGGGGAATTAGGACAAAGATATTTTAAACCAGATGAAATAGAATATAGTCCACACTCAGGAGACTGCATTAAAGTATTAAATAAGCAAAATGGAAAAGAAAAAACATATGTAGTGATTAATGAAGATGTAGGTGATCTACGATTACACACAAGAGAGTTAATGCCAAGAGTTCATTATACAATCTGCGATGAAAAACATTTGGATAATATTTATATGTTTAGTGTTTCAGCTTTGCTTGATAAAGAAAGGTGGATATTGCGTATATATGATTCGTTTGGTATTGAAAGAAAACGAAATGGAATATATTCGTTTGTCGATACGTTAGATTCAGATGTCATTATTACCATTTTGATAGGAAAATACAAGCGTGAAGATACATTTAATGTAAAAGTACCTTGTGAATTAAGAAATTAAAAAAGGAGAATCGTATGGAAGAAAATAAAACGGGCGTTTGGATACGCTGTATGAATGGTAAAGAAGTTAAATATAATCATAATCAGATTTCATCATTTAATGTAGGAGAGATTGTCGAAGTAGATAACGATGATGTGTATGTAAAGTTTAAAATTGAGACAGTTGAATTAAAGTTTGGTTCAGCGATAATAGCTACCTACACGATAAAACCTCAAGGTATAATTACTAAAACATTACATCCTTATCAATATAAGGTGTTTGATGATGCGGAGTCAATTGTAATGGATGTTTATAAAAATGATGTAGTAAATATTATTGTGCCATATTGGCACGAAAAACTGCGATATAGATTACAAAGTATAAATTCGACAGAAGCTGCTATTAGAATCACAAGACAAGAAACAATGAACGAGGATCTTGAGATTCATACAGGTACGATTTTAGCTGACGAAATAAAAATTGGAACATTAGCCCCACCACCACTTTCAGAAAGAAGAGTGTCTGCTCTGCCACACTATCAGCAAAAACCAATTACTGCAACGTCAGAAGCAGAAAAGAATTGGTGGAAAGAATGTTATGGAGGATCCGAAACTGAACGTGGATTACGAGCAGACGCACCAACACTTGATGATTGGAATGGTGAAACGAGTGCGACTTTAACGTTTTCGTCAGAAAAATTGGATGAAATCATGAGTGAACTTACAGAAAACGAAGAGGAGAAAGAAATGTATACGAAGAATTTAAAAGAAATGATTAAGAAACCGATTTATGTTGATAAAGAAATTACAGTAAAAGAACCAATGTTAGACAATAACGGTAAACAGATTGAAAAAGATGGCGAACCAGTGTTTAAAGTAAAACATTATCATGGAATGGTTAAAATCTTATGGACTTCTGGATCGGAAACTGTTGCGTATGTAGAAGGAAATGATGTGTATGACAGAGAAAATGGCTTCAAAACCTGTGTATTAAAATACCTTTGCGGCAACGCAGGTGCTCATGATGCAGTTGACTTCTGGACAAACAAATATGTGAAATATCCAAGCAGCTGTATTGAAGTAACAGAAAATTTATGCAAATTAGAAAAAATTCTTGAGAATGACAAGCAGAGAGAAGAAGAAAGAAAAGGTTTGCCTCATGCAAAATTCTTTGTCGTAAAGAAAGAAGAATTAATGTTTGATCCACTTAAAGAATCATATGAGGACGAGAATGGTCAAAAGATTAAGGAATTTAAGAAACTTGCTAAGAAGTATTTCCCAGAACTCAAGGGCAAAGAAATTTATATCAATGACAATAAGAGTTATGAAATCTTCGTAGCAATTAAATAATACATGAAAAGGAGATAAATTATGTGTACGCCAATGAATGAAAACTGGAGCAATTTTTTAAACAAATTGTCAGAGCGTTTAAATAAAATGCTCGACTATGTAGAGAAAAACAATTCTACATTGTATGAAACTGATATTGATAAAGATGTGCTGTGGGAAGTATATCTGAGTAGTTTTCCTGAAGGAACAAACAAAATGTATCGCAAACGACGAGAATATGACTGTGGTCATTGCCGAAACTTTATTAAAACAATCGGTGGAGCTGTGGCAATTGTTGACGGCAAGATTCATACAATCTGGGAGATCGACACAGATGATGTAGTATTTCAGCCAGTAGTTGATGCCTTAAGAACATATGTCGAATCAAAGCCGATCAAAGATATTTGGAGACATTTTACAAATACAGTTGGTACAAAAACCACAAATGAGTATACAGAAGATAAGCAGATTATCAAATGGACTCATATGTATACACCGATTCCAGAGAGGTTATTGGAAAGGAAATCTGATATTCCTACAATTAAAGCAAAAGTGAGAGATCGAAAGAATGTGTTTAAAAGATCACTTGATGAAATTACAGAAGAAGCTGTTGATACAGTATTAGAACTGATTGCTTCAAATACTCTTTATAGAGGACAGGAATGGGAAAGAGTATTAAAAGATTTTAGAAAATATCAGCGAGAATACAACGGTTTGTCAGATGAAGAAAAAGATACATACACATGGACAAAAGCCATGACGATCGGAGATGTAATTGGTCGTATTAGAAACCATAGTATCGGTACATTACTTGTGAATATCAGCGAAGGTATGGATTTAGATAATGCAGTAAAAGCTTATGAAAATGTTGTAGCTCCTGCGAATTACAAACGACCAAAGGCAATTTTTACGAAGAAAATGCTTGAGGATGCAAAGAAAACTGTAACCGATTTAGGATATATGGATTCATTGCAGCGTAGATTTGCAAGACTTGACGATATTACGGTAAACAATATTCTGTTTTGTAATCGTGATGCAGCACCACGTATCCAGGGCGGCTTAGATATTTTTGATGAGATGAGTAAGGAAGTCGCTGTAAATCCTAAGAAATTCTCTAAAGTAGAAGAGATCAGTGCAGAGAAATTTGTATCAGATGTTCTTCCAACCGCAAAAGAATTAGAAGTCTTGTTTGAAAATCGACATAAGAAGAACATGGTTTCACTGATCGCACCTGTAAACAAAGATGCCAAGAACATGATGAAGTGGAGTAATCCTTTCAGCTGGGCATATTCAGGAAATATGACAGACAGTGAAATGAAAGAAAGAGTTAAGAACGCAGGCGGTGCGGTTGATGGAGTTTTAAGATTCTCAATTCAGTGGAATGCAAATACAGATTGGAATCAGGATGATTTTGATGCACATTGCAGAACTCCACGTCATCATATCTATTATGCTTCAATGCATGATTATGCAACTGGTGGAAGCCTTGATGTTGATGTAACTCATCCACATAGAGGAGAGCCTGCCGTAGAAAATATTACATGGGCAGATAAATCCAAAATGGTTGACGGAGAATATGAATTTTTCGTAAGAAATTTTGCTCATAGAAATGGAGTTTCTGGATTTACAGCAGAGATTGAATTTGATGGACAGATTTATGAATTTGAATATGATAAGCCTTTACGTCAGAACGAAGATGTTCCAGTGGCTACAGTTACATTAAAAGATGGAGTATTCACAATCAAAGAGAAACTTCCATCAACAACATCTTCAAGAGAAATCTGTGGAATCAATACAAATCAGTTTGTGCCAGTAACAGTAATGTGTTATTCACCTAACTATTGGGACGAGCAGACAGGTATTGGACATAAACATTATCTGTTTATGTTAAACGGATGTGTAAATGAAGATACTCCAAATGGATTCTTCAATGAGTTTTTGAAGCAGGAATTAGTACAGCACAAGAGAGTATTTGAGGCTTTAGGAAGCAAAATGCATGTCGCAGATGATCCAAACCAGTTATCAGGAATTGGCTTCAGTTCTACAAAACGAGATGATGTGATCGTTAAAGTCAAGGGTGCAACAGAAAGAGTTCTTAAAATTAAATTTTAATATAAAAAGGAGATTAAATTATGACAACAGAAAAGTTATTCGAAATGGCAACAAGAAGCAAATTGAGATTCCCATCAACAAAGGGAGAATTATCCGTAGAAGATTTATGGGATTTATCTGATAAAGATTTAGACGTGGTTTATAAAAATCTGAAAGATCAGGAAGTTAAATCTTCAGAAGAAAGTCTGTTGGATGATGCAAATGTTGATCCAAAATTAACGGCTGCGATTGGTATTGTGAAGTATATCTTTACAACAAAACGTAATGAGAGACTTGAAGCAAAAGAGCTTATTGACAAGAAAAGGAATCAGCAGTTATATATTGATGCTCTTTCCAGAAGAAAACTTAAAGATATTGACAATATGTCAGTAGAAGAATTAGAAGCGAAAATTGCTGAGTTAGATGTTTAAATATCATATGCCTGCCCGTCATATTTGATGGGCGGGTGTTACATAAAACAGTAATTTAATGGAAGGAGAAAACAATGGACGTTAATAAATTATTGGTTGTCGTCGATATGCAGAATGATTTCATCGACGGAAGCCTTGGAACCAAAGAAGCACAGGAAATTGTTCCCAAAGTAATTGAGAAAATTAAAAATTTTGATGGCATTATTGTAGCAACAATAGATACACATCACGAAGATTATTTTTCTACACAGGAAGGAAAGAAACTTCCAGTAAAACATTGCATTAAAGGAGAAGATGGTTGGCGATTCAATAAAAAAATTGCAAAGGAGTTATTATCATCTGAAATGTTTACAGAATATCATAAGCAAGAAAAAGGAATATATCTTTTAGACACATATCGTAAAGAAACATTTGGGTCATTAGATCTTGCATGTGATTGTGAAGCTGAGTTTGGAGAAGGTAATAGATCTCACCCAGAAGATGTTGAAATTACACTCATTGGTCTTTGTACAGATATTTGTGTAATCTCCAACGCAATGTTGTTAAAAACAACGTTACCAGAGGCAAAGCTTATTGTAGATGCATCGTGTTGCGCAGGTGTAACGCCAGAGAGTCACAAGAACGCACTTGAAGCTATGAAAATGTGCCAGATTGAAGTAATCAATGAGTAAAGGAGTGATGAAGGATGATTACTATTGGTGGAGTACCAGTTGTTCCAGAATCTTTTCCAGATGGAACACAGAAAATTGATTTACCGTTAGGAGCAATGAGATCACGGATTGCAGTAAATAAATTTGTATCAATTGAATGGCTGTATGAATCAGATAAAGAATTATTTTCGCTATATTGTATTTCAAAAAGTATTCGAGAATATTTCCCACATTTATCACAGTGTTTAGTGATGCCGTATATTCCGAATGCAAGATTTGACAGGGTTAAAGATCATAACGAATGTTTTACATTAAAATATTTTGCAGAAATCATCAATGAATTAAATTTCAGAAAGGTCATCGTAGCAGATCCTCACTCAGATGTTTCTAAAGCATTGATTGATCACCTACAATATATACCAATTAAACTATATATTTCTAAGGTTTGCAATAAAGTCCTTAAAGCAGAACCATCAAGAAATCTTGTAATCTATTTCCCAGATAGCGGATCACTAAAAAGATATTCTGAATTTGTATCAGATGATTATCCGATTGTCTATGGAATTAAAAATCGTGATTGGAAGACAGGCAAAATTCTTGGTATTGAGATTCATGGAGATACAGATAAATTAGATGAGAATACAGCAATTTTAATGATTGATGATATTTGTAGTAAGGGTGGCACATTCTACTACGGATCAAAAGAATTAAACAAATACGGTTGTAAAGATATGTATTTATATGTTAGTCACTGTGAAAATACAATTCTTGATGGAGAATTATTAAAGGAAGATAGTTTGTTTAAAAAAGTGTATACGACACGTAGTATTTTTACAAAAGAGCATGAGAAGGTTGAGGTGTTAGATTTATGAAACAGACAAATCCAATGTTATTAATTGATTTTTACAAAGCAGTCCATGCTGAAATGTTACCAAAAGGTATTACAAAATCTGTTTCTTATTTTACTCCACGTATGAGCAGAGTAAAACGATGGAATGAAGTAGCCATGTTTGGATTACAAGGATTCATTAAAGAGTATTTGGTCGATTATTTTAATGAGTATTTTTTCTTTGAATATAGAAACAAAGCAATTGGTACTTATAAGACAGTAATGGATGCAGCTCTTGGAGAAGGTACATATGGATTACAGAAAATCGAAGATTTATATGATCTTGGCTATCTTCCAATTGAGATTAAGGCTCTTCCTGAAGGAACTTTAGTACCAATGCATGTGCCGATGTTTAGTATTGAGAATACTCACAAAGATTTTGCATGGTTACCACAGGCATTAGAAAGTTTAATTTCAGCAGAAATGTGGCATCCGATGATAGCTGCGACTGTCGGGCATACATATAGACAGATCGTTAATAAGTTTTATGAAATGACTTGCGATGATGATATCCCAAAATCTAAGGCATTAGGGGCTTTCGATTTTCGTGGCGAAGAATGTTTACAGTCTGCGGTTAAAGCAGGGGCAGGATGGTGTTTATCATTCTTGAATACAGCAACAGTTCCAACAATTCCGTATTTAGAGAGAAATTATAACTGTGATTGTACGAAAGAGCCAGTTGCTTTTGGTAGTCCGTCTACTGAGCATTCGGTTATGTGTAGTAATTATGCGATTGACGGAGATGAAGAGACACTGATTAAAAGATTGCTAACAGAGATTTACCCAAATACAAGCTTCTCCGCAGTGTTAGATTCTTATGATTATTGGAATGTTGTAGAGAATATTCTTCCAAAACTCAAGAATGAGATCATGAATCACAATGGATGTTTTCTTGTAAGAGGGGATTCAGGAGATTGTGTAGATGTAGTAACCAGAACAGTATTCAAGTTATGGGAAGAATTTGGCGGAACTACGAATAGTAAAGGATACAAAGTATTAGATCCTCATGTAAAAGCAATTTATGGAGATTCAATTACAGTGCAGAGATGTGAGCAGATTTATGACATCTTAGAGAAAAATGGATTCGCAGCAAGCAATGTTGCACTTGGCGTTGGATCATTCTCATTTCAGTGTATCGAAGAAGATGGAGTTTTGAAACCATTTACAAGAGATACGTTTAGTAGTTGCATCAAAGCAACATATTGTGAGATTGATGGCAGACCATATCCGATTTTTAAGAATCCAAAAGATGGCGGATTTAAGAAATCTCAGAGAGGTTTATGTCATGTCTATAAAGGATCAGACGGCAAACTGACATTTAAAGATGAATATACTTCAGAAAATCTTCCAATGAATAATTTGCTTGAGACGGTATTTAGAGACGGTAAATTGGTCAAAGAACAGTCATTACAGGAGATTAGAAGAGTGTTAAACGAAGGAGAATTTTAAGAGAGGAGATATAAAACATGAGTTTTAATGCAGCAGAAACCAAAGACAGATTAGTGCAGTGGATCAGAGATTGGTTTGAAATTAATGGTAAAGGATGTAATGCCGTTGTAGGAATTTCAGGCGGTAAAGATTCGTCAGTGGTTGCAGCCTTATGCGTAGAAGCACTTGGCAAGAATCGAGTAATTGGAGTTATGATGCCACAGGGTGTGCAGTCAGATATTGAGTATGCTCAGATGCTATGTGATCATCTAGGAATTGAACATTACACAGTTAATATTTTTAATGCTTGCAGAGATATTAAACATGAAATCAGAGATGAATTAGGTGGTAAATGGAGTAAACAAAGTGCCACAAATTTACCTGCTCGTATCCGTATGGCTACATTATATGCTTTTGCACAGAGTATGAATGGAAGGGTAAGTTGTAATTGCAATTTATCCGAAGATTGGGTTGGATATGCGACTTATGGCGGAGATGGATTTGGATCATTTGCTCCACTTGCCGATCTGACTGTGACAGAAGTTAAAGCAATTGGTAAAGTTCTGGGACTTCCAACAGAGTTAATCGAAAAAATTCCTACTGATGGGTTATGTGGTAAGACAGATGAAGATAATCTTGGATTTACATACGAAGTGTTGGATGAATATATCAGAACAGGTGAATGCAAGGATAAAGCAGTGAGACAGATCATTGATGAAATGCATGAGAAGAATGTATTTAAACTTGCTCCAATGCCTAAATTTATATCTGGCATGTGGATCGAGGCAGGAATGGAGTTGGATGATTAAATATGGAAGTTAAAGCAAAATGGACAGGTCGTGGTTTTGCACTCTGTATTGGAGAATGGAAGCTTTATGTTGATGGCAAAGATGTTACCGATAAGATTCCAGAAGACTTACGCACAGAACCTATGAATACATATAAAAGATATGAGCGATGGTATTTCAAGGGTTGGGTTGAAGAATGGGAATCATATTATGATGGACTGAAGCAAGATGAATGGATTGAGTCTAATAAGTATTGGTTAGATGAAATTACAACAGATATTGATGTTCAGCGCCAGATCTTCAAAGCAATCAATGAAGAGGATTTTCGCACTAATTCTTGTGGCGGATGTATTTAATAACAAGATTATGACATCTATATATGGTGTTGTGATAAATAAATTTTATAACAAAGGAGATATTTATGATTGAAGTAATTGGAACAGTGGTACCAGTGGTTATTGCGGTAGGTGGCGTAGGAGCTATTATCGGTAGCGGTTATGTCAAAGCAAGTCCAGATAAAGCTTATATTATTTCTGGACTTAGAAAGACACCTAAGACATTAATTGGTAAGGCGGGGTTAAAAATCCCATTCTTTGAAAAAGCAGATCATCTTAATCTTGAGTTAATTCCAATTGATGTTAAGACATCAAGTTCTGTGCCTACAGCAGATTATATCAATATCAATGTAGATGCAGCGGTCAATGTAAAGGTTAGCAGTAATCCAGAAAGATTAAAACTTGCAGCAGAAAACTTCTTAAATAAGCCAGTAGGCGATATTGGACAGGTCGCAAGAGAAGTCCTTGAAGGTAATATGCGAGAGATTGTTGGAAAGATGAGTCTCGAAGAAATGGTTTCTGATCGTCAGAAATTTGCACAGCTTGTTACAGAAAATGCGAAGCCAGATCTTGCTGCAATGGGATTAGATATTATCAGTTTTAATGTTCAGAATTTTATGGATGATAATGATGTTATTGAAAATCTTGGTGTAGATAATGTTGTTAAAATCAAGAAGAAGGCTGCGATTTCCAGAGCTGAAAGCGAAAGAGATATTGAAAAAGCAAAAGCAATGGCTGAAAAAGAAGCAAACGATGCAAAGGTAGAGTCAGCAACAGCGATTGCAGAAAAGAATAACAATCTGGAGATTAAAAAATCTGAGCTTGAAAAGATTTCAAAAGCAAAGAAAGCTGAGGCAGATGCAGCATACAAGATCCAGGAAGAAAAATCACGTAAAGAAATTGAAGTTGTAACTGCGGATGCTAATATTATGCGTCAGGAAAAGGAAATTGAACTGAAACGCAAAGACGTTGAGGTAACAGAGCAGACATTAGATGCACAGATCAAGAAGCAGGCAGAGGCTGAAAGATATGCTTCACAGCAGAAAGCAGATGCAGACTTATACAAGAAACAGAAAGAATCTGAAGCTAACAAATATGCCAAAGAAAAAGAAGCTGAATCTACAAAATATGCTATGGAGCAGGAAGCTGAAGGTATTCGTGCAAAGGGTGTAGCAGAAGCCGAAGCAATCAAAGCTAAAGGTATTGCTGAAGCAGAAGCAATCGAAAAGAAAGCAGAAGCTATGAAACAGATGGGTAAAGCATCTATTGTAGAAATGATGTGTCAGATGTTCCCAGAAGCAGTTAAAAATGCAGCCGCACCATTAGGAAATGTAGGAAGTATCACTATGTATGGAGAAGGAAACACAACAAAATTAACAAAAGATATTATGAATGTTGTGAATCAGGTATCAGATGGTGTTAAAGGATCTACAGGTGTTGATCTTGCAAAGATGTTAAAAGATTTTGTTTCTGAAGATAAAGAAGTAGAATCTACAGATAATGTTGGTCAGCCAGAAGTATATTCAGACGATTATCGTGAGTTCTAATAGGAGAAATTATTATGACAATTATTATTATTTGTGTAATTATAGCGATTATCGCATATTTGCAATTTACTAAAAATGGAAAACAGATTAAAAATGTGGCATCTGGAACAGTCACAGAGAAAATCAAAGAAAATGCAATGACTCCAGAGGGAGCAAGAGCCAGATATAATACTGCAATTAAAGACAAGCAGGACTTCTACCAGAAAACAATGGGTACATACACAATGGTAGCTGGTCGATTGGCAACAATGGAAGATGACCTCAAAGAAACAAAAGAAGAAATTTCTAAAACCGAGGTAATGATCGACCAGTATCTTGATAATAATGATGATAAAAAAGCAATGTATTATGCTCAAAAATTAGCCACGTTAAAGGCACAGAAATCAGTGTACGAAAAGAAGATCCCAGAGTTACAAGCAACAAAAGATAAGCAAGAAGAAATTAAAAACCAAGCATATGATCAGCTTATTAAACTAAAAGGCGAAAAAGACACTGTAGTTCTCCAGATGGAGGCAGATCAGCAGATTGCAGAATTGCAGAAAAATTTAGATCAATACAATAGTTCAAATGCTGCTCAGGAAGGTTTGGAAGAGGTTCGAGAAGGAGCAAAGAAACTTAGCGAACAAGCCAAAGGCGTTGCTATTGCGTATGAATCTAGTGCAGAAACATTGGATTATCATATGGAGCAAGAAGAGCGACAGCAAGAAGCTAAAGCCATATTAGATCAGATGAAAAATGCTCGCAAATAACGGATAAATTCATCTACAAAAATTAATTTCACAAACATAAAACTGGCATTTTATGACACTATAAACCACAACATATAGTAGTTATCCAATTATTAAACAACTATATGTAGTTGTATAAAGTGCCAGTCATGGAAACATAGCTCAGTTGGTAGAGCAGGCAATACATAAACATTCATTTTTCTACCTCCATATAAGTATTTTATTTATTTACATTTTAATTTTTCATCACATATAAATTGCCGACACAGGTTCGATTCCTGTTGTTTTCACTAAAAAAGACCTTAACCTAAATAGTCAAAGTCTTTTTGATTAATCGTTTGGTATGACCTCGATAACATCTTCAACTTTGCAATCAAGATATAAGCAAATTTTGTCAATGTTTTCGAGACTGAGATATTGATTCTTTGCCATCTTGGCAATCGTGCCAGGACCCATATTTAATGCGGTTCGCAAATCAGATTTTGTCATACCCTTTTTCGCTAAAGTAACGAAAAGCGGTTTATAACTTATCATATGATATACCTCCATGTCTATATTGTAGCATATTATATACTAGATGTAAAATAAAATGTTCAAGAAGTTGAAGATTTTGTATTGACATTATGTACAAGAAGTAGTATATTATATTCAACAAATGAAAGATAATCTTCAAGAAAGTGAAGTAAAGGAGTGAAAGGATGTCAAATAAAATTTACAGATATTATCAACCAAACGATAAAGATACAAAAGACAATCATTCAGATTGTGTGATTAGAGCATTAACAAAAATTCTTAATAAAGAATGGTTAGCAACATTTGATGACTTATTGCCATATGCAAGAGATATGCAGTGTATGCCATCAGAACGAAGGTGTTATGAAGAATATTTATTTGATAACGGATTTGCTTATCAGGGCATAAGCAACAGAAAAGGATCTAAACGACCAACAGTTGAAAGTTTTGCAAAAGATCATAAGCAAGGCAATTACTTGGTAAATGTTGCGAATCATGTAGTTGCAATTTCAGACGGTTGTTATTACGACACATGGGATTCTGGAGATTGTTGCTTGTATGGATATTACTATAAGGAAGAAGGAGAGAAATAAATGAGAAAGAAAATTTTAGCAACGGTTTTAGGAGCAACGATTTGCTTAGGATCAATGACAGGATGTACCGCAGGATTCAAAAGAGAAGTTGTTGATATGAAAAGCAATTGGAATGGCGGTATGAATAGAGTCATTACAGTATACACGGCAGACGGTAAAAAGATTGCCGAATATAAAGGGAAAATTGATATTGACACAAATGATGGTGGATATGTCAAGTTTGACTACAAAGGTAAGCGATATATTTATTACAACTGTTTTGTAGAGAGTATCGCAGATATTGATTAGATAGGAGAGACAAATGAATTTAGAAGAAACTATCAAATGCGCAAATGACATGGCAATAAAGAAATATACAGAAGCCATATTGTGTCATGCGAATCCAGACGATGAAGAACTTGATAGACTTATTGGCTACGCCTTAAATCATGAGCAGCTTGCAAAGTGGCTGGGAGAACTCAAAGAGCTAAAAGAATATAAAGAAAAGTATAGATGGCATGACTTAAGAAAGAATCCTGACGATCTGCCAGAAGATAGCAAAGATGTTTTAGTAACCGTAAAGGGTGGTTGTGTAAACAGAACATGGCATGATTCTTGTGGATGGAGAAATGCGACAGCTAAAAGGGCAAGTTACTATAGCGACAAAAGTGTTTTGGCATGGCGAGAGATTGAAGAATTTGAAAGTGAGGGGAGATAAATGAGTGCAACAAAAACAATTGATATTTCGAAATTATCTGAAGCACAACAGAATTTATTTAAATCATTATTTGAGCAGTTTTGTGAAAGATCGGAACCGAAAGAAGAAAAGAAATCAAAGCCTAAAGTTTGGAAGCCCGAATACGGAGACTGGTATTGGTACATAAGTAGTGATGGACAAGTTGATAATTGTGAATGGGTAAATGGTCCCATAGACTATGGAAGATATTCTATGGGGAATTGCTTCAGAACTAAAGAAGAAGCTGGCATTGCAAGAGAAAAACAGAAAATTAAGACCGAGCTTCAGAGATTTGCTGATGAGCACAATGATCCTGATCAAGAAGAATGGGATGGAGAAAATGAGCATTATAGAATCGGATATGATATCGATGCGGATGATTTCATAACTACAAGTGTATGGAGTGTTATACGTGACGATATATATTTTACGTCTAAAGAAATTGCTGAGGATGCAGCAAATAAGGTTGGAGTGAAACGTATCATGAAATATCTATTTGATGCCGATTGTGAGGTGGATGAGTAATGCTGATAACAATACTTGTAATTACTATAATTGCTTCAATAACCTATTATCATTATGCTAAAAATAAGGATTACTCCTCTGCTGATCTTGATGTTCTTAGTGTTGTATTAATTCTGATTAACTTTGTTGTTATCGTACTTTTATGTTTACTACTGAGTAATCTATATGAAAATCAAGGTGTCAATCAGAAAATCAAAATGTATGAAACACAGAATCGGCAGCTTGAGAGAAAGATTGATGTGACTGTTAAGAGTTACATGGATCATGAAAAGGATACATACAAAGAATTTAAAGCTGGTGATGGAATAGCATTGATTACAACATATCCTGAATTAAGAAGTAATGAACTTGTTAAAGAACAGATGGATACATACCAAAGCAATAATCGTAAGATCGAAAAATTAAAAGAAAAAGAAATTGATTGCAATGTTACTAAGTGGTGGATTTATTTTGGAGGAGAATAATTATGAAAATCTTATATAAAGGTAAGCCGTACAAAGTGTATGGAACAAATACAGAACATATTAGGAGATGTCTTGCCAACGTAGATGGGGAAGCAGTTGCGTCGTTCTTAATATATATAAATCATAGATGGTTGTGGGTTTATGCTAGTGATTGTATACCATACAAAAAGAAAAAACATAAACAGAAAGGAAATAAAAGATATTAGATACAGATACGCACTTAGAGATGTTTCGCTATTTGCACTTACAAATTGTGTTGATGATGAAGAAAAAATAATATTTACAATTCAAGGGAGCAAGGCTGACATGAATTATAATCTAACATTTCCTGTCGTAGTTCTGAAAGATGAAAATGACTCAGTTCCATATATGGCATATATCCCATATTTTGATGTAATGACGCAGGGATATGATGAAGAAGAATTGCAGATGATGGTCAAAGATTTGTTGAATCTCTGCTTAGAAGATAAGGAATCTTACACAATTCCAGGTTGGGCATATAGTTGTTTCAATGAAGATGACGTCAAGGAACGAGGTAGGAAATATTTTGAGGAACTTGATGACGGTGATGATACATATTTTCAAAAGAATTTTTACACAGTATGGTGGTTCGATTTCAGGCGATAGTAGTAGACAGAAAGGAGTTGTTGATATGCAGATTTTAAATCTTTCCAAAGAAGATAGTGAGGCGATCATTAGATTGGATGCAACAGAGTTAACAACATTATGTAACGCATTATATTATTGCAGAAAAGAAATGGTCAAAAACGAAACATATCATAAGATTTATGGGGATTTGACAATGGCACGAAACTTTGCATCGTATGGACACATAGATGATTTTGCATTTAATGTGGTCGAAAAACAAAGAAGGTATCTTAGAAAAATAGAAAGAGATCGAAGAAAAGGAGAAAGATAAAATGGACGTTTTATTTTACATAATTTGGATATTGGCGTTTATGGTGATCATAGCAATTGGTGTTGGAGTACCATATATGACCTATTACAATTACAAAAGAATTAAGGCAATGGACAAGAAACTTACTGGAATGTGTACGGGTCTTGGTATTATGTTAAGACCAGAAGAGGATGATAATGAATGAGAAAATTAATTTGGTATATAAGATCTTGTTTCTGCAAACATGAGTGGGAACAGATATTTGATTCAGATATATATTGGAGCAATAAATCAACTAAGCCTTATAAGTGTGAAAAAGTTTATCGCTGCAAGAAATGTGGTTGTGAGAAAAGATATGTAATAGAGTAAAATCTGAGTTTTATGTAAAGGGAGGTGATTAATATGGGAGCTAATATTGAGTTTGCCATTGGGTTTTGTATCGTTGGAGTGATTGTATTTCTAAGATATGAAAGAAAGTTAGATCGGATGAGACAGACAAATGTAAATCTGATCTTAGATAAAATGTCATTCATGGCTGATGCGAACGACAAAGAAAATGGTACATATAATAAGGAAGAAACTCGTTCAGATGTTAAGGATGCAGTGAAGTATGCAATGAAGAAAAGTCATCCAGACAATGGTGGTAGTGTGGATGATTTTAGAAAATTTAGAGAGCTTTATGAAGAAATGGAAGGTAAGTAAATGCTAAAGGTCGGAGATAGAGTTTATATTTATAGAATGAAGCCAGCGGCTAAAGGAGGTTTGGTTAGAAATAACGACAAAGGTACAATTACTCGCATCGGAACAGATGAGATTGGTCGTAGATATGGGTATAGATATATGACCGTTAAATTTGACAAACCAGTAAACATCTCTAATCGTGATATTTACTCTTTAGAATTTTTTGAAAACAAGGATGATCGTAAGATAGGTAGAATACGAGATCTTGGATTCTTACTATATGGTAGAAAATGTGAGGAATAAGACTCATGAGTAAACAAGAATCATTGAAGTTTTTGCAAGGTTTGATTGACGAAGTAGAAAATTGGACAAAAGAAGATATTGAACGAGCGCAGAAGTTGATGGAGAAAATAGATAAAGAAGAGCCAAAAGAAGTTGAAAATAGTGATGGGTATTGGGAATTTATAATGCCAGATGGTAAGGTAGTGAAGTAGATATGGCTAAGAAACAAAATAAAAATTTTAAAATATTTGGTGTGTTTTTGGAATATAAAAATATTCTGCTCAAATAGTTTTTGAGTACGCCAAAAGTGAGGTTTGTTATAGCACTCACTAAAATCTATGTTATTTTGTCGGATTTATGTTATTTGGGGGTTTGGCAACTATAAAAAATAACAGAACTAAAGGAATTTAAACAAAAAAATGAAAACAAGACAAGAACGTAAACAAGAAATAAAACGATTCTTTGATCAGTTGAGCCCAGACGAATTGGACAGGCTATTAGAAAGAAATGGAATTAATGACAAAGAGTCTGATGAGGCTCTTGCATATAGAATTATTAAAGAAGAAATTGAGAAAGGAGAGATAACATGAACCACTTTTTATATATTGAATCACGAGAAGAAGAGGATTCATCGCTTGACTCTAAGCGTGTTTTATTGAATGAAGAAAACTACAAACATATTATTGCATCATTAGATCATTATCCACCGACAGCACAAGAAGTTAAGAAAGCAATTTGTATTTTGGTAGGAAGATTGATTTACAGAAGTGTTTGGAATATGGAAACTGATATTGATAGTTTGAATATGAGTTATTCTCCGCCAAAAGAAATGACGATTGAAGAAATTGAAAAGGAACTTGGTTATAAAGTTAAGCTTGTAAAGGAGGAAAAAGAATAAAAACTAAGAAGGGCTATGAAAACAACAGTATTGAAAACTGTCTAAATCATTATAAATCAGCACAACAATTATTTATGGAACTGTATAATACAGGGGATCTTTACTTGATAGGCGGAGCCCCAAGAGAATTTTTAGAAACAGGCAACATTAAAGATGCAAAAGATATTGACGTTGTGATTGATACAAAAGAAACAGATAAGTTTGATGCAGTTTGTAAAAAATATCATGCCAGAAAGAACTTTTTTGATGGATATAAAATTACCTACCATGACATTGTTGTTGATGTATGGAGAATAGAGCAAACATGGGCATATAGAGAGAATATCATTAACTGTTCTGAAGAAGATTATCTAAAGAATTTACCTTTTACTGTATTTTTCAACTTAGATTCTTTAGTGTACGACATAAAAAGAAACGTATGGTATGATGAGCTTTATATAAAGGCAAAGGAAAGCAATACATTAGATATTGTATTAGAAGAAAATCCACATATTGATCTAAATATTTTGAGGGGAATGATTTTTCAAAACAGATATCATATGAAATATTCTATTCGTCTTAAAGAGTTGATCTTGGATCACTATAAGAAAGAGAGAGAATATGAAAAGATACTGCATGACATTCAATTTAAACGATATAAGAAAGAAATTTTGTCTTTGAATGATATTAAAAATCAATTGGATTATATCTTTTCAAAAAGATAGATTAGTAGATGTTTGTATATAAACAGAGAAATGAGAAGGAGGACTAAAGAATGAAATGTTTTTATCATGTGGATCAAGACGGAATCGTGTCTGGATTCTACGTCAGAAAAGCTTGCGAACAGCGAGGCTTGGCATTTGAACCAGAGGACTTTCGAAAAATTAATTACGGTATGAAATTCCCGTTTCATGACATTGAGCAGGATGAATTTGTGTTTATTGTAGACTACAGTATTGAGCCAGAAGAGATGTGGCAGTTGCTCAGTATTACAAAGAATGTATTTTGGATCGACCATCATCAGTCTACGATTGAAGCGTATAAAGATTTCAAGTGTGATGTAAAAGGAATCAGAATTACTGGAGCGGGTATTTCAGGAGCGAATTTGACATGGTTATATTTTAAATATATGTGTGATGAAAATTGGGAGCAAATTGAGAGGACGGATGAGAAAAATGTAAAAAGATTACTCAATATATATAAATATAAAGCAGATTATCCAAAACTGGCAGAATATACAGCCATGTGGGATACATTTTATTTTGGTGAAACGTCAAAACAATTCGTAAAAGCATTTCACTATGCATTTGAATCGTATGATTTTGATGCGTTAAGTCCATTGCTAAACACGTTAAATAAAGATCAAGGAATTTATGAAGCAGCAAAAATTATTGGTGATATGATAGCAGATGGCTTATCAATTATTGAGTATTTAGCAGCAAATGCAGAACAATATCTTAGAGCATATGGTTTTGAAACCATATTTGAGGGACATAAAGTCTATGCAATCAACAGAGCGTTAATCAATTCTGATTTCTTCGAATCTATTGATGCTTCTAAATACGATATGTTTATCGGTTTTTCATTCAATGGAAGTATGTGGGAATATCAGCTACGATCCGCAGAACAAGATAAAGTAAATGTGTATGAGCTTGCTGTGAAATATGGTGGTGGCGGTCATCCAAATGCAGCTGGGTTCAGATGTGATAAATATGTATTAGGAGTGTGATGTATGTCAAGGAAAAATACAAGAGAAATTGAACTTGCTTTTAGTAAAAACAGAGATCCAGATTGGGAAGCCGATGTGGAAATTTATAGAAGAAGAAAGTTCGAAGTAGTGCGTGGTATTTGTCTGGGAGATGAGTTTGCTGAAATTGAGTCTTTAGAATACAAAAATTGTGACGAGTTAGATGAAATGTATTATCGTTTTGATTATAATTTAAAAATACTTATGCAGTCTTATTTGTATGAATATACAGATTATGTGCCAATCGAAACAATGCATATTACATCTCCTGCAATATTGTGTTGTGATGAAATTGTATTAAAAAACGGTGAGAAAATTTCTATTGATAACATATGTATTGATAAATCAAATGGCAATGAAGTTTATAAATTATATTCTAATAGTACATATACAGATGATGTATATTATGAATCTACTAAAGCATTAGTTTATGAATTGGCTAGTGAAGATGTTTGCAAGGCTATACATATAATGAAAGATATGATGGACAAAGCGTATATAAAAGCAAGAAATGAACGAAGCATACATCCTTTTATTAGCCACTTGTTTAACGACCCTCCAATTCCATGTATTAAAAATAAATATTCTATACATGATTTAGTAATGGGTACATTAAAATGCAGTGGTGATATTTATAAAGAAATAAACAAAGAAGTCCCAAATGCTATAGATATGATTGTGCCTCATCCTGGAAGACATGCAGAGTATTATTTTGGGTTAGATTATACAGATGAAGTAGAGCAATTTATTAAAGAACAGGAGGCTAAGAAATGTGAAGAAACTAAATGATGAACAGCGAAAGCTGATTGAAGATAATTATTCTTTGATTTGGCATTTGCATGAGAAGTATTTTACAAAATTTAAAGATTTTGATACATATATGGATCTTGGTCGTATGGCAATTTGCAAAGCAGCATTAAAATGGGATGAGTCTAAAGGTAATTTTGGGACGTATTTTAGATGGGTATTACAGTCAGAAATTAATAAATATTATATAAAATGGCATAGCCCAACAGAGAAAATGAACAGAAATGCGGAATCATTGGATACACCTGTTGACGAAAGAATTGACGCAGAAGAATTAACAATTGGTAGTTTGCTTGTGAGTAACGATGCCGTAGAGAGTCAAGCATTAACAACAGTATATTATCAAGGAGAATTTAACAAATTGTCAGACAAGCAGAAGAAAATTATATATATGTTACTTGATGATATTGAACATAAATACATAGCTAAAGAATTTGGAAAGAGTATTCAATGGGTAAGTTGGCAACTTGGTAATATTAAAAAAATAATGCATAGGGCAAAGGCGGTGAGATCATGACAATTGAAGAAGTGAAAGATTACATAAACTCGTCTACAGAGTATGATTTTTTGCGAGATTATCCTCATAAAATCGCTTTTCTCACACTAGGTGGAAGTTATGCTTACGGAACAAATACAGAGGATTCTGACATTGATTTACGTGGTGTTTTCCTTAGTGATAAAAGAGAGATTTTGTTGAATAATAGTATGAAATCGGTAGACGCCAGCAAAGACACTGATACTGTAATGTATGCATTAAAAAAATATATTGACTTATGTGCCAAAGGGAATCCTACAGCATTAGAGTTGTTGTATAATCGTCCAGAATGCTATTTATATGTATCCGATATTGGTATGGAGTTGATTAAAAATCGAGATATGTTTTTATCAAAGAAAATTTGGTATGCATTTAACGGATATTCACAGGCTTTAGAAGAACAAACAATCAGATTGTATGACGAAACTATCTTAACAGAAGATCAGATTAATTTAGTAAAGAAGAAGGTTTGTAAGGCGATGATGCATGTAATTAGAGTAATACACAATGGAACAGCGTTATTGACAACATCTACAATGCAAACTTACAACTTCGAGCTTCTCAGGCAAAGTTTATTATTACTGAGAGACGGAGCTTATTGTAGTAGTATGGTGATCAAAGGAAGAGCGACTGATGATATAATCAAACGATTTGTTCCATCTAATGATTTTGGGGAGCTATTTGATTGCTTTTATCAAGCTTTTGAAAACGCATTTAAAACTACAACTTTGCCAGACGAACCAGACTGGGATCGTATCAATAACTTCTTGATGACAACAAATGAACGAATTGTGAGAGGAATGGTGTAAAAATGTATGTAAAGATTGGAGACGAAATTGCTTTCATCCTGGCGAATGCTTAGAAGAATTTGTTGAATCTTGTAGGATGACTCCTTATCAGCTTGCGAGTAAAATTGGCATAGATGTTGATTATGTGCAAGGGCTGATTGACGGATTACAAAGTGTTACAAAAGAATTTGCGAAAACAATGGCAGACCATTATGGGTTTGCTGATGATGGGCAGTTCTGGTTAAATTTGCAAGAAACATTTGATAAGAAAGTAGGTGATAGGGATGTTTAAATTAATAAAACGCCCACGTTCTGATAACGATAAATATACTAAATATGATGTTGTGCTTGATAAAGAATATACTGTAGAAGAATTTATTGATGCGATTGCAGATGGAAGAAATGGAACGCATGGTCAAATTACAATAAAAAATGATAAAGAAGCCATTGAATCACTTGTCTATAATATCGAGAGTATTGATTATAGACATTGTGTACTTCAAAATGCTGAAGAAAAAATTAAACAAGTATGGGCATATGGTAGCTGGTTAAAAATCAATTATACTATTTTACTTGAAAATAAAAAGGAAACACAAAAAGGTGCGCTCAGATTTATTGTTAAGAAACCAGATGGAGAAGAATCAGTGGTTGTTATTTTTAGGAACAAGTCAGATGGCACATATTCATTTGTTAATTTGACCAAAGAGCATATTTGTTCATGTAAATTTAAGACAATTGAGGAAGCGATTCAGGATATGAATGATCGACTAAGAAAAGGATTGATTGAGTCCTATGTTGTGAAAGGAGAAATGAAACAGTGAGTAATGTATTTCAGATTTATTTAGCAGGCGGTATGCAGGATTTATCGTTTGAAGAGCAGAATGCTTGGAGAGAAAGAATTTGCAATCAAATTATTGCTATGCGTAGGATTCTTAATGTTAATATGAAAGAAGTTAATATTATTAACCCTGTTGATTATTACAATTTTCAAACAGAGTTGCATGATACAGAAAAAGAAGTAATGAGATTTGATACAAATTTTGTTAGAAATAGTGATCTTGTTGTAGTAAATGCGAATGATCCGAAAAGCATTGGTACATCTATGGAGATTGCAATTGCATATGAACGTCATATTCCTGTACTGGTTTTGAATACAGAAAAGAAAAGATTACATGCTTGGTGGGTGCAAATGTCTGACAAGATATTTGACGATGAGAAAAAATTATGTACATATATATATGATTTTTATCTTAAGATGGGTCATTGTAGTATTCGAGCATGGGTGTAAATGCAATGATATAAAATAGGAATTTGAGGCAAAATGAAAGGAGTTGAAGCACTATCACAGCAGAAAAACAAGGCAAGTTTATTATTTTCCATCTGGATGATGGTAAAACTTGCAAATATGATTTATCAAATGGTGATTGTTATGGCAAAAGTGGTAAGAAAGTGAAAGCTTTAAATAATATTCTGTCTGGACATTCAGCTGATGAATTGGATAAATTGTTTGTGTCCGATCCACATTATGCAGAGTTTCTAAAATATGTAAATTGGCGAAGAAATTGTGAAATGGGAAGAACTACATGTGGCTTCATTGATTATAATTTGGGAACTTTGTTTGAATATGCAAGTCAATATTCAGTATGTGAGCAGTTCTTCGCTATAGGGTTTACGCACAAACAAATTGCAGAAGATTTCAGATATTCAATTAATGAAGTACCAAAATGGTTAAGAAATTATTGTATTGGTGTGAAGATGAACCGCTTATTAAATAACAAGTTTGTTGATTTTTACAAAAAATATCCAGATTATGTTCAAACAATTCTTCAAACACAATATATGACAGTGACTCAATCCGACTTAATGTTCTTTTTTGCTAATCGTAGCACAGATTATTATATGGAAATATTAACGTCTTTAAATAAGGATTATGGATATAATCTCGCAGATGTATTTGTTTATATGGATAAGATAATGACGTTTGAAGCAATTGTTGCTATAAATTGGTTGCTCAGAGAATTGCGTGATTATGCCCGTATGATGGACGCAATCAGTCATAAATTTGATAGATATCCAAGACATTTCAAAACAACAATGGATATTGTCACAAGAAATTACAAAAGATTACAAAAAGAATTTTCGGAAGAAGTCTTTAAGAGCCGTATTAATAAAGAATACGAATTTACATATAAAGGACTGAGATTCTTTTATCCAGACTCCACTCAAGACATTAAAGACGAAGCGGTACAGCAGAATAATTGTGTGGCAAGTTACATAGATCGAGTCATTGATGGCGAATGCCATATTATGTTCTTGAGAAGAGTAAAAGAACCAGAAAAATCGTTAGTGACGATTGAAATACAAAATGGACGAATCGTACAAGCACTGCAAAGATTCAATGATCCTCTAACCGCTGATCAGCAAGAAGCGGTCGATGCATGGAATGAACATTTTAGCAAGAAAGGTAAGGTGGCAGTATGATTAATATTAATGAATTGACAACAGACCATAAGATTAAATTAAAGAAACCAATGGGATGCTTCGATAATCTTGGCGAGGTATGCGAGATTGTTAAGATTGATACAGATGAAAATGTTATCAATTTTAGATTTGGTGCGAATGGAGTGCATCTTGGTGTGATGTCTGGAGATGAATTAGAGAAATATTTTGATGTTATTGAACCAACTGTTATTCCTGATGATTATGAGTGGCATCCATATGGGTTTATTGAAGATAATCAGGTTATGTATCATGCTCTTAAGAATGGTAGTATTTCGATGGAGACTACATATGATGGAGATGGAACAATTTCTGTTGTGTATGAGCACCCTGAAAATCCTTATCGGCAAATTAAAAATGGGCAAAGAGGTAGGTTTTATTGTGAAGATTTGAAAGTAGCATTTTTTAAATTAAAGAAAACATACTATGACAAATTATATGAAGATATACAAGAAGAAGTCATGTTGGATTTTGTTAAAAATAAAGACACATTAGAGCCAGTTGAAGTCAATGAATAGTAGGATGCAATGATAGATAATGTTAAATTAACAATCAGAATATTTTCAATTGCTGTGTGCGTATTGTTGTATGTAGCTGCTTGGGTTTGGTTCATAATTACTGGTTGTGATGATTCATATAATTGGGATTTAACTGAATGTAGGATATTTTTCTTATGGGTTATGTTCCATGTATCATGCTTAATTGGAGTAATTTTGTGGGCTTGGTGTTAGAAAGAGGTGATAAAGATGGGCGATTTCAAAGTTGGAAACGAAGTGTATTTTGCTTGGTACGATGAACCATATACTGTTAAGTCTGGAATCATTACGGAGATTAAATGTCTTGGCGATCTAATATATGTAATGATACAAGACAGTATAACGCATGGTTTATATATGGTTCTTTTAGAAGAGATATATCGCACTGAATCAGAAATAAAAGCGGTTCTAAAACGAGAGTTTTATGCCAAGGTAAATGAAGTCAAAAAAGATATTCATACCTTAGAAGAGTTACTAAAATTCATGTACAATAATGATCTTACAATTGATGAAGATGATGGATATTGTGTTTGTGAAGAACGTGTTGCGGTAAGAGAACTGGCGAAAGAAATTTGTGGGATTGAGTTAGGAGAGTAATGTAGATGGAGAAGAAACTTTTGTGCGCATATTGTCGAAAGCTAGTTGATTATGAACTTGAAACAAGGTTTACAATTGTTCCAATGATAGGTGAAAGAATTTCGTTTGCAGAGACATATGGTATTTGTAAGATTTGTGGAAGGGAAATTTTTATTCCAGAGGTACATGATCATAACATGGAAGCTATGGACAGAGTATATCGGATTACAAAAGAGCGAAAGGGGAATTTAGCAATGAATCAAACCTATCAAAATTGTGGTATATACTGCAAGGCACAGAATTATGATACTAATAAGTGGATTACTGGGACATACATCGGTAAAGGATGGTTATTATTCCCAAGATGTGAACCAGCAGACCATAGTGGTATGTATGGGTGTCAAGTAAAAGAAGATACCATTTGTCAATCAACTGGCAGAGAAAATGAATTCGAATATGATGTTGTACAATTGGTTGATGATGACGAAGACGTATATTTGATTATTTATAATGATGAAGATTTGGCGTGGCAGATGTTATCTGTTTATGGTTCTGATATGATTGATTTAGGAGAAATTAAACCAGATCAATATGTGAAACTTGGCAATATCAAAGAAGATGATTATTGGAGAAAGGAATGGGAAAGACAGAGTGAAAAAAGAAAATAATAAAGTATTTACATACGGGCAGTTAGAAGAATTAAGAAATAGTTTAGCACTTTCAATAGGCGAGGTTGAATCATCAAATAAGCAAGATCATATACTTCGAAAATATTATAATATATGTAGTTTTCTTGATACGTTTCAACTGACGAAACCGCTAGTTGATGAACTAAAACGTCATCCGATTGCAGCGAGATATTTTGTTTTGTCGTTATGGAACGAATTGGTGGATTCGTGTCTTAATGCGTGCGATACATTGACTGTGAATGATATAGAGAATCGAGATTCCGAAAAGCTACTATCTACTAAAACCAATGCGGCACAGTACATCCATGTATTAAATGATATGATTTCCATAAATGATTATACAACAATTCAAGATGAGGCGTTGCAGTTTGCAATTGATACAATTAAGGAGAAATATAATGGAGAAAGAAAAGAAAAGTAAATTACATACGCCAAAAGAAATTTTAAATGCACTGCATGTGATTCAGGATACGTGCGAATACCATCTTGATGGAGCAGACGAAGATTGTAAAGCCTGTCCTTTATGCACGATGATGGGCGAAGCCCCGACTTGTACACCTAGAGACCTTGACCCTTGTAATTGGGAAATTGATGATGATCCAGATACTATATGGCGAGCATTCAAGAAGTAGGAGGTGATATTGTGAGCGAGAAAAATTATAAAGAGTATACACCTGATGAGATATATGATGCTTTAAGCGTAGTTCAAAATATCTGTAAGGCAAACAGAGTTCATGATATGGGAAGTAGAAGTGTCGATTATGAGAATTGCTTAAATTGTGATTTTTATAATGTAGTTAGAGGTTGCAGGGTAAGAGTTTCATTACCGAAATATTGGAAGCTAAATGCTCCACCCAGAGAATGGGAACCATTTGTTCATGATTAACACATAAACACAAGTAAATAAAGGAGAAAATGTCGTTGAAATTAAATGACGAACAGAGAAAATTGGTAGAACAAAATCATAATTTGATTTACTCTGCTATGACAAAATGCGGTGTCCGCAGACAAGATTTTGATGACTATTATGGATTCGCTGCTATTGGGTTGTGTAAGGCAGCAATTGATTATGATAAAACACGATCTAAATCATTTTCGACATATGCGTATTTATGTATACAAAATGAAATAACGGTATATAACAAATACAGATTTCGGCAGAGAAGAAAGGGTGATATGAATACTATTTCATATAATCATATGTTAGATGATTGGGATGAAGACAAAAATGAAAATTCATTTTTTTTAAAGGATGAAGAAAATTTTGAAAAAAATATTATTTTCAAGTTGAATTTTCAAGATAAATGTTACACACTAAATAATAAGGACAGAATGATTGTTGATTTAAAATCAAAAGGTTATACATATCAAGAAATTGCAAAAATGTTTGGTACATCATTTCAAGCGATACAACAAAAGATTAAAAAAATGCGATCAACAACATTTTCCAGATTATAAAAGTTGAATAACGCAAACAACTTTTATTATTTTTTTGACGCATTTGTTATAAATGTAATAGAACGATTATAACAATATAAGCCGATCAGATAAAATTATTTTTTGTTCCTGTTGACTTTGGCAGAGTTGACAGTGGATATAAATTGATGACTTATTTACAAACTAAAAACTAACTAAACAAATTTAATAACAAGAGGAGGAATTCTATTTAATGAATTTTGAAATGACAGGGAAGCTCAGCATTAGCAAGGACACAGAAAAATTTCACCCTTACAGTGAGACAAAATATGAAAAGTCAGGCTGGGTACGAAGAAGACTGTTATTTAATGTGACATGCGGTGACAGTAGACATATGTTAACTGTTGATGCAGGAAGTTTCGAAGATGGACACGGTGATGTCTATACATATTCCAAACCAGAATACGACCCAAGTGGTAAGAAAATCAAAGATGGAGAAAAAATTCAGATTCCTTTTAAAGACAGATTAACATCTCCAAAACTGGAAGAAGTATCAGATTTCAGAAAATTTGTTTTTGACCTAGAAAAACCAGGAAGAAGATACAAATTAAAAAATGCCTTAGAAAAAATCAAAGAAGGTAAAGATATTACGGATAAAGATCTTGCCGAAGTTGGATTAACGTCCGTAGATGAGCTTGAAAAAGAGTACGAAAAGAGCAAAAAGAGACATCATGAGTTTATCTCTGAATGGGATTACGCAGAATTTATCAAAAAAGTCATTGATAGTGGCAAATATGATGATTGCAATTTCCATATCAGAGGACGTGGAGATTATTCATATTCTGATGACAAAGAAAGATTTTATGAGAATCTAATTCCTAACAGAATTTATCTCGCAGCAGATGATGATGAACCATATTCTACAGCAACAATGAGTTTTGTATTTGGAGCTGAGAGCTTAGACGAAACAAGTGTTGAGGAAGACGGTAAATATTACGTTAATGGATTTGTCTTTGAATACATCCAGAGCAGAAAGAAAAAATTAGCCGTTCCAACAACAGTTGTTATTCCAGTTCCTGATAAAGAAAAAGACGAAAGCGGATACAAGAAGGCTAATGGCTTAAAGAGAAAATTCATTGTCGACGATGAAGACAAATACATGGAATACGGCATTGTCGTAGATATGATCAATGGTTCTCAGCGTGTAGAACTTACAGAGGACATGCTCTCAGAAGAACAGAGGGATGATCTTGAATGTGGAATCATTACTATGGAGGAGATTCAAAAGGCGATTGGCGGAAGTGCTTATGGAGATAAAGTCAAAGAGTATCAGCTAATTAAACCATCACGCAACGGCATCAAAGAAGGCGTTCAGGACACTGTTTATACAGCAGAAGATATGGAAGTGCCTGCATTAGAGATTGATGAAAACGAAGATTTGTTCTCAGAAGAATCAGTCGATGATGATAACGATGATGATTTATTTGATTAGAGTTTAGAGCTTTTAGCTCTTTACTCGCTTGATGATTTATGAAACAAAACACTGTCTTTAAAAGGAGAAATTATATATATGGCATACGGTAAAAGAAGTAAAATTAGTGACAATTTATATGATTATTCACTTATGATCTGTGGAGAATCTGGAATCGGTAAAACAACAGTTATTAGTGAGGTTTGCGAAAAAGAATTTGGAGAAGATGGATATCTATTATTAAACACAGGAGATGAAGAAGGTGTTTCCGCTATTGATGACGTTACATATGAAGATGTTCCAAATTTCAAAAAGTTTGTAGAAATCTGTAATGACATTATTAAAAATAAAAAAACAGAATATCCAAATTTAAAGGTCATGATTATAGATACTCTTGATCAGTTAATTGACCTAACACAGAAAAAGGCTATTGAAAATTGGAATAGAGAAAATATGAAAAACAAGAACTTTAAAAAGGCTAAAACATTAAACAGTGTTGAAGGTGGGTTCGGAGCAGGATATGATGTTGTATTTAATATGATCTATGATCAGGTTAGAGCATTAAGAAAAGTCGGAGTAAGAGTATGGTATACATGTCATTCAAAAACAAAAGATATCGTAGATCCAGTAACAAGTGCTTCTTACACGACATTAACATCTAATCTTGCTCAGAGATACTTTAATGATTTTAAAACTAAAGTACATATTGTCGGAGTAGCCTGCCTTGATCGTTCTATTGAGGCAGAAGGAACAGGAAGAAAAGATATTATCACTAAAAAAGAGATTACGGTAAATAAGATCAAAGATGAAAAACGTAAAATTGTATTTAGAGATGATTCTTATTCAGTAGATAGCAAATCAAGATTTTCAGGAATTGTTGATGAAATTCCACTTGATTCTGATGAGTTGATTAAAGCTTTAAAAGATGCGATTCAGAATTCTAAAAAGAAGAAAAAAGTTGTTAAAAATGCAGTTGTTAAGCCAACACCTCAGCCAGAGCCAGAAGATGAGATCGAGGAAGACGTTGACGATGTTATTGAAGATGATGTTGTAGAAGCTGACGAAGATTTAATGGAAGATGTCATTGATGAAGACGTATCAGATGACTACCCAGAAGATTTAAGAGAACATGTAAAAGAATTATATAAAACTTGTGGAGACGCAGATTTAAAAACAAAAGTTAAAGGCATCATTAAGCAGTATGGAAAACTTAGCGAAGTTGATGATGATGGATTAAAAGAAATGTATGATCTGCTGAAATAGGAGTCTGAATAATGCTTGTAAAATGTAGAATTTGCGGCAAAAAAGTAGACAGAAACGAAGCTTTTAAAGTAGCAGTAGAAGGTAAACCAAATGCCTACTACTGCTCAGAAGCTGAGTATAACAAAATGATGGAAAACCGCAAAAATAGGAATGATACATATTATTGTATTTATGATATTTTCGGATATACGGTGACGAATACTGTATTAAATAAGGAAGTAAATGCTCTCGGCAAGATCTACGGGTTTAAATTGATATTAGAATACTTGCATGACAATCAAGAATATTTAACAAGAATTGTTGGGAGAGAATATAATAGCGAGTTTGCTAAGATTAAATACTTTTCAGCAATTTTAAAAAATAGTCTGGTTGATTATAGGAATTCTGACGAAAAGATTCCGCAGAGAAAACAAGCTACAGTTAAGCACCATGATGTAAGCAAACAGATCAATGAAAATATCGGAGCCGAAAAAACTAAATACAAAAAGAAAAAGAAATCTCGTAGATGTATTGACGATATTTTGACGGAAGTTGGTGAGAAAGAATAGCAGATTTTGTTGCAGGAGTTAAAGACAAATATCCGTCAAAATTATTAAAAGGTCGCATGGAGGCAGAGGGAAATGTAATCAGTTGTTTTTTTAAAGATATGTTGCTTTTGGATGATACCACATTCGAACAGCACGATTTCATTACAAAAGATGGGCTTTTTTACTTTTCTATGCTCAAAAAATTACGTGAACAGGGCTTTTATTCTCTGGATGAAATCACGATTTTATCCAACCTGTCTGAGAACGCTATAAAAAGATACACTGACATGGGAGGATGGGATTCTATCCAACATCAGATAGATATTATTAACACGCAGAATTTTGACGTGTATATCGACATTCTGTATAGAGAAAACACTATGCTGAAGATGTATGATGATGGATTTAACCTGTTCAAAGAGATAGACATTGACGGCAAGAAAATCGTACCAGTAACACTTTTCAGAAGAATGACTGCCGAGGAAGTTACAGATTGGTATGATGCAAGACTAAGTACATATGGTACGGGATATTCCAGTAAGATTCTGGAAGAAGAAGAAATAGATTTTGATGATGATTTTATTGATTCCTGTGTAGAGGGCGAAGAGAATGGAGTTCCTTTTGACGTAGCAGGAATAGATATTAATGGTGAAGAAATGAACTGCTTTCCATTTTTATCCAGACAGATAATGGGTATTCTTGAGGGAACACTCACTATGATGGGCGGATTCAGTAGTGTAGGTAAGTCAACATGGTTTATTACTTTGCTTATGGCGTTACTGAACTATGATAGGAAAGTGCTAATTATTTCAAATGAAGAAAAAGTAAAGAAATTTAAAGTCAAGTTTATGATTTGGCTTTTGGCGAAGCATAATCGTTATTTTAAGTTGACAAAAAAGAAAATGATGTCTGGACAGATTGATGATGCAAGCCGAAGAGAACTAAAAGACGTGCAACAGTTATGGCGAGAACAGTATAAGGGTAGAGTGAAATTCTTACTTATCAACGATGCTGATATGACTGTTGTCAAGAAGAAAATTAGAGAACATGTACTTCGCTATGGATATGACACAGTGTTGTATGATACTTTTAAGATTCAAGAAGGAGATTTTAAAGGCAATCGTACTGACTTATCTTTGGTTCATGACAGTCGAGAGTTAGATAAACTTGCAAAAAAATACAACATTATCATGCTGGCATCTGTGCAGTTAGCAGAGTATATGAGAGGAAGGCTATTTCTTGATAGTTCTGTTCTTTCAAACTCTAAACAGATCAAAGAAGTATTAGAGAATCTTTTCTTGATGAGGACTGTATATGACGAAGAGCTTGACGAAAAGAGCAAATTCTATTGCCGTCCATTTAGGCTAAAAAAAGTCAATGACAAATGGATTGAGGAGGAATATCATCCTGATCGTACTGCGGTGTGGAGAGCTTTATTTGTTGAGAAATGTCGAAGCGGTTCAAACTCATCAGATACAGGAGTTGGTTATCTACTTAAATTCGATGGTGATCATTGTATCTTTAGAGAGGTTGCGCAGGCAAGATTTAAACATGGAGAAATCAAATAATTAAAATGTGCGGTGTGATATATGTTAGACAATATAAAAAAAGAACTATTGTCTAATCCTGAAAAAATAAGAGAAGTCTTGGAGCATTTTGATTATTGTCATGTAGTGATCAGAAACACATATATGTCATTTGGTCGAGATGAGGTCTCTTCAAAGAAGTCCATAGTAATCAATCTGAAAAATAACAAAGCGTTGTTTGTGCATGATTATGCTAGAGCAATCCAAAAAGATTTGTTTTCATATATTATGCAGCAACGTGGAGTTGATTTTGCAGAGGTTTTAGGAGTTGTTAAAAACATCTTAGGGATCACTGATTACTATGATTTCTTTGATAGACAAGGTATTTTTGGCGGATTTTATGAAAGGATTAGAAATCACAATGTAGTTCGAATCCAAACTTATGATGAATCTATATTAGATAAATACAATAATGTAGGGAATTTAAGATTCCTTAAAGATAATATATCACTTGAAGCACAAAGAACTTTTGGCATTCGGTTTGATACATCATCTCAAGGGATCGCAATTCCGATTAGAAATCAATTGGGACAACTAATTGGTGTAAAAGAAAGATTTAACTATGACGTTGAAGATGGTGAAATGAAATATTTCTACGATGTTCCGTGTCAAATGTCTCAAACATTATATGGATATTCTCAGAATTATCAGTATTTAGCCAACGGTGTTGTGTTGATATTTGAGGCAGAGAAATCTGTAATGCAGTGTTTTACATATGGAATTAGAAACTGTGTGGCACTTGGCAGTGGAACAATCAGCAAGAAACAGGTGCAATTATTATTGGAATTAAATCCTAAAAAAGTAATATTTATGCATGACGTTGGCTATGATATTGAGAATATCATGAGAAATATTGACATGGTAAAAGGATACTCAAGATTTGCTGAGATTGAGTTAGGATACTGGGATTTTAATTTAAGCGAGTATCCCAACAAAGTATCACCGTCTGATCTGGGAAAAGAAAAGTTAAATTACATATTAGAAAACGAAATAAAAATGATAGGGGATGAAGACGTCGAAGAAGAAATATAATATTTTGAACGATTGCAGAGGACTTTTTGAAGATGAGGTATTTGAAATTATCATGCAGGAGCGTGGTATTGATGATCCAGAACATTTTCTAAATCCTACGGAAGATGATTTACTTCCTCTTGATGACTTAAAAAATATTGATAAAGCATACGGACTTTTGAGAGATGCAGTATATAAAGATAAACGTATTGCAGTACATTTTGATACAGATACTGACGGAATCACATCTGGTGCCATTATGACACGATATTTAAAAAACATGACAGAAAATCCAGTAGATGTATACATTAACCGAGGCAAACAGCATGGATTAGTACATCAGGACATCGCTAAGTTTTATGGTTATGATTTACTAATTGTCGTTGATAGTTTAGATAAGGATGAGGCTCAGTATAAAGATTTGAAAGAAACAGGAGTTGATGTGATTGTGTTAGATCACCATGCCATCGATCCAGATGTTCCTTATGACAACTATTGCACATTAGTTTCTTCTCAGAGAGAATATGAAAATCCACAGCTATCTGGCGCAGGTGTTGTTTGGAAGTTTTGCAAGTATATTGATGAGCAGAATGGTACAGATTATGCAGGTGATTTGGTCGATCTAGCAGGCGTTGGGCTGATTGCAGATATGATGGATATGAGAGTAATGGAGAATCGTTACATTGTATCCGAAGCTTTGAAAGAAATTAGAAATCCTGCGATTAAGAAGATTATTGGTGGATTTGAATTCAACAGCACAGCAGTTGCTTTTAGTATTGCACCGTTGGTTAATGCTGCAAACAGAATGGATCAGAATGAAATTGCTCTAAATGCTTTCCTTGAAGATGACAATAAAAAGTTACGAGGATATATTAAACAGTTAAAGCAATGCAAAGAAGACCAAAATGAAGAGGTCGCACAGCTGATGCCAATGATTGCGGAACAGTGTGAAGCTCAGAGTGATAAAAAGATGATCACAACTTTTATCGACACTGATTATGGTATTTCTGGGTTAATTGGAAACAAATTGCTTGAAACATACCAGAAGCCGATTCTTGTGCTAAAGAAAAATGAAGATACATATGCAGGATCTATGCGAGCAGTTGGTGTAAAAGACTTCCGACAGATGTGTAATAACAGTCAGTTGGCTGAAGCAAATGGGCATGAACTTGCCAGTGGTATTGAAATTCCTAGAAAGAACTTCGCTGAGTTCACCTCTTATATAGAAGAAACTCTTCCAGATAAGCCAGAAGATACAACAGTTGATGTCGATATTATGCTTGATATTTCAGACATCACAAGAAAAATGGTTGACATGATTAAGAAAATTGATCGTATTTCTGGACAAGGATTTAAACCTGTAAGAGTTTATATTGAAGAGATTGACGACTATGACATTGGTCAGATGAGCAATTATAAACATCTTGTCCTGAAACCATGTAACAATGATAAATTGTGGATCATTAAATGGAACTACGATGGATCATTTGAGGATATGGAAGACCACTCTATGATGAATGATGAATTTTGTGCTGTAACTACTCTTGATTGTGGATTCTTTGGCAGAAAGTTTGTGCTGAAAGCAGTGTGTGATTCACTTGAAGAGGTGGGATGATTATGTATGAAGATTTAATTGCAAAAATTATCCCAACATTAAAATTTAAATTTCCATATTCTGTTGAAGATTATGGAAGAAATCTATATCTTGAAAACTACCATTGTCATAAAGATTTTAGTAATACATCAACTCCAGATTGTGCAGAATCAATTGAAAATTATGCAAAACGTATTCATGAATTTGGTGCAAAATGTCTTTATTCAGGGGAGCATGGGTCACAAGGAAACCAGTTTGAAGTATATAAAGTGGCTGAAAAGGAGCATTTGAAATATATTCATTCTGCTGAAGCCTACTGGGTGAAAGATAGAAAAGAAAAAGACAAAGCAAACTGTCATATGATGATACTTGCGAAAAATGCTGAAGGGAGAGAAGATATTAACTTCGCCCTTTCTATGGCAAATATTGATGGATATTATTACAAACCCAGAATTGACTTAGAATTACTTTTTAATATTCCAAAAGAGAATGTAATTGTTACATCAGCTTGCTTATCTGGTTGGCATTATAAAGATGCAGAGGACATTTGGTTAAAAATACATGACTATTTTGGCGATAATTTCTTTTTAGAAGTGCAGGCTCATAATACTGATCCACAAAAAAGACTTAACAGAAAAATCTTAAAACTTGCAAAAGAACACAATATTCAGATCATTTGTGGGCTTGATAGTCATTACATTGATGATAAGACGGCAGTAAAAAGGGATCAGATTTTAAAGTACAAGCATATTGAATATCCAGAAGAATTTGGATGGTATATGGATTATCCAGACACAACAACGGTTATAGAGCGATTTCAAGAGCAAGGAGTTCTTTCTGATGAAGAAGTCTTAACTGCTATTATGAACACAAACGTGTTCATGTCAGAATGCGAAGAAATTGTTTTTGACAGAAAATTTAAAATTCCAAGCGTTCATAAAGATAAAACATATGAAGGTAAATGTGCTATTTATAAGAAAATATTAAACAAAGCCTATGCTAAAGAAAAAGAAAAATCAAAAGAAAAAGCAGATGGAATTAGGTATGAAGCAAAACAAGTCATGGATTCAGGAGTTGTAGATTACTTTTTAACAAGTAAAGCAATTGTAGATGATGCAGTAAATTGCGAAGGTGGAATATTAACTACTACGTCAAGAGGTAGCGCTGCATCATTCATTACAAATAAGTTGCTAGGATTAACAACGGTAGATAGATTCAATGCAGATATTCCTATTTATCCAGAACGCTTTTTAACAAAAGACCGTGTTTTAGCAGGTCAGATGCCAGATATTGACCTCAATGTAGCTACTCAGGAACCATTTGTGAAAGCTGCAAAAAAACTTCTTGGAGAGCATGGATGTTATCCGTTAATGGCTATAGAAAAGTTAAAAGAGAAAGCAGCATGGCAATTATATGCTGGAGCTAACGATGTTAGTCCAGAAGATGCAAACAGAATTTCAAAATATCTTGATGACTATAATAAAGCATTAAAATATGCTGATGAAGAAGATAAAGATTTTATTCATGTTGAAGATTATATTCCAGAAGAATACGTTGATTTATTTAAACAAAGCAACGAATATCAAGGAATTACTATCAATCTAAAAGTACATGCTTGTGGGCATTTTATATTCGACGGAGATATTCGTAGAGAAGTAGGATTAATTAGTGCTGTTTCAGAAACGACTGGGAAAAGAACGATTTGTGCCGCCATTGAAGGTGGTTATCTTGATGAATTTGGATATGTAAAAGAAGATTTTCTTATTGTAGATAGTGTTTATCTTACATATAAATTTTTTCATAGTATAGAAATGGAGGTTCCTACATCTGAAGAATTGAGAGAGATGATAGAAGGAGATCATAAAACATGGGATATTTATGCAAAAGGAATTACTTGTTGTGTTAACCAATGTGAAAAAGAAGCGACAACAAATAGAGCAAAGAAATATAAGCCACAAAATTTAGCAGAATTAAGTAGTTTCATTGCTGCAATCAGACCAGGATTTGCATCTTTATTAAATACTTTCTTAAATCGTGAACCATATTCAACAGGCGAAAAGAAAATTGATGAGTTGTTGCAAGATACAGCACATTTTATGATTTATCAAGAGTCAATTATGAAGGTATTATCTTTCCTGCAATTGAAGATGGGCGAAACGTATGGAGTTATTAAAAATATCTCGAAAAAAAAATATAAAGCCCATCCTGAAAAGTTAAAAGAACTGAAAGAAAGATTAAAAGATGGTTGGCAAATCGAAATTGGAGAACTTAATAATTTCAATAATATATGGGAAGTTATAGACTCATCAGCTTCGTACGCCTTCAACTCTCCGCATGCTTGGTCGATGGCTGAGGATTCTGCTTATCAGGCATGGTTTAAAGCTCATTATACGAAAATGTTCTATGAAGTAGCAATTAATCATTACCAAGAAAAAAATAAGAAAGATAAAATTGATGCCCTAGTAAAAGAAGCCATTAAATTTTGGGGATATAAATTGGGAGATTATCGGTTTGGAGCAGACAATAGAAAAGTCACGATTGATGAAGAACATAAAATTATATATCCCAATTTATCAAGTATTAAAGGATTTGGAGAAGGTGTCGCCAATTCACTATATGATTTAGGACAGGCTAAATACAGCTCATTCATAGAAGTGATCAATGTATTAAAGCAGAATCATCTCAATAAAACAGTGATAGACAAATTAATTAAAATTAATTATTTTGTAGAGTTCGGAGATGCGAATACCTTATTAGAAACAGTTAAATATTATGAATTATTAAATGGGAAAAAGCAATTGTCCAAAGAAAAAGCGATAGAATATCACATTTCTTCTGATTTACTTTTGAAGTATGGTCATGAGACAAAAACACTTTATAATCAATTAGATTCAGAACAATTACTTATTGAATCTATAAAAAATATTCCATACAGAGAATTGTCTTTGAAAGAAAAATTAGACAATCAGAGAAATGTTCTCGGAATTGTAAGCTATGCTAACGTAAAAGTTAATAAAAGATTATATTATGTTTCAGATCTTGATGTTAAAAAATCCATCGTTAACATTCAGTTATATGAAATTTACTCTGGAAAAACACAGAAAGTAAAAATGTGGACAACCCAATATAAGAAGAACCCATTCGATGAAGGAGATATTCTATATCTGAAATCAGTTGAGAAGAAACATAAAAAAGAACCAACTGGGGAGATCAATACAAAAACAGGAAAGAAAATCTACAAAGATGTACTAGATAAATTTGAGTTTTGGCTTAAGAATTTCACTATTAAAAATGACGCAGAGGAGGAATTAGTATAATTCAATTTTACAAATATACCGACAAGGAAATCAAAGAATTCATCAGCTCGATGACAATCCTGGTCGACACAAGGGAGCAAAAGGCTGATCATATCATAGGTTACTTCGATAGAAAAAGCGTAAATCATAAAAAGAAAGCATTGAATTATGGAGACTACAGTTTCATGATTCCTGCAAATGAGAAGCTTGGTATTCAGAGAGATATGTATTTTGACAGCAAAGTATGTGTTGAGCGCAAAGGAAGTCTTGAAGAAATCAGTGGCAATTTATCAAAAGATCGTGCCAGATTTGAAAAAGAGTTAAGTCTTGCACCAGAGACAAAAGTTATTCTGCTTGAAAACGCCAATTACTCAGATATTGCAGATGGCAATTACAACACGCAGTATAACAAGAAATCATTCATTGGATCATTGCATAGCTTCTGGTTCAAATACGATGTGCCGATATTCTTCATGCCAGATAATAAATATTCTGGGCTGTTTATTCGATTGTATTTTGAGTATTACTTTAAAAATTATTTAAAAGGGAAATGAGGTGCTGCCTAAATAATGGAGAGTCAGACATGCGGAAAGGTATGCGAGTTTGAAATGATTCCTACATATCAGATATTTTATAATGAAGAATCAATGTTTGGTATCTATGCGTTTTGTACAAAAGACCAAATACCACAATTCAGTCCATACAATGATAATAAATTTGATGACTCAGGAGATAAAGAATATGTTGCAAGTAAACTTGTTGGAGAAGTTCAACAGTTATATATTGGGACAAAGTATAATGTAAAAGCGACATGTATTTATTCTCAAAAATATCATGAATATCAATATAAACCGATTTCGGTTGTTGCAGACGTTCCAAAAACACAGACTGATCAGTTAATGTTTTTAAAAACACAAGCGAAAGAATCAATTGCTGAAAGCTTGCTTGCTGAATATCCAAATATTATTGAGGATGTTATGGCAGGAAAATGTAAGACGATTGACACATCTATGATTAAAGGACTTGGCAACAAGACATGGGCGAAGCTCAGAGAGAAGATCATTAATAATTATGTGATTTCCGAGGTTGTAGTTATGCTACAGCCTCATGGCATTACTTTTAATATGATTAAGAAATTGGTAGAAGCTGAGCCAGATCCAGAAAAGTTAAAGTATAAAATCAACACAAATCCTTACATTTTAACTAAGATCAGAGGTCTTGGATTTAAGAAAGTTGATGATATTGCTTTAAAGATCCGTCCAGAATTGAGAGATTCCAAGTATCGACTTGATTATTTTATGACGTATTATTTAACGAATCTTGGCGAGAGTGACGGACATACATATATGGCGATTGCCACGTTGCGATCAGAAGTTAGTGCAACAGTTGGTGAATGTTTACATATATTTGACGATTATGTTGAAAATGATTTTCCTCCAGACATCTATGTTAGTGGAGAACTAATTGGTTTGAAAAAGTACCATGACACAGAAATGAATATACTGGCATTGTTGCAAGAACGCAGAGATACTAATTCTACCAAGAAAAAAGAGATAATCACTGTAAACGAAATTGGACAAGTTATTGCTGAAGTTGAAAAAGAAGAAGGTTTTACGTTCAGCGAAGAGCAAAACAAAGGCATCTACACTGCATTACAGACAAATGTTGTTTTAATTAGTGGTGAGGCTGGAACGGGTAAAACTACCTTATTAAAACCAATTATCAGATGTTATAAGAAACGAAATTATAGCATTGCTGCATGTGCGTTATCTGCTAAGGCGGCACAGAGAATCCAAGAAGCAACAGGATTAGAAGCGAGAACTATTCATCGATTACTTGAAGCACAAGGCGTAGACTCGTTTATGCACGATGCTGACAATCCGTTACCAATTGATGTAGTTCTTTTAGACGAAGCAAGTATGGTTAATGCAGGGTTGTTCTATCAATTACTTTTGGCAATTCGTCCAGGTACAAAGATTATTATTAGCGGAGATCATATGCAGTTACCACCAATTGGATATGGTAACATTTTCTCTGATCTACTCAAAATGGATGAGTTAGATTCAGTGCAATTAACGAAGCCAATGAGACAAGCAGAAAAGTCTGGTATTCTTAGTGATGCTAGAAAAGTGCGTAGAGCAATTTCTCCAATTGAGGATTTTAGTGCTAAACAAGTTCATGGAGAGCTGCATGATATGTTTTACATTTTCAGAAATAATCGTGAGAATATTTTTAATTTGGTTGTAAAGCAGTTCATGACGTGTGTTAAACAAGACGGTATGGATAATGTGGTTGTAATCTCTCCTCGTAAGTCAGGTTGCATAAACTCTACAGAAGAACTTAATGTAGCAATTCAGAAAGAATTGTATAAAAATAAATCCAATGCAAGGTTTGTTACATATGGCAAAACAAAGAAGTTTTATGTGGGAGATAAAGTGCTTCAAACCAGTAATGACTATGAAAGAAACACATTTAATGGAGATATTGGATACATTACTGGCATTGATTATGATAAGAAAGTTGTTCACGCCATGATGAATCCAGACATGGATAAGAAGATGATTGAATATTCTTTTGCTCAGTTAGGACAACTTTAATTGGCATATGCATTAACAACGCATAAGCTTCAAGGATCGGCTGCTCAAACTGTAATTGGTATCATTGACAACACACATTACAAATTGCTTGATAACTGTATGCTATATACGATGTTAACACGAGCTAAGAAAAGATTTGCGCTCCTTGCAGAGCCAGAAGCGTTTAAGAGATGTATCGTAACAAATCATAATAAGAGGCGCACCTGGTTAAGCTTAAAAAATTAACTTTATTCTTTGCACCTATTGACAGGGTGCAAGAAGTATGATAAGATACCAATATGCTAAGGAAAGGAGATGTGAAAATGAGAAAAAGATTTTTAATGAAAGTTGTCTCGTTTAGTTTTTTAGCAATGTGTTCGGGCTTTATGACTCACACGGTTAAAGCAGAGGAGCGACCCTCGGTAGAGGCTTCAACCTTATCAACAGAGACAACTGTTGCAGAAAATAAGCAAGGCAATGTGATTTCAGACAATCCAATCAGCCAAAGCGTTGCATTAAAAGATGTTCATGAGCATTATCAGAAATGTAAGAAAGCGGATGAAGAGCAAGCAAGACAGATTCGATTAGAAAAACTGCGAAAGAAACGATTGCGAATTAAACGACAGCGGCTGAAGCGAAAGCGAGAACTTGAAAAGAGTTCGCTTGGAACATTTTTGATCACGGCATATTGTCCATGTTATGAGTGTTCTGAAGGATATGGATCTAAGATTTCTTGGAATCATGCAGGACATAAATTTGCTCGACCGTATCATACGATTGCGGTTGATAAAAACATTATCCCTTATGGAACAAGAGTTAAGATTGATGGATATGGCGATACAATCTTTGTGGCAGAAGATTGTGGAGGCAAAGTAAAAGGAATGCATGTAGACGTGTTCAAATCAACACATTCCGAAACAGTAAATGTGCAGCAGCACAGAAAAATATATGTAGTGAAGTAATTGGCAGTTACTGAAAGACATAGAAAACACAAATTAAAATAATTAACTAAACAATATAAACAAGAAAAGGAAAATCCAAAAATTATGAAACTGAATATGAAAGAAATGAATGTCTTGATCGACAGAATCAATGATGCTTCATATGCGTACTACGCAGAGGATAATCCGATCATTTCAGATAAAGAATTTGACGATTTATGCGCTGCTTTAGAACGACTTGAGAGAGATTCTGGCGTTGTTTTGAATAATTCGCCCATCCACCACGTTCAAGGATTTGTAATTGATTCTCTGGCTAAAGTAAAGCATACACGCCCAATGTTATCAGCTCAGAAGACGAAGGATGTCAATGAGGTCAAAAAATTTCTTGCGGATAAAATTGGTGTTTTATCGTGGAAAGAAGATGGTTTGACGGTGGTACTAAGGTACGAAAAAGGACGCTTAAAACAAGCAATTACAAGGGGAAATGGCGAAATTGGAGAAGATGTGACTCATACAGCACGTATGATTTTCAATTTACCTCTTGAGATTCCTGATAAGCGTAGTATTGAGGTACGTGGCGAATCAGTTATTAGTTATGAAAACTTCCAGAAAATCAATGAAGCGTTGCATGGTAAATACAAGAACGCAAGAAATCTGGCAGCAGGTACAATCAGGCAGTTAGATGCGAATGTAGCAAAGGAAAGAAAACTTGCTTACAAAGCATTTGAGTTAGTCAAAATTGATGGCGTATCTGAAGAAGAAATGCCAAGTATTGCTGATAGTTTTAAATATCTTGCAGAGCAGGGATTTGACGTTGTAGAACATCAGATTGTTGATCGAGATAATGTTGAAGAATATATTGAGAAATTTGATCCAGAGGCATATGAATATCCTGTTGATGGTCTGATTTTCACTTATAACGACTATCAGTATGGGAAATCTCTTGGGGCAACGAGTAAATTCCCCTTAAATATGCTTGCGATGAAATGGTCTGATGACCTCTACGAAACAACAATCAGAGATATTGAATGGAATACATCTCGTACAGGGTTGATTAATCCAGTCGCAGTATTCGATCCAATTGATCTTGATGGTGCAGAAACCACAAGAGCTACATTACATAATGTAAGTTACATTGAAGGATTAGAGCTTGGTGCAGGCGATACGATTCAGGTTTATCGTAGTAATATGGTAATTCCAAAAGTACACGATAATCTGACAAGAAGCAATACATTCAAGATTCCAGATACTTGTCCAACCTGCGGTGGCGAAGCAAAAATCATCAACGAGAATGGCAGTAAGGTTCTGAAATGTATGAATCCTGACTGCAAGGCAAAGCTATTAAGCAAGTTTGTGAACTTTGTTTCCAGAGATGCAATGAATATTCAAGGTTTATCTGAGGCAACACTGAAAAGATTTATTGATCTTGGATGGCTAAAAGATTATACAGATATTTATAATTTAGCAGAGTATAAACCTGAGATGAAGAACCTTGATGGATTTGGTGTAAAAAGTGTTTCTTCCTTATTACATAGCATCGAGGAAAGTCGTAAGTGTAAACTGGTTAATTTCGTAACAGCACTTGGCATTGAACTTGTTGGGAAGTCAACGGCAAAGGATATTTGCAAGCTTATTGATAAGATTTCTCTATCGAATAACGAAAATCCATATGATGTGTTTATCGAAAGAATCAAAAAGAGAAAATATTTTGGACATATTGATGGTATTGGTATCAATACTTCATTGTCAATGGATGATTATTTCAAAGAAAACATTGAAATGGTCGAGAAATTAGCTAAAGAGCTTGAGTTTGAGATGCCAGAAAGCAAAAAAGAATCAATGGTTGATCTCACAGGAATGACTTTTGTTGTGACTGGTAAAGTAAATAAGTTTGCCAATCGTAATGCGATCAAAGATGAAATTGAGTCCAGAGGTGGCAAGGTTGCAGGATCTGTATCAAAGAATACGAATTATCTTGTGAACAATGATGTGAATTCTACAAGCAGTAAGAATAAAAAAGCACAACAGTTAGGCATTCCGATCATTGATGAAGATGGATTAATCAAGATTCTGAAGGGAGATACGAGTGAATAAACTAACCATTTACGAATGTTTTGTTAGACAGGGAATCCCAGAAAGCAAAATCGAAAGGTTTGTTGTAAAAGACAATTATGTAGAATATCGCATCTGGGAGCCGTGTTCAATTTGCTATAACGGAGAAACATACAAATATGGTAGACGTTGTAAAGTAAAATATCTTGCTACTCCAGACGAGATGGATCTAGTTTTTGACGAGAGTTACTTCGTTAAAGATGAAGATGCAGAGTTTTGGACAGAAGATTATGAATTCTACAAACAGCAGACAGGTGTAGAACCTTCAGAAATTGATTGGTCGAAACAGAAAGAGATTAAACGACCTAAGTTTTAAAAGGAGAAAATTGAATATGAGCAAAGAAAAAAGCACAGCATGGAAGATTCCAGTAATTATTCTAGTAGGAGTTGTGGCGGTATTTCTAGCCTGCACATTTGGGGTTCAGAGTTCGCAGAACCATGCAATTTCATTAGAAGAACAGGTTGATAAAGCAAAATCTGACATTAATGTACAAGAGAAACGTAGGGTTGATCTGATTTATAACTTGGTAGATTGTGTGAAATCTTATGATAAACATGAGGCAAATACACTTAAAGAAATCGTTAAAGGACGTAGTTCTAAAGGAACTGTTGAAAATGCAAGCACAGCAATTGCAGCAGTTACAGAATCTTATCCAGAACTCAAGGCGGATAAGAACTATAAAAGGTTAATGAACGAATTATCTGTCACAGAGAATTTAATTGCCGAATATCGCAGTAACTATAATCAGCAGATTAAAGAATATAACAGATATGTAAAGAAATTTCCAACACGAATTTTCTTAAATAATCTTGGATATGAAATAAAGAACTATACTTATTTAGAATATAAGGATGCTCCCGAAACTGCACCTCAGCATTTATTTGGAGAGTAATATATGAAGCAACACAAAGGATTGAATTTTGGTAATTATGAGATAACTCCAAGGGAAATCTTAGCGAGTGTAACATTGATCGCAGTCATGCTTGTGTTTGGAATCGTTATCAGTAGTAATATTGATAATTCCATCCTTGATAAAAATGAAGAATACAATCACGCCCTTAAGATAAAAAATGATGATGTTTTTCAATATGGTATGGAAACCAATGTAGGTAACGCTTTTGTTTATGGGAAGTTAGAACCTGTAGACACAGTTACATACAAAGAAATTGGCGGCAAGTATTATTATGTCAGAAAAGTCCGACAAGAGTATCGCAGACATGAAAAAATTGAAAGAGTAAAAGGCAGTAAAGGAAAAGTCCATTACAGAAAGAGAGTTTGGTATTCGTGGGATGACATGTGGAGAGAAAGTAAGACTTGTAAACAGATTAAATTTGCAGGCAAAAAATTCAAGGAAGATAAGATTGATTTCATAGGAAGTCATTACCTAAAAAGAATTTATCATTCTGCTCGTGTCAGGTATGAATACTATGGTATGGAAGCAAAACCAGTTAAGGGAACTGTTTACACAAAACTAAAAAATAACACTATGACAACTTGTGATTTAAATAAGTCAAATTTACATAAAACGGTTGAGTCATATAAGTCGAGTGGAGAAGTTTTGAAAGCAATATTCTGGATTTTTTGGATTATCTTAACTGGCGGTCTAACGTATAGTTTCTATTATATTGACAATGATTGGTTGGAGTGAAAAGTATGATAGGTAAACTTATTGATGTTACAAACTTTAATCGACAGCAGGCATTTAAGTTTATAGCGACGAAATGTACAAAATGTGATATTTACGGTAAGTGTACTAGAGAAGATAAGAAAATATGTAGTGATAAAACAGATTATCTTTTGGAAAAAATTAGAAAAGAAGAAGAACAGAGGAAGTCAAAAGATTTGGCGAATGTAAGCTACAAAGGGAGTTATGTAAAATACACATACAATAAAGAGTAAAGGAGAATTTATTATGGATTTTGGAACAGCAATTGATGCAATGAAAGATAAAAGAAAAGTAGCAAGAAAAGGTTGGAATGGGAAAGGTATGTTTTTATATTATGTTCCAGCAGGAGCTTATGCGCCATGTACCGATATTGCAAAAAGCATTGTGAATGAAGACGGATTAGTCGAATATGGAGCATATATTGCAATGAAAACAGCACAGGGGAATGTAGTTCCTTGGCTTGCAAGTCAGACAGATATGTTGGCTGAAGATTGGATGATCGTAGAATAGATAAAATTAATCTTTGATGAAAAAATATATTAAGGAGTTACATATGAAATTATTTAATAACTGGATTAATGGTGATTGTTTAAAAGAATTAAAGAAGATGGATGCAGAGACTGTAGATATGGTAATTACATCTCCGCCATATCATAATCTTAGAGTTTATAGCAATGATCCAAGCGATTTATCAAACTGTGAAAGCTATGAAGAATATTATTATTTGTTAGGGCTTGTCATCGCAGAATGTGAAAGAGTTTTAAAGCCAGGTGGCAAATTCATTATGCAGTTTGAAGATTACAATTACACCATTGGAAGAGACAACAAAATGGGTCAGGAAAGCTTAACTGGTTCCATTAATCAGATTTTCTTAGATAATAATTTTTCACTTTGGACAAAAGCATTTTGGAGAAAATATTCTGCACAGAGAGCCATGTTAGCGCAGGGAAATCTGTATTACAGAAACATGAAAGCAAGAGATACAATTCTTGCAGCTAATGTTGGATTTGTTTACGTGTATAAGAAAGCAGGAGATTGTGAATTAATCAAAGCATCCGATATTACATTGGCAGAATGGGCTGATTGGGCAGATGGTGTATGGAACATCAGTAATTCAGGTATCGGACATACAACCCCGTTCGCTGAAGAATTAGTTAAACGCTGTATTAAACTTTGGTCTTGCCCAGGTGATACAATTTTAGATCCATTTGCTGGCGCAGGAACTGTTAACAAAGTTGCCATTGAAAATAGTAGAAATGCAATTGGTATTGAACTTAATAAAGAATTCTATGATTTAGCAAATGAAAAACGCTTTGACCTATGGGATGATTCAATGTTTGAAACAGATGATTCTATTGAAGCAATGAAAGATCGTTTTAATGAGCAGTTGCTGATTGGTAAAGAACAGAGTGCTAAAGCAAAAGCAGCCAAAGAAGAAAAGAAAGTTTTAACAAAGAAAAAGAAAGATATTCGTACAGAAATTAAAGAATTAGAGGCGCAGTTAAATGCTTTAGGTATGAAAAAATCAGAAATTAAAAAACTTAAAGATGCTGCAAAAGCAGAAGTAGGTGAGTAATTGGTAGCTTTAGAAGTCCCAGTAGAGAAAATTCCATATATTAGAACGATTGAAGGACGAAAATTTAGAGCAGGAAAGTGGGAATTCCCTGATTCTGCGATCACTAAACTACAGCAATATGGTCTAATTGATACCAATATTGAAGTTCCAAAGAAGGAGATTGTTCATTACGAACTTTCTCCACATCTGAGGAAATATCAAAAAGATATTGTGAATAAAGCATTGAATGAAGGCAGTTATGGTATTTTTGCTGATACTGGTACAGGAAAGACATTGATGGGTCTTGAAATCGCAAAACATTACGGGAAAACATTGATTCTTTGTCCTCTATCAGTTATTGAAACTGCATGGGTTGATGATTGTAAGAAATTCTATCCAGAATTAGAAATTACGAATTGTTGGGCTACGTCAAGTAAAAAGAGATTTGATGCAATGGATATTGACTCAGATGTTTATGTGATGAATTATGAGAGCTTTAAGATTTTGAAAAAGAAGATTTTAGCAATGGATTTTCAATGCGTGATCGTTGATGAAAGCCAAGTAATGAAGAACATGGGTGCTCAGATTACGAATGAACTATTGCAATTGATTGATGTGATTCCTCATAGATTCGTTTTAAGCGGAACACCAACACCAAACCATAATTCAGAGATATTCCCACAGATGAAATTTGTTGACGCAGATGTATTTGGTAATAATTTTTTTGGATTCCAAGCTCACTATTTTACACAGGATATGCAGAATCCTCATAGATGGTATCAGACACAGGAGAATAAAGAAGCATATTTTAATCGTTTGAGAGAGAAGTCTGTATTCTTGAAAAAAGAAGATTGCGTAGACCTTCCACCTAAAGTATTTCAAATTAAAGAGTTTGATCTTGGCAGCGAACAAAAACGACATTATAACAATATGGTTAAAAACATCAAGGACAATATCAATGAATGGTCTAAATTTGAATTTACTGCAAAGCTTATGAAGTTGCGAGAAATTGTCAGTGGTTTTGTTATCAATAAAGAAGGTAATATTGACGATTTCGAAACAAACAAAGATAAGGTGCTAGAGCAATCATTTGAAGAAATTGGAGGCAAGCCAATTATTATATGGTGTCAATTCCAGCATGAGATTGAACGTCTGGCTGAAAAGTATAATGGTGTTGCCCTCACATCTAAGAATAAAGATCGTGATGATATTATTCGGAAATTCAAAGCTGGCAAAATTCAGAAATTATTTGTGCACCCAAAGCTTCTTGGTAAAGGTTTGACATTTGTAAATTGTACTTACAATATTTACTATTCGTTAAGTTTCAGTTATGAAGAGTATCGCCAGAGCCAAGATCGAATACATAGAATTGGGCAAGAAAATAAATGCACATATATTATTCTACAAGGCAAACATACGATTGATGAGAAAATTTATAGTTGCCTCCAGAGAAAAGGAAATGCAATAGATGAATTGTATATGGAAATGGGATTGAAAGGAAAGTAGATTATGCGAATGAAGAAATTATTAACTTCACTATTTGTTGAAGACAAATATCATGCAGGAACAATCTTAGGTACAATCTTAGGATTAATGGTTGTAATTGCTGTCAATTTTGCAATCGTAAATTTGTTTATTTGGTTGTTACATTTTGTTGTGGTAAATCCGCTAATTGTTCCAACGAAAACAAAATGGATTATCGCAATAATTCTTACAATTTTAGAAAACATCTTTAACAGGTAGGTGATTAAATGGCTTTGATTGGAGCGATTCTAGGAGATATTTGCGGTTCTCAATATGAGTTCCGCAGATCTCACGATTTAGATTGGAAGAACTGTGAATTGTTTACAGATAAATGTAAATACACAGATGATACAGTTCTCAGTATTGCAACAGGTATGTGGTTGTTAGATGATGACGATGAACACAAGCATAACAAAGAACCTTGGGAGTTCTACTTAGAATATGGCAAGAAATATCCTGGTACGGGATATGGCGCAATGTTCGAAGACTGGTTACACGATGATGGCAGTCGTGTTAATGAAAGCTTTGGCAATGGATGTGCCATGAGAATTTCGCCTATCACAATGTATTTTAATGGGTTTGCTGATCGTCCAGACGTATTGAGTTATTACATAGATTTAGCACAATGGACATGTGAGAAAACTCATCGTCATGTGGAATCTTACAAAGGTGCATCGATTGTAACAGGCTGTTCTTTTATGGCGCTATGGGGTAAATCAAAAGAAGAAATTTATCAATATGCATTAAAAAGTTATCCATCCAGTCAATATACATATGGTGTTGATCGACCACTCGATGATTATAGAAAGAATTATGTTTGGTCTGCGACAGTTCAAGATAGTGTTCCTGTGGCAATCAGATGTTTCTTAGAGAGCGAAGATTATGAATCATTCTTAAGAAATGTATTGTCTTTGCCATGTGACACAGATACGATTGCTGCTATTGGCGGTGGTATCGCAGAAGATTTCTATAAGAAAACACTTGATAATTCGAATGAGCTTTTAGAAAGATATTTGCCAAAAGAGTTGTTGGATGATGTGAGTAAAATTTATAACGAAATACCATAAGGTAGGTGATTTAATATCATAAAGAAAATCTTAAAATTTTTCTTGTCGATGATTGTACTGACCATCGTCTGGTTTATTGCAACATTCATATCTGTTGGTGTATTTGCATTTGCGTTTTGGATGATAGCAAATATTGTAATACCAATTGGAGTAGTAGTAATTGTAGCAATTGTATTAATGGCGATCGCCTTCTATGTGGTGGCATCGTTCATGGATTGATAGATTAAAAGGAGAATATATTATGAGAATTAAAAAATTATTAATCGCTGGAGCATTAATGTTAACAGCAGTAGGATGCGTTTCAGCATATACTATTTATGCAGATACACTAAATAATAACACTGATAAACAGGTTTCTGCAACAACAGAAGGTAAGTCAACTACAGAAACTACAAAGAACACAACAGAGCAGAAAAATAATAAGAAAAATGCCGTCAAAGAAGATTCTAAAGATACAACAAATGATGTATCGGCAACAACAGAAGAAGAAAAAAATACTGAAAATTCTACCGCAGACGATACAGACGATGCAGATTATACAGAACCAGAATACCCAGATGACGCAGATGAAACCTGTGATCATGTGTGGGCAGAAAAAACAATTGCATATGATGAAGAGAATGGATATCATTGGACAACTTATTGCGAAAAATGTGGAACTGTTAAAACAGAGCCAGCCACAGAAGAGGATTATGAAAGACTCGACCCTGCAACAAAAGTAAAAGAAGAAGATATTGAATATGTAGATGATGATTCTGCTGAGGTCGTAGAGGAATCGTCAGAAACAGCAACTGAAAACTAAAATATAGCCTAAGGAGAAAATGAGTATATGACAAAATTAGATCAGTTAAATTTATTAAAGGATAGAAAAGCCGTCTTAATCGCTAGAGGCAAAGATAACGGCAAAATCGTAACAAAAATCAATAGAAGAATCAAGAAATTAGAAAAGGACTTATAGAGATGGTAGGAGATAAAAGTAATGTTTTAATCGCTCTGGTTGGACGATCTGGAGCAGGCAAAAGTGTCTCAGCGAAGTATCTGGAAGACATTTACGGTCTGAAATATCTACGATCATATACAACCAGAGAGAAGAGAGCAGACAAACTTGATGATCATACATATGTAAATCTAGCCCAGTATTCCAGAATTACAGGCAAGGTTGCAGAGAATCATTATACTGGCAATTGGTATTGTGCTACAGAAAGTCAGTGTGATGATGCAGACGTATATGTAGTTGATGTTCCAGGATTAAAACAGTTAAAAGAAAATTATCATAAGAAACATATCTTGGCATTATGTATTGATGCACCAAGTTCTACACGTATTCAGAGAATGAAAGATCGTGGAGATACAAGTGATGTAATTGATGAAAGAATGAAAAAAGACGAATCTGCTTTTGAAGAAGCTTATGATTTATGCGATGCAGTTATTAATAATGAAGGAAGTTTGTCTATGACTTGTCTGAATATTATGGCTGAGCTAGAGAGATTCAAAAGACAGATTAGAGACACGGAAGGAGCGACAACAAAGGAAGTTGATCAGAACAATTAATCAGCTTAGGAATTTAGTTTCTAAACTACACATAGAAAAAGAGGTACTTGTTAAGGATGTAGAAACAGGTAAGACAATGATGATTGAGAGCGTATCAACCGAAAAGATTGATGGTGATGGTAACGATGCACGATATACGTTGAACTGCAAGAAAGCAGGAGACGGGTGCGTTACATATAGATGATGATATTATTACATAATTTATTGGAGGTCTTTTATTGAAAGTAATTAAAAGAGATTGTACTGTTGTAGATTTCGACAAGACCAAAATTTACACAGCGATTATGAAAGCAATGAAAAATGGATCTGGGTTAATTAAGGAAGATATTGCAAAACAAATCGCAAGAGAAATCGAAAATGATTGCAGTAAATTACCAGAAGAAATTGACATTTCTGCAATTGAAGCAATGGTATTCAAAAAACTTGTTGAGAAAGGGCAGGAATTAACTGCTAAAGCTTATGAAGGTTATCGTAGTGTTCGTGAGTTCCAGAGAGAGAATTATGACTCTATTGACAGCGAAGTTCTTGGGCTTATTGAGGATGCCAACGAAGAAATTAAAGATGAAAATGCAAATAAAAACTCTGTATTAAATCCAACAAAAAGAGATTATATTGCTGGTATCGTTAGCGAAGATGCAACAGAACGCTATTTACTTCCACCAGAAATTGTTCAAGCACATAAGGAAGGTATCATTCATTTTCATGACAGAGATTATTTTTTACAGAAAATGCATAATTGTGGATTATTAAATATTGAAGACATGCTTCAGAATGGCACAGTAATTAGCGAAGTATTAATTGAAAAGCCACATTCATTTTCAACTGCTTGCAATATTACGACTCAAGGCATTGCACAAGTGGCTAGTTCTCAGTATGGCGGACAGAGTATTTCTTTAGCACATTTAGCACCATTTGTAGATGTGAGTAGAAAGAAAATTAGATCTGAAGTTGAATTAGAATGGGCGCATATTGATATTCCATATAAAGAACAGCATATTGAAAAAATTGTAGCCAATAGATTGTATGAAGAAGTCAAAAAAGGTATACAAATTATACAGTATCAGCTGATCACGCTTATGACGACCAACGGACAATCCCCATTTATTTCCATTTTTATGTATCTGAATGAAGCTAAAACACCGCAAGAGAAAAAAGATTTGGCTTTATTGATTGAAGAGATGATTAGACAAAGAGATGAAGGAGTTAAAAATGAAGATGGTGTATTTGTTGCACCAGCATTTCCAAAATTAATTTATGTCCTGGAAGATGATAATTGTGACGAATCTACAGAATATTGGTATCTGACAAAATTAGCAGCAAAATGTTCTGCGAAAAGATTGGTTCCAGATTACATCTCTGAAAAGGTTATGAAAGAGTTAAAAGGCGACGTCTATACTTGTATGGGGTGCGTAGATGGTAAAGAGATGATTACATATAAAGTAAATGGGAAATTATATGTTGAATCGTTTGAGCGAGCATGGAAAAAATTATCAGATCAGTTTGAAGTTAAGCATCAGTTTAATGACGATAATCCAAACCTTTACATGGATTTGCATGATGTCTTAATTTACGACACACGAGAAGGTTTCGTGAAAACAAATCGTATTATCAGAAATGTATCAGATGAATGGTTGGATGTTAATTTTTCTAATGGACGCAGATTATTATGTACTACTGATCATGTATTTACATTGAAAGACGGTACGGAAACTTATGCTAAAGATTTACAGGTTGGCTCAAAATTAGAAATTAACTCAATGCAGTATGGAGAAGATATGCATTTATTCCACAAAGATAAAGCATGGCTGTTAGGATTCATGTTGTGTGATGGATGTTACCAGAATAATCACATTTTTGCTTCAATTGCAGCAAATGGAGAGGATGAAATTGAAGATAGATTTCATAAGACATTTAAAAAATATTTTGGAATGGATTCTAAAACTGTTTTACAAGAAAGAGAAAGAAAAGGTACATACAAAGATCTAAATGTTATCTCAGACAATAATGGTGGAATGCAGTCTACGATCAATTATTTCACATCAAAATTTGGTGGCATTAATAAAGCAAATAGACGAATCCCAAATGAAGTATTTTCTTGGGATATTGAAGCAAAGCTTGCTTTTTTAGCAGGGATGATTGACGCAGATGGATATATCAACTCTCATAACCACGAAAAAGGCTTTTGTACTGTTCAGATTGGCTCAACAAACAAAGAACTTGCATTAGGACAAATGGCGTTGGCGCAGAATTTAGGCATGCCTGCAAAGATTTATCATAATCATTACAGCAAACGAAATCCAGATCTTATTAGATATAGAGTTGAATTTCGTCCATGTGCAGGATTAATTGACTATATTGTGTGTAAAAAGAAACGTGATAACTATATTGAGTCTCCGATGATTATTTATGCAGAATCAGAAGTTAAAGAAATTAAACCGATTCATAAAAAAATGTTTAGTTATGATGTAACGACTGAAAGCGGACACTTTGAAGTGAGTGGTATTTATAGCCACAATTGCAGGTCGTTCTTAACACCTGATCGTTTCACAGACAAAGGAATTGGCAATATCGCACACGCAAAAAATTATGATCCAAAGCAGCATAAATATTATGGCAGATTTAACCAAGGGGTCGTTACATTATCTCTTCCAGATATCGCATTATCTTCTAAAAAGAATATGGATGAATTTTGGGCATTGTTTGATGAACGAACAGAATTATGTCATAAAGCACTTAAAGAAAGACATAAACGTCTTCTTGGAACAAAGTCGGATGTCGCACCTGTTCTTTGGCAATATGGGGCGTATAGTAGATTAAAAAAACATGAGGTAATTGATCCGTTATTATTTGATGGATACTCAACTATTTCATTAGGATATGCAGGATTATATGAATGTGTCAAATATATGACTGGGCATTCTCATTCAGATGGTGGAATTGGTGAAAAATTTGGATTAGAAATCATGAAGCGAATGAATGATAAATGTGAGAAGTGGAAGAATGAAGAAAATATTGATTACAGTATTTATGGTACACCTTTAGAGTCTACAACGTATAAGTTTGCTAAATGTTTAAAGAAACGATTCGGTAATGATGTGTTTGAAAAAATTGACGGCAAGGACAGAAATTACATTACAAACAGCTATCATATTCCTGTATTTGAAGAAATTGACGCCTTTGACAAACTTCGTATTGAAGCAAAATTCCAAAAACTTAGTCCAGGAGGAGCAATAAGTTATATTGAAACTCCTAATATGGAACATAATGTGAGTGCTTTATTGGAAGTAATTAAATATATGTACGATCATATTATGTATGCAGAAATCAATACAAAGAGCTGTTATTGTGAAAAATGTGGATACTCTGGCGATATTCCATTAGTTGACGAAGATGGGATTTTGAAATGGAGATGTCCTCAGTGCGGAAATGAAGATGGTTCTACTATGGATATTGCATTCAGATGCTGTGGTTACATTGGGACTTCTAAGAATGGAGGCAATCAGGGAAGATATGGGGATATCCATGATCGAGTTTACCACTTAGATGATAAGGAGCTGAATAGATGAGATACGCTTCAATAAGAAAAATGGACATTAGCAACGGAGAAGGGCTTGGCGTAGCCCTCTTCGTTCAAGGATGCCACTTCCATTGTAAGAATTGTTTTAATAAAGAAACGTGGGATTTTAATGGCGGCAATAAATTAACTTTTAAAGAAATTGAGGAACTATTGCATCAGTTATCAAAGCCCCAATATACAAGGTTAAGTATTCTTGGCGGTGAGCCTTTAGCAAAAGAAAATAGAGATGGTGTTTCTGCAATATGCAAATTTGTCAAAGAGTTTATGCCAGACAAAAAAATCTGGTTATATACAGGGAATAAAGCAGAAGATATTGGTTTGGACTTAGCTGAATATTCTCGCAGAAGTAGAACAAACCATCTTATGTACGATTGCAGACTTGAGATTCTTCCTTACATAGATGTCCTCGTAGACGGACAGTATGTAGACGAATTGAAAGACATGTCTTATCCGTGGGCAGGATCAACAAATCAGAAAGTGGTTGATGTACAAAAATCATTAGAAAGAAATGTGGTGGTCTTATGGAAAGGCACTTCGGATAATCTGTCCATGACAGAAGAACACAATGAAAATGAGTGAAATAAAACACTTTTGTCAAAATTATTAAAATAAACATAAGAAAATCGTTGAAATATAAGGGATTTTTCACATTAAATATAGCAATAAAATTCCACTTTTATCCCACTATAGAAAGGAGTGTACTAATTATGTCAAAATTAAAAGATTGCCCACAGGATACGGACTTTATGCAATATGTTCCTACAAAATTTCAGCAGAATCGCAAGACAATGTTAAAGAAAAGAAATCGTAGAAAGAAATACCAACAAAGGTTGGCGAGATTCACGAATATCGGTTGGTATCCTGCGCCTGTGCAATATGTAGACAAGTATTATTGTGGATTCTATGAAATACCACGTAAGAAACCTTATTACAAAAGGTTATATATCAGTAATTGGGATGATTACAGATTTCATAAGAGACTGTCTAACAAGAAAGTTCGCAGAGTATTAGATGTGCCAAGCAGAGGTGGCTATAAGAAAGTACACGATCTATGGTGGGAGACAATTTAGAAAGGAGAAGGTATGACAAAAGAAACATTAGATGATATAAGAGAAGTTATTGGTACACTAAGCGTTTGCATGAGTTATAAAAGCATTAATAACATCACATCAATTCCAACTTATGATTTATTACATCAAGTCAATATTTTAAAAACAATTGTACAGAAAAATATTGATCATGTAGTTGATGGTAGTCGATGCGTAGTTGTAGAAGAGGAAAATTCTGAAAAGTTTAAAAATTGCGTAGACAATTATTTAGATGCGGGCTATAAAATTTCAGCATCCTCATGTAACAGCAAAACTTGGAAAGCAATTATTGTGAAAGATGATAAAGAACAGGAGAGTGAATAAATATGAGTACAATTTCAATTGACGTAGAAGTATGTCCGCATTGTGGAGAAACCTTTAAAGAAGATTCTGAAAATACATTTATTTGCGGTGAATGTGGTAAAACATGGTGTAGTGAAGAATGTGCAGTCGCTGATGGATTGCTTATTAATTATGACAGAGATCCTTATCAGTATGGATATGATTGCAATTTCTGTAGAGAAGACGATTTTGAAGATAAGGAATTATTTGACTTCGTAACATCGGCTATTGGTGTGAGTAGAGATAATCTTGTTGCTTTTTATAAAGAATTTAAAGATCAACTCAAAAAAGGTAATATTTGCAAATCTAGTGGACAGATTAATTTTAGTTCTTTCAGCAAAACAGGCGATGCCATTGTTACTGGTGCTATATTGACTGGTACTACATTGGGAACACGTACTAATAAGAAAGGAGATATTCATGAATAACAGAGATTTACCAAAGAAAGATGATATTTACAAACATTTCAAAGGGCATTTCTACAGAGTGATTGATATTGCAACTCATACAGAAACAGATGAGAAACTGGTAGTCTATCAGGCAATGTATGGAGATTTCAATATTTACGCTAGACCAGTAGAAATGTTTCTGAGTGAAGTTGATCACGAGAAATACCCTGATGTGGAACAGAAATACAGATTTAAAAGAGTAGGAGAGAAGCAATGCAGATGAGTGAAAAGTTGGCATTAGCACTTGGAGTAATTGGGCTTGTAGGCTTTGCAGTGCATCTAATCATTGCAATTGTATTAAGTGTAAAAAACAAATCTATCAAGCCATTTTATAGTGTGTTTCCACAAGAGCAGCCTTGGTATTTGAGTTTCATGTATATTTCAATTGGATTTTTGTTTTTGATTAAATGTTAAGAAAGGTTGGTGTAAAAGAATATTAAAAAACATATTCTTGTTTATTGGACAGTCAATGTTAACAACAAGCTTAGTGATTACAATAAACATGTTAATAGGACTTGCTGCCGCACTATTCTTTTCCATAATTGAGAGAAGTGTTGATCCAATAAAAGATTTTAAGGCTTCAGGATTATTGAAGCTCTATATTCAATGGGCGATGATCACAAGTTATATTTGTGTGATTAGTGTTGGCATCGCAACTTATATATAATGTAACATTTCTAGTTACATTTCTGATGACTATTCGAGGAGAAATATCTATAGATTAGACATGTCTTATTTCTTCCATATGATGACTTTAAAATTTTGTTTTTATTTTCTGTCATTTAAACCTTGTATTTACAAGGCAGCGCACTGCGTTTTACCTAGGATTACTTGATAAAACCTTTCTTATGTATTTGTTTTTGTATTGTTTTACCTACAGAAATTGAAATGTAGATAAAAACAAAACTTCAAGAGGTTTAAGAGTTTTGAGTTTATGTGGCGGTGTAGAAACAGGATTATATGCTTTACAACAACTTGATATTCCAATTGAAGAATATCATACATATGAAATTCTACCAGAAGCCATTGCGGTTTCATCGTATCATTTTCCATTTATTATACATCATGGCGATTTATATGAAGCAGATTTTAAACAGTTTGAAGGATTTGATCTGATCCTAGCTGGTACATGCTGCCAGAGTCTATCAAGAGTGCGTATTGAAGATAAAGATGTAAATGCTGGACTGAATGGTAAATCTGGGATTTTTTACAAAGCTGTTGAAGCATTAAATACTATAAAACCTAAATGGTTTATGTTTGAAAATGTGATTCCGTCACATGATGATGATTTAAAAGAAATGACTGACTGCATTGGTGTTGATCCGATCTTGATTGATTCGGCATTATTCAGTGCTCAGTCAAGAGAAAGGTATTATTGGACAAATATTCCACTTAATTCGTTGCCAACAAGGCAAAATTCATTGGTACTAAAGGATATTATGGAGTCGGATGTATCACAAAAGTATTTTTATAACAAATCATTTGAAATATTAGATATGGACAAACGTGTCTGTGGTGAACTAAAAGTCAATACTTTTGAAATGAATCGCAGAATATACAACCCAGAGTTTAAATGTTGCACACTGACTTGTATAAATGGTGGGTATCAAGAAAAGAAAGTTTTGGATCATGGTACGCCAAGAAAATTAACGGCAATTGAGTACGAAAGATTACAAGGACTACCTGATAATTACACAAATATTAAGATGGGTAGCAGGAGTTTAAGTTATTCAAAAAGATGTAGTCTGATGGGCAATGGGTGGACAGAGCCAGTAATTGAATGGATTTTGAGTGGAATTAGAAAGGATTTATATGTTTGATGATTACATGGAACGAAAAGGTGTATGGGACAACAATGTATGGACAGATATAAATGGTGTAATGAGATATATCAAAAACATGAATTCGATGCATTTATGTTTTGTATACAAACAATGTGAATTAAGCAAAAACAGAGGCATTCGTCAAAATCGTCTGCCTATTATAAGAGATGAATTACAACAAAGAGTGCGTCGAGGGGAATTTTCTAAAGAAGAATTTTTATTCCATCTTGAAGCTATACGTTTGGGACTATTTTGTTTCTATGATAATGAAAGCGAAGAAAATGAATATGTATTAGATCAATATTATATGGCGTTTGTAAATAATAATCCATCATTTACTATGCCAGAAGAAATATTTAGAGGTGATTCAGATGTTTAAGATACAAGAAATTGGTAGATCTCCAACACCTAAGAAACCAATCACTGTATATGCAGTTCGTGAAGACAAAGATAGTGACAGTTGTTGTGATTTTGAGACAGTTGAATTCCTCATATACAAAGACGATAACTGGGTTTGGGTAAGTGGTTTGTGTTATGAACCATATGGATTAAATGGATCGTGTGAAATATAAAAGGAGAGTTAATTGTTTCAGAAATTAAAAGAGAAAATTAGAAAATGGTTGCTAGAAATTCTGCAACCAGATATTGATGCCTTAAAAAATGAAATTAATGAAAGCAATACTAGATTAAATTTTGCTACAAGCAGTTGTGATGAGGCAGCTCGTCAGTGTCATATTTCAATACAACAAAATGAAGAGATGAAGAAAATGTATAACCAAATTACCGATGTAGCAGTTGACGTTGGATTTCATGATTTAGAGCATTCGTGGGCAGTTGTATGTATTGCTGGGAGACCTGAATATGTAAAATTTATTCCTTTAAGCGGTGCAGATGCTAGAACTGTTATGAATTTTTTAAGACAGTTTCAGTATTCACAGCCCATTGTTGATAGTCCACTAAGATTCAAAGATAAACTTCAGAGATATTTTATATAAGAGGAGATTGCAAAACTATGATAACAAATAAACCAACAACACTGATTATTAAAGACAGAGCAACGGGCAAACTACACAATTACTCTATACGAGTGCTACAACACAGTATCCGATTATTGTAAAAAATCATTCACAGATCAAGCTATTATTAGACAAAGCAAACGATCTTGACTTAATTATTCCAGTACCTATGACCGTAGAAGAATGTAAGAACAAGCGTGGAATGAATTATGATCATGTTCTTATTGATGAAGGATACAATTTAATTGGCGAAGCTCTTGATGCTTATATGGGAACACATGTGATGGCAGTAACTTTGACTGATAGAGTAAAAGAGTTAGCAGATAAGAAAGTGGTGAGAATGTGAAAATTTCGGAACTGCAATTAAATTGCACATATAACAATAGTGATTTGGAAGAATTTACAAACTGCCACCCAAAGCAGATTATAAGTAATCAGATTCCAATTCCAATTTGGAAAGTCCTGTATCGCTATAAAACTGCTCGTGGCAACGATAAGACGGCAACAAAGTATATGATTTTAGAAGAATTTTCGTGGGATATGATTGACAATGAATTTAAAAATTATATTACTGAGTTCAATGAAAAACACCCAGAAAGAAAACTATCAAATGTAGAAATTCTTGATAGTACATTTCTTGGAAAAGTATATATTCCACTTGAATAAATATAAAAACTCAATTGTGATCAATTCCCTGTAATCAGGGTTGTATAGTGAGATGTCATGCATTACCCATGAAACATAGCGACAATGATGGCTAAAACGTAAAATCTTACGCCATGACCTAAGACAATTGGTATCTAAGTATAAGATAAACACCTTTAACGGATGGGTAAAATCCAAAAGTTAAAGGAAGATTACAATTGAATCCAATCTATGATGGATATATTAATTTTTTAAGAGAAATGTCTGGTGAAAAATTACCAGATTTAAAAGAAGGATATTTTTGGCTTAACAGACAGATCATTAAAGGATTTGACAAGCAAGGAAATATACATAAATTTTACAAAGTTGTTGTTTCTAATGATTTAGAAGCTGTTGAAATTAAAAAACTAAAAACATATGAAAACGTACAGGATATAGATTTAATCAGTTGGAAAGAACTAATCGACTTAAATAAAGAACATTTAATTCAAATTGAATCTGAGTCATTGAATCTAATCAAAGAAAGGATGCAGAAATACGAGAACTATACTTCGATTATTCCTGTGTCAATGGGAAAAGATTCTATAGTTACATGTCATCTTGTGAGAAGTTTATATCCTGATACAAAAGCAATATTTAACAATACATCCTTAGATTGTGCAGACACATATCAAATGGTAAAAGAGTTTACGAATTGTGAAATCATGAATCCAGACAAAGGATTCTATCAATATGTAGCATCTGATCATATGATTCCAACTAGGTTTTCAAGATTTTGTTGTAGAATTTTCAAAACAGGCGTGATGACATCACAACTTGACCATGATCATCCGTATTTATTGTGGATGGGAATGAGAAATGAAGAATCAAATACAAGAAGTTCTTATGAGGATGAATGGGTTAACAAAGCCGAATGGGGCAAGACTTGTTGGCAAGGAATTCTACCTATTAGAAAATGGACAGAGCTTGATATCTGGCTGTATACAATATGGAGAAATATTCCTGTTAATCCTAAGTATAAGAAAGGATATTCCAGAGTTGGATGCCATTGTGCTTGCCCATTTTATACGAAATCTACATGGATTCTTGACAAATATTGGTATCTGAAATCGTACCAAAGATGGAGAGATATTCTCAAAGAAGATTTTATAAGCAATAAGAAATGGATTATTATGAATTGCACATTGGACGAATATTTAACGCAAGCTTGGAACGGTGGAACATTTAGGAATGAGCCAACAAAAGAAGTTATAAATGAGTTTGCTGAATATTCTGGAATTGATCAGAAAGTGGCAATTAAATATTTTAACAAAGTATGTGATTGCTGCGGTAAACGAATTAAACACAAAGAAGTTTTGAGTATGAATCTTAAATTACATGGCAGAAACATTGAGAAATTTTATTGTAAGAAATGTTTTATGAAAGAATATGGTTGGGATTTTGAAGCATGGAATTATCAGATTGATATGTTTAGACAAGCAGGATGTGAGTTATTTTGAAAGGAGATTAAATTGGAAGAACCAAATTATATAACAGTTGGACAGCTTAAAAAAGAGTTAGAAAAATATTCAGATGATACGCCAGTATTGTTCGGTTGCGATATGGAAGACGAATTTGCTGAAACAATTGAAGACGACACTATCACAATCGATTATGGAATAGGTTATCGCAATTGTAGGATTGTGAGAATTTGTTAAGGAGGATTTATGTCTAAAAAATTAACAAGAGAAGACTATGGGGTCTTTGGACGCAACCCTGTTACAGTAAGAGATCTTATCTCTAAGCTAGAAAAATTTGATAAAGACTTGATTATAATAAGTGGAATTAATACGTATAACGAAACAATTACCACTTTAAAAGAAATTGACGTTCAGGACATTGTCTTGGATAACGGAACGCTTATTTCTGGATCAGTGGTACTTATTTCATAGGAAATAATCAATTTACATAAAAGAAATATTTAATTTGCGAAAGGAGTGGTAAGCGTATGTTCACGAACGATAAACCTTTCATAGTATCGGGAAGTCTAAAAGATACATTTAACGGGACGTTGGAAAAGACATTGAGATTCATTGTTGATATTTATGGAGAAACAGCAGATGAATTACGTGGAATTAAAGAAGTAGACGGAAAGTTATACTTTGGATGGATACCGACAAAAAACAGAGATGACGATGCTTTAGATGAAGAATATATGAAACAGTGGGATATTGTATTGTCTGGAGATATTATGAAACCATCTTTCAATATGTTGATAGAGATTATCATTAATTGGTTGAATAGTGACAACGCAGTATACGAGTATGACAGATTATATTATGAAGAAGATGATCTTGATTACGCTGAAGAGTTGATCAAAGGATGGACGATTTCTTCTATTACATATGATGACAATTGCCCAAGTTTTAGCGTATTTTCTGTTACACCACGATGGGGAGAGATTGGCAAATGATTGAAATTTTAAAAGAAGGAACAAAGAAAAAGACAACCTGTAAAAATTGTGGCGCAGTTTTAAGTTATGAAATGGAAGATGTATGTAGGTGTCAAAATTCTCCATGGGATACTGGACATGGATATATTATAGATTGTCCAGATGTTGAAGCATTCGGTCACATTACATGTCCGCAGTGCAATTATAGAATCGACGTTTGATATATAAAATAAGATAGAAAGGTGGTGAAAAGCAGTGCATCCTAACCGATTTTTTGATGAATGCGCTATCAGAACAGGAATTGATACAGTTGAAATTTTTGATGAAGAATTACGATCTAAGCTACGTGATACACACCCAAAGAACTTTATCAAAACAAGAATAGAATTGCCAGTATATCAAATCAAACTAGCATATTTTACAGCAAAGGGAAACTATAAAAATGCATACAGATATGCAGTATTCAACTCAAAAGATGATAACGAGTATTCTGATTTTTGGCTCGATATGTTTGTAAGAGATTACAATAATGAGAATCCAGATCATCCAATGAAAGATTGCGAAATCTTAGATATGAAATATATCGGAGACGCTGTGCTGCCGATTGGTTAGGCTTCAACCATCTGTGCTAATTACCTTTAGAATATAAAGGTTTTCACGAAGATATGATTCAACGGATCGTTGGTTAGATTGTATCGAAAAAGTAATGTGATAGTGATGTAAAAAGACACTCACCAAGTATGGCTTTACCTCACGGAAAACGAAATAAATTTTCGTGAGGAAGTACATTTGGTTAAGAAACCTAAGAATATTGATGAATTATTGGGCACATGCCCTGTAAACAAGACAATTTGTGACAACATGATTCGGGCATGGTCAATTATAAACAGAACTGATTATAAAAAGATTTTATGCTCAATTTCTGGCGGAGCTGACAGTGATGTGATGCTAGACATTATATGGAAATGCGACATACATAACAAGGTTGATTACATGTGGTTTGATACTGGTTTAGAGTATCAAGCAACTAAAGATCATCTGAAATATCTTGAAACCAAATATGGTATTGAGATCATCCGACAGAAAGCAATTAAAGCAATTCCGTTATCGTGCAAGATTTATGGGCAACCATTCATGTCCAAATATGTAAGCGAAATGATGTATAGATTGCAAAGCCACGGATTCCAATGGGAAGACAAACCATTTGATGATTTATATCAGAAGTATCCGAAGTGCAAATCTGCTCTTATGTGGTGGTGTGATTCACACGGTACGTTAAATAATGGCAAAAGATTGAGTAGTTTTAGCATTAACTATAACAGATTTTTAAAAGAATTTATAGTCCAGAACCCACCGCAATTTAAGATTTCTGGGAAGTGTTGCAACTATGCTAAGAAAGATGTATCTCATAAAGCAATAAAAGACAATGGATACGATCTAAGTATTATAGGTGTTCGGAAAGCCGAAGGCGGAGTAAGGGCATCAAGATATAAAAGCTGTTTTGATAAAAAAGTCGGGCAGTGTGATCAATACAGACCAATCTTTTGGTATTTGGATAGCGACAAATTAGAATATTGTGCATATTTTAAGATTAGACATTCTGATTGTTATGAACGATATGGATTAAAAAGGACAGGCTGTTGCGGATGTCCGTTTGGTAAAGATTACCAAAATGAACTTGATATCGTAAAACAATTTGAGCCAAGAATGTATAACGGTATCTGTAATATTTTTAAAGATTCTTATGAATATACAAAGAAATACAGAGAATTTGTAAAGGAGAGAAAACTTGACGTTAGATAAAGAAGATATTTATGACATTGCCAAGGCAGTCGTAAAAGTAATTAAAGATAAAGATATGATGAAGTTGGAAGAAAATGATTGTACCTCAGAAAAAGTAGAGCTTCAAACATTAAATGCTGGTGATACCTTTAAGGTAGCAGGGTATGAATGGATCGTATTAAATCAGTTTAAATATGCTCAAACTTGTTTTTGCATCATGAAAGATTTTTTGGGCGATGCAAAGCCATTCGACACATATTGTAACAGATGGGAGCCTAGTCGTCTTCGTCACGATTTAAAATATATCGGATGTGAAATTGAAGATAATTGTCATCATGATGTGTTGCAGTATATGGAACGTGATTTAATGGCACTTGATGGAACAATGGCGAATGAAATAAGTAGTGATAAAGTTTCTTTACTAACTTTAGACGAATATAGGCTATACAGGGAGTATTTAGAGTACCCAACAAAATTTCCAGGTCATATTGAATGGGTATTATTAACTGCCGTATCAGAAGAAAATTGTTCAGCTATTTGTGCTGTTGATACATGTGGAGTTGTCAAACAATGTTATTGTGCGGAGTCTTTTAACATTCGTCCAGTATGTACATTTAGATCAGATGTACTAGTAGAGAGAGTGCACTCATGAATGCAAATGATAAGTTAAAGAAATGGATCAATCATAATTATTTGACAAAAGGAGATAGAAGAATGATTACAGATAAAACAAAATGGGGTGACGAAAACTATTATAGCGAAAATTTCAAAGAAATCATGTACGACAAAATTACAGAAGGAATTGATTTAACGGAAGGCGAGCTTAAAGAATTAATTTATGATTATCGGCACATACATGTGGATGAGATTTCAGGAGATGACCTGAGATGGGTTAAGCCAATGACAAGCATTATTAAAATTCGAGACAAGTATTTTGCGATTGATTGGTTTAAGGGGCTGACAGAAATGCAGGGAGATGAATTCTATGATCAGCCATACGAAGTGAAGAGAGTAGATAAAATGGTTCCTGTAACTGAATGGGTTCCAATAAAACAGGATTCATAAAATAAATGTTTTGTGTACAAAAAAGATACCACCTCAATTAAGAAGTGGTATCTCGTATACAAAATTACACCGTTCTCAAATAACTTTTGATTCATGTGCAAATTAATTATAGCACAGAAGGGAGAAATATGGAACAGGTTTTTGCATCAGACTATGAGGATGTTTATAAAGTTAAAGATGGCGTAATGTTTCACGTTAAGAAATACTGTAGAGTTTATGACGAAAACGGATGTTCTAAGCAAATTTATTTTGAAGATAAACCAAAATTAAAATGTTATGCAAGAAAAGGCGATCATAGATATTGTACTTTAAGGATTGCCAATGAAGACGTAAGAGTCAATGATGGATTTGCATTGAACCTTAAATATGAAACAGTTAACAAAGGTTCAGTTTTTGAATATTCAACAGGTGGATATCCACGAAATGGATATTTAGTTGAGCTTGCTGAAAATGAGTCATCTTATAAATACGAAATCAAGACACAGGGTAATATGTTTGTTGGAGATGCAAGCGACCTTGTTGAATTTTTAAATGAAATTATTGATCAAATAGGTATATATGATTGGAGGGTTTAAAGAATGAAGAAAGAAAAGACAGTTGAAGAATATTACTGTGACTTCTGCGGCTGCGAATGTACCGATGAACATTATGATGTTGCCTTGCCATTCGTAGAAACAAATGGGTATTTTAGTAGATTCTGCTTTAATAAACCAAATTCTATAGAAATCAAACAGTTATGTTTGTGTGGTGCATGTACTAAAAGAAATGCTCAGGTCAATACGTTCCTTTCAAATGCAGGTCATAACAAAGTTAGTATGGAGCAAACCATAGACAAGCCATATGAAGGATCATACATTAGTAGGATTGGAGCATTAAGGTATCAAACAATTTGTTTTAGCGAACATCACAAAATGACACTTGAATACAAGAAATAAAATTTGACTTTAATTATACGAAAGGAGAATCATGAGCGAAAGAAAACCAAGACTTACATTATTGTGTGGCTTATCAGCATCTGGTAAGTCACAATACATAAACACTGTTTCACAAGGCAGTGGCAATGAAGTTATCACTATATTAACAGATGGCATTAGAGAAAATATATGTGGAAGAGTAGAAGATCAGTCAAAAAATAAAGAAGTATTTCAGACATTTCATAACCTGATTGTCAAGTATCTTAAAAATGGTATTGACGTTGTAGCAGAAGCAACGAATATTACTATGAAATCCAGAAGAGCCATTCTCAATGTCATCAAAGGAATTGATTGCGAGAAAGTTTGCGTGGTTATCGTAAAGCCGATTAATGAGTGTAAGAAAGACAATATCGACAGAGAACATCCCGTTCCAGGATATGTAATTGACAAACAGGCAAGAAAATTCCAGATTCCATTCCTTGAAGAAGGATGGGATAAGATTGAATTTGTTGATCATATAACCGATATAAACAGATACATTTTTAAGATTGAAAACAAATGGGTTCCAGAAGAGTATAACGACTTTGACCAAAAGAATCCGTATCATATGGAATCTCTTGGCAAACATATGACAGATGCCTATGATTTTTCAAAAAAGATTCATAACGATTATTCAGTGTTAGTGGCTACTAAATATCACGATATGGGTAAATTATACACTCAGACATTCGATGAGAATGGTGTGGCACACTATTACGGACATGAAAATATTGGTGCATATATGATGTTGGTCTATGAGGTTGCAAATCAGCATTGTTTATTTGTGAATCATAATATAGGAGACATTGCTTTCTATATTAATTACCACATGCTACCGTTCCAATGGAAGCCAATCTCCGAATGCGACAATAAATGGATTAAAATCATGGGACATAAAAAATATGAGAATTTATGGTCTCTGCATATCGCTGATTTAGTTGCTTCAAAGAGAGAGAAAGGTTTATCTGAAGCTTTAAAAGCTAAGAGAGGTTTTGATAATGAATTTGATCTATAACCCACCTAACCCAGACGCTCAGTTAAACAATCCGTGTTATTACGATTCTGCGCAGTTTGAGTTAGAGGAAGAGTTTGAAATTCAAAATTATCCAGATGATGAAGAGGAGAATACAGATGATTAAATTACATTTATGGCAGTTTATGCTTTGCAATTTTGGAACTGTTGCCATTGGCACATTTCTTGGTGCTATGGTAGCAGGCGGATTCCTTATCCGCAAACTTGACATTGCTAGGCTTCAGGAATTGATTGATGACAATGAAGCAAAGATTGAATTTCTCGAACAGGAACGAGAAGAAATTGATGATGAGATCGATGAATTAGACGATAAGTCTGATGAAGATAATGATGACATTATTACAGGCGAGGAGGACGAAGAGTAATGGAAGAACTTTCCAAAGCGGTTATTGAGTTACAGCTCTCATATGGCTTGAGTCTGCGAACAATTCAGAAGATGGTGCGTGATGTATACAAAAATACAAATGATGCACCGCCAACAGGTATTACACCTAAGACAACTAAATCAAAATCAACTAAATAAGGAGTGAATTACTACGGCTAATTTCTTACAGCGTAAAGAATATTTTGGAAAGTATCGTGTTGTAGCAGCACATAACATGGATACTAATGATTTTCCTAGAACTGATGCAGGATTAATAGATCCTAGCTTTGATGATTTGTACATAAAATGCTCATTTGGTAATCAGATATATTACTACGGAAAAGGCAAGCATAGAGGTGAATATACCCTTGTAGCTTACATCCCCTCATTAATAAGAGGGCGTAATGTTATAAAGGCAATTCGAGAGATAGACAAAGATATTCCCTATTATATAGAAGAAACTGATAAAGAAGTGCTGTTTAGATTTGATGTGAAACATCTGGATACTGTTGCCGAGTTGCTGAAGGCACAGAAGAGTAGAATCCGTGACGATGGAACTTACAAATATATCTCACCTTTTTCACCAAAAAACTTGCCAAAAACACCTTATAAAATTCCAGATGATGAATTGAGTACCTACAAGAAATTAACTGCAAATTTGAAGCGTGAGGAGATGTATAAGGTAGGGCGGATTGCAACTAGATTCTTAAAAGAAAAGATATGCTCACGCAAGTTTACATTCCAAGACTTGAAAGCAGAACAGAAAAAGATGGGGTTGAAAGGCAAGAACTATATTCATGCCAAAGGATTATGGGACGAATATTGCCGATACACAGAAAACGAACTACGCAAGGAGAATTTATTATGAGTACAAATAATGTAATGATGACCGAAAACGATAAAAGAAACGTAGAAAACACAGACTTACAGAAGCAGATTAAAGAAGAAAAACATAAGCTTAATTTCATTAAAGATGTGGACAAGCTGCTCAAGAAATATAAATTGCCAAAAGATTATCTGTATCTGGCGGCTAAAAAATCAAGTCTTAACACAGATCGCAAGTTATACATGATTGAAGTTGAAACATTTAATGACGGTGTGTATGACGGCAATGTGACCTTAATCGTACATGGCACTGAAGATGAAGTGAAAAAACAGCAGAAGTTATTGGTTGAAAAATTAAAAGAACAGTACAAAGACGAAACAGAAATGACTTTTGAGGATTCTTACTACAACGAAGTTGGATTGCCTCTGATGCTTTGTAAACGATAGTTTACATACCATAATGACGAAATATTAAATTTTGTGAAAGTTGCACAAAGAAAATGGAAAGGAAATACATATATGGGATTATTAACAGAAAGCGGATTAATGAAAGTTGCAGAGTTTGAGAAAGTATCGTTTGACCAGTTCGTACAGGACTGGGAAAAACAGATGGTTAGATACCCAGAAGAATCAATCTATGGTAGCTTAAAATTACCTTATCGTAAAACAATTGACTCCGCAGGGCATGACTTTATTAGTCCAGCAGATATTACAATTCGTCCAGGAGATGCACGAGTTATTCCTACAGGAATCAGATGTAAGATTGAAAAGGGATGGGTGTTATTAGTATTCATTCGCAGTAGTTTGGGCATCAAAGCACAGGCTAGAATTGGTAACGGTACAGGGGTAATTGACGGTGACTACTACCACGCAGACAATGAAGGACATATCTTTATCAAGGTTGAGAATCATGGCAATGAACCGCTGAAGCTCAAGAAAGGTGATGCATTTGCACAAGGAGTTTTCCTACCTTATGGTGTAGCCGATAAAGAAACTGTGACAACTAAAAGAACTGGCGGAATTGGAAGTACAGGTAAATAAATGAATTATTTAACACAAACAAAAGGACTGATCAATGCTGTGGATATGAAAGAGTATTCACAGCAGCAGTCCAATGCACAATTAAGTAAAATATTTGATGACTTATATGACGACTTAGTAAATGATATATGGGAAACTGCACAGATGAATGGTAGAACAGAAACATACCGTAAGACACAATCAATGTCTTGCGATACTGACAAGTCACTTGATTCTTGTATTGCAGTATTAGAAGACTTCATGAATAAAGGATATGTCTGTATTGTGACACGTAAATATGTTGATTGTACGAGATATTATTATAAAATCTACATCAGTTGGTCAGGGCATCCGCCTAATGTCCACGGATATGTAACAGTTGATGATAAAGATAAAGAGAAATTAGTATTCTCTTCATATTTAAAATAGGAGGATTTATATATGATTAAGATTGAACACCCAGTATTCCCAAGTCCAGAGCAAATGGATTTTGTTATAGAAGGTATGCGCAACCCAATGAACAGTTGGGATAAAAGTGATTCTGTAGGTGATTGTACGCATATAGATGAATTAACATGCAATATTTGCAGAAGTAACATGGACTACAAACCAAATTGTGTTACTAATAAATTTGCGTTAGGCGAAAACGATGAGTCTTTAATGATGCGTTTAGCAAAAGCAGGTACAGATCATAGAAAGTATCTCCGAATGATGCAGGTAGGAGTAAGAATTACAGCTCCTTTGTATTTTTACAAAGAATTAGATACGTACAAGGTGGGTACAGTATGTAATTCATGTAGTACAATGCATAAAATCCAAGCAAAAGAATTTACACTAGATGATTTCAGTTGTGAGCATCTTGTAGAAGATAATGATATACATGAAGATATCAGTGTTCCAGACGGAGAAGAATATATTTATTATGCTCCAAAAGATATATTACAGGAATGGATTATACCAAGTCTAAACAAATGCAGAAACGTGTTCCTTGACACAAAGAATAAAGTTTGGTGGTGGCAGATGATTCAGTTACTTCCATCAAGTTACAACCAGACACGTAATTATACATTTACATACGAAAATCTAATTAACATGTACTTCGCAAGAAGAAATCATAAATTAGATGAATGGAGAATCTTCTGCCAGTGGATGTTAGACAACGTGCCATATTTCGAAGAACTTGTAGAACATATTGAAGGGCAGAATAAAGTAGATTAAATCCTTATTTGATGATTGATAAATAATATACGGAGAGAGTTTCTATTATTAGATTCTCTCTCTTATTGCAAGGAGGAATATATTATAAACAAATATATAGTACCAATATGGGAGAAAGTTACAATAACTCCAGAAGAGGCATCGGCATATAGCAGTATCGGTATTAATACAATTTATCAGATGCTAGATGATCCAGACTGTGAATTTAAATTATATGTAGGAACCAAGAAAAGACTTATTAAAAGAAAAGCTTTTGAAAAATATTTAGAAGATACTTATGCAATTGATAGGAATTAGAATCTAAATGTGATATATTGTAATTGTACTATAATTTAATTTAGATTCTTTTCCAATGAATACACAAAAGGAAGGACGTATAATCATGGGAAAAGATTTAAAAGGAAGAGAACTTGGAACATACCTGTCTCAGCGGAAGGACGGACGTTATCAAGCAAGGTTTACGAATCGTTTTGGAGAACGCATCGAAACAAAAAGTAAAAGTTTAAAAGAAGTAAAGGAATGGTTGAAAGAAGAAAGAGCAAAAGACGATCTAAAAGTAAATGCAAAACATTGCACTGACACTTTTGAAGTTTGGTATTTTCGTTGGAAAAGCATAGCATTTGTTGACTTGGCACCAAATACTCAGGAACAATATGAATGGATTTATGACAATTGCATTGCACCAAGTCTGAAAAATATTAGAGTTGTAGATATAACCGAATTTACATTAGATTCATTTTTTCAAACTTTGAAGAAAAAATATAGTGATAAAACTATTGATAATGCAAAAAATATAATTTCTCAAACCTTAGAAAAAAGTAGAGAAGCACATTGTATTCCTTATAACCCAGTAACAATGATCAAAGTTAAAAAGAAAAAGAAAGAGCTTTTCTCAGATGAAGTACTGGCATTAACTATTAAACAACAGCAAATGTTATTTAACTATTTGAATGGACATTTCTATTATAATTTATATGTTTTTCTTTTAACAACTGGGTTAAGATACGGAGAGGTTGGCGCACTTACAATAAATGATTTTGATATGAAATCTAGGACGGTGCATATTACAAAGTCCTTAAAGAAAAATAAAATTGATGGCAAATATCAATATTATATTGGCGATACAAAAACTCCTTCAAGTGTGAGAGAAATTCCACTAAATGATGTCGCATACGAGGCTTTCCAACAGCAAATCGTATTAAAACAACGTGTAGAGAAATCTATATATGCAGATCGTCATGTATCATCTGAGTTTAAAAATTTGTTATTTACCACACCATACAATACTCCAATGCCGAATCAAACACTAAATTCTGTATTAGCAAGTGCAAGGGAACAAATTAATTTTCAATTGGATGAAAAAGATTATCTTTTGCCAGTATCCGTTCATCGGTTAAGACATACTTTTGCGACAAGATGTTTTGAGGCAGGAATTCCAATGGTAGTCATTTCAAAATATCTTGGACATGCAAATGTAACGATTACCGAAAAGATTTATGTTCATTTATTACAAGATCATATTGAATCACAAAACGATAAATTAAACGCAGCATATCCAAAACAACACATAACTAAAGAGCAAATATTGTTAGACATGAATTGATAAAAAAGGAGTCAAAAAGGAGTCAAGTGCATTTCAAAGGAGTCAAAAGATGTATCGGAAACCTAGTAAAATCAAGCAATTTAAGACATTGAAAAATGATATATAATCTCCGTGGCTATAGGGATATCCTATAACTAGATGTTGACTTTTCATATTGGACAAGTAGG